GCGTACCGGCTCGCCGTTCGCCTCCGGTGATGAGTCAGTGCCTTCGATGTCGTGGGCGAAGATCGCCAGGCCCGCGGGCGTTGGAAGGTCTTGGAAGCTGAACGTGTAGTCGTCGGGCCACGTCGGTGCGGACTCGGCCAGCAGGTGGCACGTCTCTTCCTCGACCCACCACAGGTGCGCCGCTTTGAGGCTGTCGTGGACGAACCGACCATCGACGCTGTGCAGGTCACCACCGGGGCGGAAGCGACTCAGGAGCCAGTCCCGGAGGCCAGGCAGGTCCGTAGGACCGTTTACGGGGGGCAGCGTGCTCATTGCACGACTCCAATCAGGTAGGTGCCGTCGATCGTTGGCTCGACGGTGAGTGTGTCATCAGCGGGCACGCCCTCGACCACGATGATGCCGTTCATCTCGCAGCGCATGGTGAGGCCGTTCGGCCAGACGATCACGTCGTCCTGGCGCGGTGTGTAGGTGTAGGTCATGGGAACTTCAATCCCGCCGGCAGCGCCGGTCGGTACGGGTCGTCGTCGCTGAACAGGTCGAAGTCGCGGACCTCCATCGGACCTCGAGGCGTCGGGCACTTGTGTTTGGGCCATGGCTCGATATCAGGATCGGCGTAACCCTGATATGGGATGGTCCTCTTGCACGCCGAGCACGACAGGACGCCCGCTGTGCGCTTCGGACGCGGCCCATCAGGCGGCGTCGGCTTCGGCTTGTAGCTGCGCGTCATCGGCCCTCCTTGCCGTGCCACAGGACTGTGACAACCTCGCCGGTCGCATCGTCGGTGATCACGACGATGTCACCCTTCTGGCGGCACGTACGACCCCCTGGGTGGCCCTGTGAGCCGGGGTAGACGGCCTCGGGGTGGTTGAGCGCGTCGAGGATTCTGTCCTCGCTCACGCCCATCTGCTTGCGCCTCTGCTGAGCGTGATCGGTCAGTGGGAAGCGCGCCATGTGCGCCCTCACGACGGCACGCTCAGTTCGTCCGGGTCGGTGCTCTGCACGACGCCCTTGGCGATGAGTCTCTCGACCACCTTGCGCGTGATCGTGTCCACCTTCCACGGCTCCGCGTCGGGCAGCCACTCGGACAGGACGCTGTGCGTTTCGTGGAACGCCTTCTCGTATCGGTTCATGGGGTACCTCTTGGTAGGTGATGGCCGAAGGCCCGGAGCGCCTTTGGAGCACTCCGGGCCTGGGCCGTGGGATTGGTCAGGAGAAGGCGACCAGCGCCTGCTCCAAGTAGCGGGGAATCTCCATCAGGGAGGCGATGCCGTGGGCCTCGTCGCACCCGTAGCGGCGCAGGTTCTCGGCCATCCCCGGACCGGAGTCGCCCCAGCCGCTGTTGTAGCCGAGGCCGATGAAGTACCGGCCCTCGTCGCCCTTGTAGGAAGCGAGGAAGCCGTTCTGGCCGCACGCCCCGGACCACGCACCGTCGGTCATGATGATGACGATGTGGATGTCCTTCTCGTAGCGCTGCTTGTCGAGGTCGGCCACCGCCACCGTGATGTCGGTGCCACCGGCCGAGACGATCACCGGGAGGCGGTCGGCCTCTTCGGTGGCGTCGTAGAGCACCGTCGCCTGCGTGTCCCACAGGGTCACGGTGCAGGGGATGTCGAGCGCCTGGCAAGCCAGCTTCGTGGCGTAACCGGCCTGAGCCAGTTCCAGCGTCGCGCCGCCCATGGAACCGCTGTAGTCGAGCAGGACCGACACGGCGATGTTCTGGCCGGGGGCGTCCGTCTCGGTGTACTGGCGGAAGAACTCCACGTCGCCGGGGCGACGCGTCTCGTAGCGCAGCACGTTGACGATGCCACGACGCTGACCCTCGACCCAGCCCGGAGCCTTGTCGATCGTGTTCTCGCGGAACGCCTGCTCGATGTCGTCGGCCAGGTTGCGGCCCGTCGCCTCGGCGGCGATGTCCTGGCTGACGCCTGCGTTGTACGGCAGCAGGTCGCTGGTGCGGTTGTTGATCGCATCGTGGAGCGACTGCACGTCGCCGTCGAGCGTCGGGTCGCTGTCGCGAGCGGCAGCAGCCTCATCGATCGCCTCTTGGAGCGCCTCGTCGGTCAGGTCGTCGTCGTTCTTGTAGTCGAGGTCGTCGCGCACGCCAGTGTTCTTGTGCTCGCCGCTCGCGCCGCCCTGCTCGTCCTGCTCGTCGTCGGCAGGCTCGTTGGCGAAGTCCAGGCCGTCGTCGTCGCCGCCCGTCGCCGTGGCGTCAGCCTCGTCGTCGTCGTCGTCGTCGTCGTTGGAGCCGTTGGAGCCAGCCTCGGCCTCGTCGTCGTCGGCACCCTCGGTGTCGTCGTCGGAAGCCTTGCCCTTGCCCTTGCCGCCCTCGGACTCGTCGCCCTCGGCCTCGGCATCGTCGTCGGACTCGTCGCCCTCGTCGTCGCCCTCGTCGGCAGCGTCGCCGTGCGGCTGCGCCTCGTCGGACGGGGAGCCAGCGCCCTCGCCCTGCTCACCCTCGCCCTTGGAGGCGTAGATGACCGGGGGCAGGATGTCCTGGCCGTTGAGCAGCGCGAACAGGATGTCGAGGAAGTGCTGGAACCCCTCGACCGTGTCGATCGTGTCGGACTCGTCGGCCTCGTCGGCTGCCTCGTCGGCACCCTCGTCAACCATGCCGCCCTCGACCGGGATGACCAGGAAGTCGTCCAGGTTGCGCTCGGAGCGCTTGTACTGGCGCTGGTGGCCCATGGCGTTGTCATCGACGTTCGCAGCGAACGGAGCGGTCTGTTGGAGCAGCGCGGCGTACTCGACAACCGCTTCCCACATGGTCACGGCGTTGTCGGCCAGCACGTACTTCGTGGTGACGGCTTCGATCGACTTGGCGAGCGCCTCGCCGTCGAGGCCCATCAGGTTGTGCTGGTGGACGAACAGCTTGCGAGCGCCCTTGCGGATGTGCGTCGGGAGGTACCGACGCCAGACCAGCAGCGGCCAGTTGGCGGCGGCGTGGTTCACCGTAGGAACGAAGTCGAGCATGATCATCGGCGTGAGATACGCAGCCTTGCGCGGCGAGTCCGACACGACGGCCGTCTCCATCCGCTGATCTTCCAGGCAGTTCCACGCCCGGTGCAGCTTCGTGTCGGCGGGCTGGCCCGCGGCCTCGGCAAGCTGGATGAACGGGAGGGTGAACCGGCAGTGACCACCTTCGTGGTACGCCAGGCCGCGCATGGTGGCGGCGAGCACGCGGTCGTCGTCCTGCTGCACGTAGTTGATGACGATCTGTTCGAAGTCGGTCCAGGCGCTGGTCGTGGTGCTCGGCGTGGCGCTGATGCGGACGCTGACACCCTCGGAGGCGAGGACGCCTGCGAAGCGCTTGACGATCGACCGGCTGACAGCGATGTCGAGCGGCTTGGCCGACTTGACGTTGCGCTTCTGCTGGGTCCGGGCGCGCTCGGCTTCCAGAAGCTGCTGCTCGGCAAGAGCAGCCTGCTCACGGCTGAGGCGCTGACGTTCGCGGGTGAGAAGTTGACGACCGAGGTCGGTCGTGACTTTCTTCCGCGCCTTCTTCGGAGGCTTTCCCCCGACGGTGGTAGGTGGCGTGGTCATGGGGATGACTCTACTCCCCTGCTAGCAGAAACCAACACGCGGTACCGAGGTATCGGGCGAACATGCCGTCGAGGCGGCCGGCGCGAGCCTCGAGGTCCAGGTCAGAGGCTGTTTTCGCCCGCCGCCGGCATCGCAGATTCTTCGCACGTCGAGTTGCTGGCAAGGGTCTCGCGTGTGGTACCGAGATATGAGCTCGGGGAGCTCACCCCCTCTGACCAGGGGAAACTCGAGGTTTCTGCCGATATCGCGATACGCGTGTTGGTTTCTGCTAGCACCGGCCTAGAGTCGTACTCGTTCCCACCTACCACTCACCGAACGGACCGATACCCATGGCAACAGCAGCAGCACTCCTCACCGGATGGCAGTACGAAATCAAGGACGGCGACTTCGCCGGAGAGGTCGTCACCATCCTCGACAGCAAGCCCGTCGCCGACGGCGAGCCGAACCAGCGCAAGGTGCTGGTCGAGACGCCTGAGGGCACGCACTACTACATCCTCCCCCGTCAGTTGAAGGACGTTCCCGTCGGCATCGCCGGGGTCGCCACTCCCGCACCGGCTCCGGTGCTGACGGCTCCCGTCGCCACGCTGGTCGCCACCGAGCAGGTCGCCGTCGCCACCGTGGCGCAGGTCGCCCGCATCCTCGACCCGATCACCGATCCGATGGACCAGCGGCTCGACCACCTGCGTCCGAGCAAGCGGAAGTTCCGCCAGTACATCGGCCGCGAGGTCGCCCCCGGTCTGACCGACATCGACTTCCTGCTCGCCTTCACCAGCGACCCGTACCGGGCCGACAGCAACAACGCCGGTCGCCCCGCCTCGGTCCTGTTGAAGGGTGACACACAGTCGGGCAAGACCATGCTGGTCGAAGTGCTCGCCATCGTGTGGGCCGAGCGCCTCGGCCTGCCGAAGCCGATGCCGATCTTCACGATCAGCGGCTCGTCGGGCGTCACCGACTTCGACCTGTTCGGCCAGACGACGAGCTACACCGACCCGGCGACGGGCGTCGAGTCGCTCGTCTGGCTCCCCGGCATGGTCGAGTTGGCGGCGCAGGTCGGCGGCATCCTGTACCTGGACGAGGTCAACGCGCTCGACCCGCGCGTCACGTCGTCGCTGCACCCGCTGATCGACCACCGGCACCTGTTCGTCAACCGCAACAAGGCCGTGTTCAACAAGGGCCAGTTCATGGCCGAGGTCACTCAGGCGTCGCTCGACCTGTGGGTCATCGGCACGCTGAACGAGGGCTACGTCGGCATGGGCAAGCAGAACGAGGCGTTCGTCAACCGCTTTGAGCACGTCTGCTGGGGCTACAACGGCGACGTGGAGACGAAGCTGATCAAGTCGGCGGCGATCCGCCTGCTGGGCGACGCGCTCCGCACGGCCCGCGAGCGCAACAGCGTCCGCACCCCGGTCGGCACCGCCGCCCTGCAGCGCTGCGAGCGCAACGTGGCGACGTTCGGCCCGGTCGTCGGCCTCAACGTGCTGACGAGCATGTTCGGCCCGAACGAGCGGCCGATCGTGGAGTCGATCATTGAGGATCGGTCGATCATCATCCTGCTCAACGAAGAGTTGCGGCAGGCTGCGGCCGAGGCTGCCCACCGAGCCTGAGCCGCCCCGCTCCGAGCACGCCCCCCGGCAACGGGGGGCTGCTTCGCGTTCCCGGTTCGGCGTGCCATATCCGGGTATGGGGCGAAGGTGGCGCGCACGGCCTACAAGGCTCTGTGAGCCTCGCTGCGGCCGTGAGCGGCAAGCACCGCGCCCGATGCCGATCGCCGCTCACGCGGCCACACAGCCGGTCGTACGAGGGCCGTGGGCGCATGCTCGGCCCGTATGCGTTGCGGACCTCGAGGTGACGGATGTCACCGCCGGCAATCCGGGCCGCGTGTTGGTTTCAGCTAGCAGAAACCCCATCCTGATCGCATGCCTACCACCCACGAAATCACCTACCGCCTGAGCCACCCGCAACTGAGCGAGCCGCTCGAAATCGACTCGCACGTCGAGCGCACCGACCGGGCGCTCATCGCCTGGGCCACCCTGTACATCCTCCGGGAGTACGACGTGGTCGTCGAGCGCGACGGCTGGGTCGTCACGACCGTCTGATATCTCACGTATCGGCGTGTTGGTTTCTGCTAGCACGCTCGATACCCTGATCCCCGTTCCACTCCACACCTACCAATCGGAGAATCCCATGAGCACCACCGCACTCGCCCCCGCCCCGCAACGGGCATCAAACTCGTTCACGCTCGCCTTCGGCGTGCTGAACATCCCGCTCGGTGTCTACACCGGCACCGAAGAGACACGCGTCTCCCGCAACGAGTTCCTCGACGGCGACGCATCGATCCCCGTCGGCCGCTCGCCCATCCGCAAGGACACTGGCGAGGTCATCCCGTCGGACCGCGTCGTCCGCATGGCCGAGGCCAGCAACGGCGCGTGGGTCGTCCTGACCGACGACGAGATTGCCGACTGCACCTGCCCGAAGGGCGTCGGTGACATCGTCACCTTCATCCCCGTCAAGGACGTGGGCAACTACGCCGCGCAGGACGTGGCGCAGGTTCGGCCGAAGGCCGTCAAGGGCAAGGCCGACGCTGCCGGTGAGAAGGCGTTCGCGCTGCTGCTCACCGTGCTGCGGAAGAAGAAGGTCGTCGCCCTCGTCCGGGTCGCCCTGCGCGGCCCCGCCCGCTACGCCCTGCTCGCCGCCGACGGCTCGTTCACCTACGTCCGCACGGCCGATCAGGTCCGCGAGGCGCGTGACCTGAACGACGGCTTCAAGTTCAGCGCCGCCGAGTTGGCGCTGGCCGAGGCCCTGCTCGACGCGGTCGGCACCAGCACCCCGGTGCTCACCGATGACACAGCGCCCGCGGTGCGTGCGTTCGTGGACAACAAGGCCAAGGGCGTCCCCGCCCCGGCGAAGCCCGCGGTCCCCGTCATCGGTGACCTGATGGCCGACCTGCAGGCGAGCATCGATGCGGCCAAGGCTGCGAAGGGCAAGGTGGCGTGATGAGCGGCCTGCAGTACGACTACAGCACCCGCCACCTGAACGGTGGCGTGGTGCGCCTGTCCGGGCAGTTCCACGGCTGGTTCGGCACGATCACCGTGCGCCCCGGCGAGGACGGCGGCGAGCCGACGTTCACCTACAGCGGCGACGGCAAGCTGACCAAGCGCGTCGAGGCGCTCGCGCTGGCCGCGTTCACGGCGGCGCAGTCATGAGCCGCCTCGCACCCCTCGACCGGGTGGCCCGGATCGACGCGGACATCGCGTCGCTCCGGGCGCGGCTCGACGCGAAGCTCACCGAGCGCCGCGTCCTGCTCGCCACCCTCATTGCCGACGGCGAGGCGCAGCGCGCCGACGTTGCCGACGAGATTCGTGCGCTGACGCACGCCAACAACGTGGTCGCCACCGGCCGCGTGCTCACCGACGATCAGGTCCGCGAGATTCGCCGCCTGCACGCCGAGGGGCACAGCCAGTCGGCGCTCGGTCGCCGGTTTGGCCTGGCGCAGCCTTCGATCTACAAGATCGTTCGCCGCCGCTCGTACGCGGACGTGGCGTGATGACTCACTTCTACGACGAGGCCACCCCACGGCTCACCCTCTGCGGTGGGCCGTGGGAGGCCGTGATCATGAACGATCGCCCGCCGACGTGCGAGGCGTGCAAGGACATCCACGCGACGACCACCGGGTGGTCGTTCCCGCTGCCCGCGGTGGTGGCGTGATGCCTGACCTGACACCCGCCGAGCGTGAGCTACTGCGCCGCCTGCTGAGTGCGTTCACGATCCCCGGCCTGCTGTGCGCCGACGAGCAGCCGCTGCTCGCCAGCCTGATCGCGAAGCTGTCGTGAGCGCGCAGGATCGGCGCGCCGAGCGTGAGGTCGCTGACTTCTACGCCGAGACGGTGCGCCCCGCGCCAGCGGTCGATCGTGGCCCGCTGTGGCCGCGTGCCAAGCGGTACGGCGAGAACTTCCTCACCGGCTTCATCGTGGCGAAGGCGATTCGCTCGTTCTTCGACTAGCCCCTGCGCGTGGCATGCTGCAGGCAGTCGTCGTGGCTGCTTGGTAGGTGGCCCACGACGATCAGACTCAGCCCCCCTCCCCGGTCCCCATGGGTGCCCGCGGTGAGCGGGGGCTGAGCCGCGTCCGGGGTCAAGTCCGAGGCGCTGTGTGGCCCTGTGAGCCTCGCTGTGAGCGCGTGCTGTGCTGATGCGTCCGCGCCGCTAGCGCCTCGCTACGGGGCACACAGCCACGCCTCCGAGGGGGAAACGGGCACCCGCGATCCGCACACGCGTGGGCCGTTTCGATTCGTGCGGAGCGCCTCGAGGTCTGCCGGCGATCCGAGGCATCATCGTCCGATACCGGGATACGGTCGCCCATATGGACCCGGCCGAGGCTGACGACGACACGCTGCGATCGTTCTTCGTGCTCGTCGTCGGTGGCTTCGTGGTCCTGCTCGTCGCGCTCATGGTGATGATGCTGCTGAACGATGACTCACCCGCCCACGCGCCCACGATCGATGAGACGACGACCACCGCGCCAGGGTGACCACGCGTGGTACCACGACGTGATCCCGATCGTGCTCGCGTTCGTGGCGCTCGGCATCGCGATCTGGATCCTGTTCAACTTCATGTACCGCACCGACTGGTAACTCCGAGGGCCTACGCCGCCGGCAATCTCGAGGCTGTGACCAGGGCTTATGAGCTCGAGCTCAGGGAAATCCGAGCGCCGCGTTGGTTTCTGCTAGCACCCGCGGCATCCTAGTAACTGCTCGTCACCTACCACGAAAGTGAGCACCCCATGACCACTCAGACTTCCCCCGCAGGACTCGCCCGGTTCCAGAAGGCGATCCCGTCCAAGTACAGCGGCAAGCTGTGCTTCTTCTGCGGCACCGCCACCCAGGCCGGTGTTGACTTCGCCGCCCTCGACAACGGCCAGTGGCTCACAGTGTGCGCCCTGCACGCGTCGAGCACGGTCGAGCAGTCCAAGGCCCTGATCAAGCTGATCCAGGCCGAGGCGGTCACGTACGGCCTCACGGCCGACGACCTCGCTGCCGTCAACCAGCACGCCCCGGCCAACGTCGGTGACGTGCTCGCCGGGACGGCCGACGAGTATGACAACGTCGCCTGCGCGATCAAGCTGACCGACGCGCTGAGCGTCGTTCGCCGCCACCGTCCCGCCACGGCTGCCGCGGTACGTCCGAACAAGTTCGCCGCCAAGTGCGTCACCTGCGGCGGCAAGGTGGCCGAGGGCCTCGGTCGCATCGCTCAGAAGGCGTGTGGCAAGGGCTGGGACACGTTCCACCTCGACGGCCAGTGCCCCGCCCCGACGGCGGCTGCGCCGGTCGCTGCGCCCACCGTGGCCGAGGGCCGCTACGCGCTCACCGACGACGACGGCATCGTCAAGTTCTACCGCGTCGAGCACGGCGCGAAGGGCGGCAAGTGGGAGGGCTTCGTGTTCGTCTCGGCGCAGGCGTCCGACGACCTGTTCCCCATCCGCAACCGTGCGAGCCGCGAGGCCATCCTCGCCGCCATCGCCCTCGACCCGCAGGCAGCCACCGTGCTGTACGGCAAGGAGTTGGGCGTGTGCGGCCGGTGCGGCATCACCCTCACCAGCGAGTGGCGCAAGCAGGGCATCGGCCCGGTCTGCAGCACCAAGGCTTGGTGAGTCATCAACGCCCGGTACCGGGGTATGGGCCAATCTCATACCCCGGTATCGCCGGGCGTGTTGGTTTCTGCTAGCACGCCTGTATCCTGACCTCTCACCCGTTCACCTACCACTCGACGGAGAATCCCATGACCAACCTGTTTGACCCCACACTCGCAGCCGCTGCGGCCGCTGCGCCCGTTACGCCCGTCGTGGCGTTCCACGGCCTCGGTGACGATGCCTGGCTCGCCGCCAGCAAGGCGCTCGCCCCGGCTGCGCCGGTCGTCATCCCCGGCCTCGCTCGCCCCTTCCACCCCTGGCAGGCGAGCGCCTACCTGTACGCCCAGGCGTCGATCGCCCGCTGGGGCGGCTGCCTCGTCGGTGACGACATGGGCCTCGGCAAGACGGCCGTGCTGCTCGCGCTCGCCGCCGAGCGCATCGCGGCCACCGGTCGCCCCGCCATCATCGTCGCCCCTCCGGTGGCCGAGGGTGGCTACATCACCGAGTTGGCGGCGTGCTTCCCCAACCTGCGCCTGTGCATCGTCAAGGGCCACAAGCGTCTCCCGCTGCCCGACGCCGACGTGTTCTTCATCAGCGACGACAGCCGCACGATGAGCACCTGGCTGACCGACGAGGTCGTCGGTGCCAACGGCAAGAAGCACCACGTCGCCAGCGCCTGGGTGCAGACCGCGTCGCTGATCGCTCGCGACGAGATTCACCGCGACAAGGGCAACGGCGACAAGCCGACCGGCCGCAGCAAGGTCATGCTCGCCGTCGGCGCATGGTGCCGCTCGGTCGGCACGCCGATCGTCGGTGCCACCGGCACCCTGCTCACCAACCGCCCGATCGAGGCGTTCATCCCGCTGCAGATCGTCGGCGGCGAGGCGCTCGTCAAGGCCGTCACGCCTGGCGCGTCGAGCCTGGCGAGCTACAAGTGGCGCTACTGCGCCCCGGTCCAGGGCCGTGCCAAGGGCGGGCGCACGTTCACGAAGTTCACCGGCATCGACACGGCCACCGCGCTGGTGCTGCACGACTGCCTGCGCCGCACGGCCTACGTGCGCCGCGAGAAGGCCGACCTGGGCGAGGGCGTGCTGCCCCACAGCGGCTGGACGATCGTCCCGGCCACGCTGCCCGACAGCATCATGCGCCGGTACCAGCGGGTCGAGAAGGACTTCTACAACCTGTGCGCCGAAGAGCGCGGCGCGGTGTGGGCCGACAAGGTCAGCCGCGCGCAGGCCGTCGTCCAGATGGGCATGCTCCGCGAAGAGGCGGGCGTCGCCAAGGCCGAGTACGCCGCCGACTACATCGCTGACCTCGTCGCTGAGGGCAAGCAGGTCATCGCGTTCTACGACCACAAGTCGGTGTGGACGAAGCTGAGCCTGGCCCTGCTCGGCCGTGGCATCAGCATCGTGTCGATCAACGGCTCGGTGACCGGCGACGATCGCACCGACGCCATCGCAGAGTTCCAGGCCGGTGACGCGCAGGTGTGCCTCGCGCAGGTCAAGGCGGCGGGCATGGCCGTCACGCTCACCGCAGCCTCGGACGCGGTGTACGTGCAGGTGCCGTGGTCGGCGGGCGACCTTGCTCAGACGGCCGGTCGCAACCTGCGCGTCGATGACATCACCAAGGCCCGCGCCGCTGCCGGTGAGCGCGTGACGTGGCACGTCCTGCAGGCCCACTACAGCGACGGCGACGCGACGTTCGACGCGGCTGGCTGGGTCGTCCTAGAGCGCAAGGCTGCCGTGTGCGACGCGGTGAACGCCGGTCGCCCGGTGACGATGAGCGAAGAGTCGGTGCAGTACGAGGCACTGATGGAGTGGGTGCCCAGCAAGCGCCACCACGTCGGCGGGTGGTGAGGCTCCGGGGCGTGTGGTAGCGCCCCGTCGAGACTCACCTTCCGCAGTGATGAGGCCCGCCCTTCGGGGCGGGCTTCTTCGCGTCTCGGCCCAGGCGCTGTGTGGCGTTCTAAGCGCCTCGCAGTTGCTAGCAACGCAAGTGCTGCCCGTATGCCGATACGGGCCTCTACGGCTCTTCTACGGGCCAATGCGGGGGCCACAGGTTCGCTCCCACTACCGCCTGCAGCAGGGTGGCCGGGAGGGCGTTGCCGATCTGCCTCACCTGGCTCGTCTTCGTGCCAACGAACGGGTAGCCGTCGGGGAAGTCCTGCAGCCGCGCTAGCTCGGCCACGCTCAGCCGGTACGCGTCCGGGCCGCGCCGTGGGTGGCCGTCGTAGTCGGCGTTCGCTCGGTGTCCAGGCGGGTGCACGCGTGTGTCGTTCTGCACCGTGGTCGCTGGTCGGTCGAGCACCCAGTGCCCGCCCGACTTGCCAGTGAGACTCGGTGCCGGTCGTAGCAGCGAGCGCTTCTGCGCGGTGCGCCGATCCTGTCCCGGCTTCCAATCGTTGCCCGTGTTCAGCACCCACCGACCGGCGACTAGCTCGGCCTCGAGGACCGCCCGAGCACGGCTACCGCCGACGCCCTGGGCATCAGGGCCACCGGTCGTCCGCGCCGAGGCGATCGTCAGCATCGGCTTCGTGGTCATCCCCCAACCGAGCGCCTCGGCCATGCTCACCCACGGCAGCAGTACGGGCGGCAGCACGTCGGGGTCGCCTGGCTTCCACGTCCGCGCGTTGCCGGCGTTCTGCTTGGCGTGCGTCGGTGCGGGCCATCGCACACTGCCACCGATGCGCCCCACGATGATGAGCCGCTTGCGCGTCTGCGGCACCCCGTAGTTGGCCGTGTTGAGCACCCGCCACTCCACGATGTAGCGCAGCGCTCGCAGCGACTCCACGAACCAGTCGAGGTACGGCCGGTGCTTGGCGTACGTCAGCCCCTCCACGTTCTCCACGGTCACCAGCCACGGCTCCAACGCCTCCACCGCTCGCAGCATGTGCGGCATGCCATCGCGTGGGTCAGCAGCACCACGGCCCGATCCGCTCGCGCTCCACGGCTGGCAAGGCGGCGACCCATGCAGCACCCCAACCTCACCACGCCACCCCTCGTCCCATGCGTACGTGCTCAGGTCGCACTGCACGGCGCGGTGACCGGCTCGGCGCAGAGTCTGAACACAGTCCCCCACGATCTCGTACGACCACGGCCTGAGTCCAAGCCTCTCCAGCCCAAGGGCTGCACCACCTGCGCCTCCGAAGAGGTCCACCGTCAACATCCCACGACCGTACTCGTTCGGCCCATGGTCAGCCCATGCTCGGCCCATGGCGTTAGCGCCGTGTCCCATGCGTACTGAGTGCTCATCACCCCATATGCCGATACCAACGGCGCGCCCTATTGCGGCCGGTGAGAGCCACCCATGCCCATATCAGTCACCGAGCTCATGAGTGAATGCAGACAATGACTCATCGATAACGCTCCGAGTTGATAGCTCGTAGCTACTAGCGAACGCCTCGAGCACCTGTATCCCTCGGCACGTAGACGGCAATAGCCGTCTATCGTTGGCAACTGGTCGTGCTTATGCACGGCAATAGCCGTGCATATGCCCTGGTCGAGCTCAACTATGAGCACGACTTGCTAGCAACAATAGCCGCCTATAGGCGGCTATGGCATGCCCGCATTAGTAACTAATAGGCCGGCGATAGCCGCCTATTAAGTTACGGACCGGCCTCCGGCCGGCCGAGGGAACGGCGGTGGGTGTTGGACCGTGGGAGTTTCGGCCGTAGTGCAGAACGCTCTGACCAGGCATTATCTGCTCGAGGTGTCGCCATCGTGCCTGGTGAACACCGGTTATCGCTGCAAACTGTCATAGTCTCTAAGGGCTTGACGATGCCGGGGGTATACGTACTAATGTACGTATATGGCACAACGCACCGTTTACCTACCGGCTGAGCTCGATGACCTCGTTGAGGCGTACGGGCTGAGCCTCAGCCCACTACTCCAGGCAGCGATCCGGCAAGAGTTGGGACGCCAGGGCGTCCAACCGGACAGCATGATGCGGGGGCCACAGCGCTACCGCAAGGATCAGGGCGTCTCCGACAACTGGCCGAACCGACGATGAGCGACGAGTCGAAGGCGTTGATCTTCGCAGCCGTCACCGGCTTGCTGTGCGTGTTGGTGGTTGCGCTCGTTGGGTAGCGATTAGCAACTCCGCATCCCTATAGGGCCGTAGTGCGGGTTGGGTAGTGCGGTATCGCTAAGGGATCCAGCGGGCTGCGGCGGCTCCGAGGGCGATCGTCAGCACCAGGCCGATGATCAGGACGTAGAGGTCGTGGCGCTCTTCGGGCCTCACGGGAGTCGGACGGCGCGGAGGGAGGCGGTTGCGGTGCCGGGGGGTGGTGCGCCGGCCGGTTCGCAGATGACGAGGAGGTTGTCGTCTCCCGGCAAGGAGGTCTGCAGGACGAGAGGGCCGAGGTAACGCGGGGTCCAGGCATCGTTGACGATGGCGGTGCGGACGACGACGTAGTTGACACCGCCGTAGGTCAGTTGGTCACCGACGCGGGCATTGACGAGGTTGGCGAAACTCGAGCCGTGGCTGGAGCGATGGGCGGCGAGCCAGATGCCGGGGAGATCGACGGGGGTGATGACATCGACAACGAAGCCTTGGTCGATCTGCTCCTGGCCTCCGGGGGTGACATCGCGGTAGAGGCCGAGGGCGGGGTAGTCGAGGTCGCAACCGGCCAGGAGCAGGGCCGCAACGGCGAGCAGCAGGGGGCGTCTCATCGCGCCAGAGAGTAGTAGCGAGTCCCATACGGACCTATGAAGCAGTGATAAGCGGGTATCCGCGTATCCGTGCGTGGAGGCCATGGATGGCTCCTCTGAGCAGGCGTTGCGCTCGACGTGACACATCATGTAGGGTGCGCTCTCGGAGTCCACTACAACGAGTAGGAGCAAGCATGCCAGCCATCAAGATGAACGGGGTGACCGTCAAGGACGCCACCCGCAACCTGTCCACGGAGATCACGGCGGCCGACGTGAGCAGGGCGATCCCCACGGATCCGGCGCACTGCGCCATTGCTGAGTCGATGCGGCGCAGCAAGGGCGTCGCCACGGTGTCGGTCGGAGCGTCGAAGGTGTACGTCACCTTCTCCAACGATCCCGACACGGTGGTGCGTTACGACCTGAGCAAGAACGACCGTGCGCTGATCAAGGAGTTCGACGTGCAGGGGGCGTTCCCGTGCGGGTACAAGGTGAAGTTGACGCCGCCACCGGCCTCGCGCAAGCTGGGAGCGCGTGCGGGCGTGAAGCCGGGTTCGAACAAGCGCTCGGGGAAGGGCAAGACGGCTCTTCATCGGGCGACGCGGACAGCGCCGACGCGCCACGTCGCCACACCGGCCTGACCGTCCTCAGGCGAGAGGCCCCCGCTACGGCGGGGGCTTCTTCGCGTCACCACCCCAACGCGGGTAGTTGAGGCGGCATGTAGGCGGGGGAGCCGTGTTGGAGGTGCGGCTGATATGGCGATATGGGCAGAAGGGGGATCCCACGCCGGCGGATCCCTCGAGCGCCGGCAAATGCTGCTCGGATCGCTTAGGGATTTCGCTAGCTTCTGAGTCATGACGCAAGACGCCCGACCAACTGTCCACACAGACGCCCTCGACACCCTCGGCTCGATCATCGGCCCGGAGGAGAAGCGGGACGCAATCCACCTCGCCGTGTACCCGATCGAGGCTGGTGAGCTCCTGCAGCCCGGTCAGCACGTCCAGTTGGACCCTGATGACGGTCTGGCCTACCGCGGCGCTGTCGGGGTCAACAGCGTGGGCATCGTGGATCCGTTCCTGCGGCAGCCGGTGCAGCCCGACGCGCGCTTCTGGCTGATCGTCTACCCCCGCGAGATCACCAGCCTGCGCCATGTGTGGGAGCACCCGGCCTTCCCGCCCTCGGGAGAGACGACCGACCTCCTGATCGGCCCCAACGTGCGGGCCAGCGAGGATTGGCTGCGGAACTTCGCCCGCGACATGGACATCGAGTTCGAACAGTTGGTTCGCGACTGTGTCAGCCAGGGCAACGATGGCGACGAGTACGTCGTCATCCACGGCGAGGACGCCAGCGGCTCGATCCCCGACCTGATGTGGGACCACATGGAGATCTACGCAGGGGCCTCGTTTCCACGCGGACGGAGGCCGTCCTACTTCTCCTGCTCCTGCTAGCTTCTATCACATGACAACTGAGAAGCTGGATCCCGAGCGCGCGGTGCGCCTGTTGCGTGCCAAAGCGTCCGAACTGGAGATGGAAGTCCTGGACGAGGACATCTCCCACGGTGACATCGGTCAGCAGGGGCAGCTACGAGCCGACATCGCGCTCATCGCTGGCCTGCTGGCTGACTTCATGGAGCGCATCGACCCCACGGTGACGCTGTACGTGGCCCACAGCGAGAACCTGATCGAGCGCGTCGCTGTCCTGGAAGGCATCGAGTGACTGAGCACGTTCGCGCTTCCTGGGACGAGACGCTGCTGGCGATGGCGCGGCTGTTGGCTGACTCACGGTCCGACTGCCGTCGTGCGAGGCACGCTGCGATCATCTTCGATGAGGAGACGAAGGACATCGTCTCCCTCGGCTACAACGGGTTGGCGTCCAACGCCGGGTCGTGCCTGGCCGGTGACTGCTCGCGCGGCCTGCTCTCCAAGGAGGAGGTGCCGTCGCTGGCTCCCTACAGCCATGGTCCGGGCCGCTGTGACGCTGTCCACGCCGAGGCCAACGCGATCATGCGAGCGGGCCGTGAGACGCGTGGCAAGACGATCTACGTGACCGGGGAGCCGTGCCACGGTTGCTCGGTGCTGATCCAGGGCGCAGGGATCACGCGGGTGGTGTACCGATGAACCACAACGAGGTAGTGCTGATTGGCGTGTTCGACCCCGAGGGCAAGCAGGAGGCGTGGGTCTACTCCGTGGACGCTCCTATCAACTTGTGGGTCGGAGCGCTCTGCGATGACGGCAGCCGGATGGGGGCTGACTTCATGGCCCACGTCCTCAACGAGCTACTTGAGGCTGACGCCTTCTACGAGGGTGACACCGTCGAGATCAAGAATCAGTCCGGTGTGTCTCTTACGGCTACAGTCGGCCCCGAAGTGCCAGCGCGGAGTGTGGAAGCGTTCCAGGCTCTCACTGACACAGTTCGCAAGGTGACGGTCCACGTAGGGGAGTAGCACATGATCAGGCGACTGGGGCTACTGGGCCTCCTGGTGTTAGCGGCATGTGGAGTGCCTGCAGTGATGGCCGAAGAGTCGCCGCAGCCGCCCGATGAAGCCCCGGTCGAGCAAGTCGTGCAGGTCGAGACGCAGAACTACACGACGACCACTGCCACGACGGAGCCGCGGGAGGTGACGACCACCACCCACAAGCCGTACGAGACGACGACGACGTACAAGCACGACACGACCACGACGGAGAAGCCGCCGCACACCTACCCGACGACGACCACGACCGTTGCTCCGACGACGACGTTGCCAGCGACCACGACGACCCACAAGCCGTACCCGACCACGACGACCACGATGAAGCCGACGACGACGACCTCGAGTTCCACAACCTCGACCAGTACGTCATCCACAACTTCCACAACGTCATCCACAAGCACGACGAGCACGACCCAGCCTCCGAAGCCGAGCCTGTTCGCGGTCAACGTGTTCGCCTTCTGCGGTCCCGACTTCCTGCCCGAGATCTCGATCACCTTCGGTGATCGGCCTGACCTCAACGGTCAGGTCGGAGTGCTGTCGTTCAGCACGGGCGGGTCGGTGTTCCTGACCTTCCAGTCGAACCAGACGGTGACGATCGCCTACCCCAACACGACGCAGAACGTGAACCTGATCTACTCGCTCGGCCCGGAGACAGCAACGGCCTCCGTGACCTTCCCACCGAACTGCCCACCTACCACTACGACCACGGCGGTGACGACATCAACGACGACGACGACCACGCTCCCGCCGACGACCACGACGCTCCCGCCGACGACGACGACGGTGCCACCCACGTCTACGACTGGGCCGACGACGACGACCTCGCCATCCACAACGACCACCACCACCATCCCTGGGACCACCACGACTGGGCCTACGATCCCTGGGACCACTACCACGACGGTGCCAGCCCCACCGTTCACGTTCGGAGCCGCGGCGACAGTCTGCGTGGCTGAGGTTCCGACGATCAGGATCGTCTTCCAGAACACGTTCCCCGAGTTGGCCGGTCGCACTGGGACGCTGACGATGTCGGACATCAACGGCAACGTCGTCTCGACCCAACCGCTGGTCTACGCCCCCGGCACGACCGTGGACTTGCTGTACCCAGGTACCACCGTGAACAGCGATGGAACCATCGCTGACGTGCCTGGCTGGATCCTCACCAGCGATGGTTTCTGGATCCGCGACCCCAGCGACGAGTTCCTCCGCGCCGGCATCAACCTGACCTACACGGTCAACCCGACGGCTACGGCCTTCGTCACCTACCCACCGGAGAGCGCAACTTGCGCTAATCCGAACGGGCCGTTCCCGCCAGGGGTCACGCCCCCGCCCGAGGGACTGCCACCCACCGGAAGCAACAGCGGCACCTACCTCGCTATTGCTGCCCTCGCCCTCGGCTCGGGCCTCGCCCTCTTCTCGGTAGGGAGGAAGCGCCGGCGGGCATGACCGTTGATCCGTCCTGGGTTGAGATCCCCAAGGCGACGATGGATGAGCTACGGGAGCGCGGCGACCGCGCCGCGCTCCACCGCAGCCCCCACCTGAGTCCCCAGCAGTTCGGTGGTGCCCTCGGCCAACCCGAGGGCTTCCCGGTCCACTTCGTGGACGGCAAGTACTACATCGAGATGAAGCCTCATCGGTCGCGCGAGATCCAGGAGGCACTGCGGATCTTTGAGCTCCTCGAGGTGGGCACGCTCAAGTACGACCAGGCCGCGCACCGTATCGGGGTATGGGAAGGGAGAGATTGGGCGTGGTTCCCTGTGCTCGCCTTCGATCAGCTTGATCTCGCTTTCCCAGCAGGCCCGCTGACCCCGGCGAACCTCCAGAGGCTCAAGGACTGGATGGCCGAGCACGAAGAGGAGGAGGAGCGGCTCGCTCTGCGACGCGCGCTGGAAGAGGCTCAGGCTGAGGAGGATTCCTGATGGAATCAGCTAGCATAGTTGCTAGCAGTAACCACCTACCCCAGGAGTACCCCAGTGAGTCACTACACCGTCACCGTCGTGCTGGCCGAGACGCCCCGCACCCACCCAGGTGGGAACCTCGACATGGCTCATATCGAAGAGATGGTCAGCGCGGCCCTTGAGCCGTTCGATGAGAACATCGAGGTCGAGCCGTACAAGAGCTACACAGACCCGGTCCCCGAGAACTGGCGCTCCATGCCGACGCGCGAGCTTGGCTGGCCCTACTCCTCTCTCCGTGAGGAGGATCCCGAGGTTGACCTCGGTGACCCCGCGGCCGTAGCTGCCCTCGCCAACGCCAAGTGGGGCGACGACGAGAAGTACTTCGTTGACGAGAAGGGCCTCTATCAGATGAGCAACTACAACCCGCAGAGCAAGTGGGACTGGTGGGTCATCGGTGGCCGCTGGGACGGCTTCTACACCAAGACCGACGGCTTCAAGGCCAACGTGGCTCGCAAGGGCGACATCGTCACCGAGGACGAGCGCGTGCAGACCTACGCCGTGCTCGCTGAGGGCGTCTGGAAGGCTCCCGGCCGCATGGGCTGGTTCGGCATGAGCACCGAGGGCGAGACCGAGCAGGACGCCTTCTCCAAGTGGTTCGATCAGTTCTGGACCGGCCTGAACGACGATGCATTCGTCGCTGTCGTGGACGTGCATATCTGATGGGCGGGCTGATCGAGCGCCTGCGTCGCGCGGCCACCGCGTGCGAAGAGTGGCCCCTCACGGAGCCGCCGCCGCTGACCGCCTGGGCGACGTTGATGGCCGAGGCGGCTGACGCCCTGGAGACCGAGGAAGACATCGACTTCTGGATCGGAGACAAGGAGGAGTCCGATGGCTGAGCGACTGATGATCGTGTGCGACAACCCGAAGTGCAAGAGCGTCGGGGAGCCTGAGTTCGTGCCTGGCCGCGAGGGGCCGAAGAAGCGCGGCCAGAAGGTCATGGGGCCGTACGGCTGGCACCAGGGCGAGGGCTGGCTCATCGGCTGTGGCCCCGCCTACGCCTACAACGCGTGCTCGACCGAGTGCGTCGGGCCGGCGGTCACGGAGATCCTGCGCCAGGTGCGCCAGGCCGAAGAGGACCGGTACCGCTGATGGAGGTCCGCTCACAGCCCTGTAGTGCCTGCCCGTACCGCTGTGACGTTCCCAGCGGCCTGTGGGCGCACCATGAGTACGAGAAGCTGCGCGAGTACGACAACATCACGCCCGAGCAGCCCTTCGCGTACTTCGCCTGCCACGCGACCCCGGAGCACTTCTGTCACGGCTGGGCCGTCGTGCATACCTCCCGCGGCAACGAGTTCGACCTCATCTCGCTACGCGTCGTGGGGTATCCCGATATCCCCGAGGCGACCGTACCGTTGTTCGCTTCCGGCAACGAGGCAGCAGACCATGGGCAAGAGGAGATCGAGGAACCGAGCGCTGCGGCGCTTGAGACTGTGGACCGACTCCTCCGCAAGTACCCAAGGCTCCAGACATGACAGCGTGCGGGTACGAGTGGGCCGATGGCTGGTCCCCCGAGCACGTCTGCCACAAGCTGGAAGGCCACGACGGCGACCACCGCTGCCAGTGCGACGCCTTCCAGAGCCAGTGGATGGCGACGAACGCTCCTGACGGCGACTTTGAGAGCGCTGAGGAAGCTCGCCTGCGTCTGCGCCGCGAACTCGAGGCGCTGCAGAATGAGAGCCATGGCTGACATCAGGGGCTACGTCCGGGATGCTGGGGGCGGCGTCATCACCATCGTCATCGACCGGGACACCGAGTCGTACCCTCCGCTCGGAGCGCGCGTCGTCATGTCGGTGAGCGCTGTGGCGTTCCCGGAGAACGCGAACTACGGCTGCGTCAACTGCGGATCGATCAACCACACGACCGGCGACAAGAACTGGTGCCCCGTCGAGCGAGAGTGACATAGTGGTTGCTAGCAACTAGCATAGTTGCATGACCAAACCCAAGGCTGACACCCCCAAAGAACCGAGTGCGATGTCGATCGCCATGGTTCAGTCCCGAGCAGTGCGTCTGTACCTGGAGTCGATCCAGGCAGTCCCCGTCCCGCGCCGCGGTCCCCGCCGCAGGACCGCCGAAGACCTCCAGCAGGCCCTCGTTGAGGCCACGGATCCGATCGAGCGTCTCAAGCTCCGTCCGTTGCTTCGCGAGGCCCAGGCGGAAGAGTCGAGCGACAACTCGTCCCTCGTCCGCGCGTTCATCGAGCACTGCGCCTCCTACAGCGAGCGCCACGGCCTGATCTACGCCGACTGGCGTGAAGAGGGTGTGCCGGCGTCCGTGCTCAAGGAAGCCGGGGTGAAGCGATGATCCGCTGGCACATCGACATCGAGATCGGCCAGGCCGACGAGCGCCTGGCTGGGCTGTGCGACGCGCTCACGATGATGCGCGACCACCTCGTTGACAACGAGATCGGGCACACCTGGACCGAGGAGCGCGACCACGTCACCCCCGGTCAGCGCAACCCCTTCGGTTCATAACGAAAGGAAACTTGGACCTCGAGGCGAGGGCCTCGACAGCTTGTGGGCATACCGCCCTACGGGCTGTCGAGGCCCTCTTCCGCGAAACCCGTTATCTGGGCCGTTAACGCATCGCCCCTGGTCACAGGCCCCCCAGAGAGCTCGAGCGCTAGTCACGCACTTCTGCTGGTATCCCGATACGGGTCAGACAGCCTGATCAGCCTCGGTGGGGTCATCGAACGTGAGCGCCACGTCCTTGCCCAGCCTCTCCTCAAACCAGGCTGTCGCCTTCTCATTGAGGCTGCTGATCTCAAGCTGTCCCGAGGGCGTGTACTTGGACCAGGCGGCGTAGTCGCCCTTGGTGGTCGCGTTCAGCTTGACGACGCCGATGCCGCTGGCGTTCTTGCCGACGTGGTTGACGTAGAACATTGCTCTGACCATGGAAGCTCCATTCGGATAGGTGAGTCATCGAATGGCTGCGGGCTTCCACGGGAACGGCCGACCACGGGAGAGACTACCGCGTGGCTGCCCAGGGCGAGGTGCCTGCAGCGTCGTACAACTGCTTGGCGGCGCACGCCTGCTTCTGCTTCTCCAGCGGGTTGTCGCTGTTCACGTCGCGGTACGAGTGGACATCGCAGTTGCGCGCGTAGACCTCGCCGCCCAGGTGCATCTGGTGAAGCTGCCAGTAGCCCCAGCAGCACGACGTGTGGACGCCGTCCTCGTTCCTGCAGTTTGACTCACGCCAGCCGATGCCGTCGAAGCGCGCCGGCAGGCCGAACTGCTGCCGGTAGAACGACATCTCGTCGCAGTTGCTCAGGCCCTCGGGAGCGAACGGCAGGCCCCATATCCCGGAGGGCGGCGGCGGCAGCGTCGGAGCGACCTGGATCGGTGGAGAAAGGCGCACAGCAGGCACGAACGGTTCAGCGATGGGTGCCACTGCGGGGTCGTTGATCGCTTCGACCACTACCGTTGAGCTCGGCGGCGCGGGAGGCGGCTCCACCACCACCTGGGCGGGTGCAGCGAGCGCCGCTGGGGCCGAGGTGTCGATCTGGATGCCACCACCTCCGCAGAGGCACAGTGAAGCAATGAGCAGTAGTCGAGGTATCACGCTTATCTCCTTGGTAGGTAAGGGAGGGTCGCACCACCCTAGCGTCACACAACCGTAACGTTGTCAACCGCTAGCTTGCTGGAATCAGCTATCATGGAGGAGATATGGGCAACTTCGTAGACAACGACCACGCACTGGTGACCGGTTTCGTCGTCGGCACGCTGATGAGGGCTGGGATATCGGCCTACCCGGTGGTGGACAACAACGGTGACTACATCCCCGTCATCCGCATGCGGTTGGACGTGGGTGACACCCAGCCCAGGGACGTGATCCTCGAGGTGCGGGCTGCACCGAAGCCGGAATGAGCGCGGAGGCGATCGCCAAGGTCGTGCGTGACCTCAGGATGGGGAACGTCTACGACCCGCGTGACGACGCTCCCGGTGACACCCTGAACAAGGACACAGCCCTTCTGACGAAGTGGGCCACCGTGGTGGACTCCACGGCCATTTGGGACCGCTGGATGAGCAGCGAGCAGGGCGGGCAGATCTACGAGGACCACCGCATCTGCCCGCCGTGGCAGAACGCCCTCATCTGCTACGTCAACGGTTTCGAGAACGTCACCGTGATGAGCGCGCGCACGATCGACCTCACCAGCAAGGAGGAGAACGACCGGATCGACCCGAAGGTCATCGAGTACTGGGACTCGCTGGCTGACACCCACGTCATCGAGTGGGACCGCGTGCGCTGGGTGATGCACGTCGTCGTGTACATGGGCGGGCGCGGTGGCGGCGAGTACGTGCGGACCCAGGGGCCGCTGCACCTGTGGCGTGTCGCCATCTACCCCGACGGTGAGATAGCGGACCTCAACTGGATCCAGGTGCGCCCGGACCTCGACGCGACGCTGTGGGACACGGCGATGATGGTCATGCTCGACACCTTCAACATGTGCAACTGCGTCAACGTCCAGGTGGCCGAGCCGACCCGGAGCAGACCCGTCGCACGGCGATTGTCGCGCACGGGTGTGACAGTGAACGAGATCCACATCAAGCCCGTATCACGCTCGTATCGGGGTATGGGCGTTCCGCTCTCTCAGGTGCCCTCGAGTCCTCTGAGCTCAGTCCGGGGGCACTTCTCCGAGTACGGACCGAAGTACGGCAAAGGACTCCTGTTCGGCAAGATCGAGGGCCGCTTCTGGATTCCACAGCACCTTCGCGGCGATGATTCGTTCGGTGTCGTGGAGCAGGAGTACGTGACCAAGCCGTGAGCGAAGAGAGCGACGACCTCATGAGGCACGTCCAGGCGTTCGTCCACGGCCGCGTGCCACCCAACCTGGAGCAGGTGGTCACCGAGCTTGTCGCGCGCTCCGTCGTGCTCGTCATGACCGAGCCGAAGTTCTACAACCACCTGATCTTCGTGCAGCGGCTACAGGCTGAGAACTGGCAGCTTCGTCAGGCCCTGATCGCGTACCAGCGCGCCGAACAGGTCCGCGCTCAGAGGGCGCGGACCCGCAAGGCGTCGGGGCCGGTGAAGAAGGCAGCGCCGCGGAAGGCAGCAGCGCCGCGCAAGACGGCCGCTCCGAAGAAGGCAGCACCGGTCAGGAAGACCGCGCCGAAGAAGGCTGCGACATCGAATGTTCGTGCGTTCAAACGTGGTGCCTCCGGTCGGTAGGGCCGGGAGAAGCCTGCCTCGTCCGTGGATGACAGCGAGGCACCCGGTTCTCCCGGCCAGGATGATCGTGACACAGCCGCTAGCTCAGAGCTAGCGGGTTTCCTGCTACAATCTCGGCATGCCGAGAAAGAAGAAGGAACGGGGCTACGTCGGTCGCCTCACAGGTCGCGAGTACCCCAGCGCCCGAGGGCTGGGTGAGTACCAGTGGGAGCCGAACCCCGGCTCCTGGCAGGACACCACGCTGACCGAGATCAAGAAGATCCTCACGACCAACGCCGCCTATCTCCCGCTGCGACCGCGCGCCATCCTCTACCGCTTGATGGGCCAGCGGCTGGCGACGAAGGCTGACGACAGCCGTCTCACCGACCTCATCACCTCGGCTCGTCGCAGCGGCTACATCGACTGGGACGACATCGATGACGGCCGCAGCGTCGTCATCGACATCGGCGGCTACGACGACCCGGCCGACTACTGGCGCTCCACGGTGAGCGACATCGAGCACGCCTACCGTCGTGCGCTGCGCCAGAACCAGGACTGGTTCATCGAACTGTGGGTGGAGTCAGCGGGCTACCTTCCCGTCCTGGAGCGCGTGGCCGGTGAGTTCGGGGCGGTCCTCATCACTGGCTCGGGCTTCAACCCGGTCAAGCGCATCCGCCAGTCGGCCATCGACGCCAGGGAGCGCTTCGTCACCACCCATCAGCGCACGATCCTCATCTTCCTCGGTGACTGCGACCCCTCGGGCATGACGCGCATCGATCGCAGCGACTCCGACATCCGCCAGTTCTTCATCGACGCCATGGGCGGCAACGAGGCGACCAGGGATCTGGATGGCGAGGACTACCCGGTGTCAGCCATCGTGGACTACGTGCTCCAGAGCGAGTGGCTGGGCCTCACGGCAGACCAGGCGGTGGACCTCGGCCTGCTGGACGAGAACGGCAACCCTGCTGTCGCCGGCAAGGCGGGAAAGTTCGAACTGGAGGCCGTTCCCCCGGCCACCGTGGTCGGCTGGGTCCGCGACGCTTTCGAGCGCTACACCGACATGGCGGTCTTGGAGACGACCAAGGAGACGGCTGAGGTCGAGCGCACTCGCATGAGCGCTGCCGTCAAGCGGATGATCAAGCGCTGGAAATGACACATCAGTTCGTCTGAGCGGCGTACCGCTTCTGGATGGCGATCAGCCGGTCCTGCAGTTCCTCCGGGCTGAGATCGTCAAGCTCGTCCTGGAGGGTCTGCGCCTCCCGAGCCATCTCCCTCATCGCCCTCCCGTAGGCGATCGCCACCTCGGGAGTCATCGGCACAGCCACCTGATGGCGCTCCGTCCCAATGACGACGAGCACCACGGCATCGCCGTCGGGATCGACTGTGATTCCGAGGGCTGCTGAGACTCCCTGCTCCAGGTCCATCCGGCTAGCGTACGCACATGGCCGCTGCGAAGCCGAAGGTCGCCCGAGTCCCAGGCCAGCAGGCTGGGCAGCGCAAGAAGGTCCACGCCGGCGCTTACTCGTTGGACGAAGCCTTCAACGAAGCTGCTCACGACCTCGGTCCCTGGGTCGAGACGCCGAAGTCCAGCCGGGTCGATGCCTTCCGCTACGACTATCTCAACAACGCCATCCAGGTCACCTGGCGCAACGGTGGACCGGCGTACATCTACCTGGAAGTGCCCTACGAGGGCTACCGCTCGATGGCTCGCGCGGCGTCCAAGGGGAGACACATCAACGCCTCGCTCGACAACTTCGGCTACCGCAAGATGACGCCCGAGGAGGAGAGTGCTCCCTCCAATGCCGAGCGCAGAGCGCTCACCTCGAGGGTGCGATGAAGACCAAAGGCGAGACCCAGTTCGACACGGTCTTCCACCCGGCCAACCCGAAGGAGATGGGCGGCGTCTCGACGCACACCGTCGAAGCGTGGGCACCCGAGGACGTTGACACACCGTGGGCGAAGGCGCACCCCACCGAGCGCAACCAGTACGCAGGATCCAGTGTCGATCCCGGCACTCGGCCGATCTCCTCGATGTCGTGGCACCACAAGACCGGCGAGATCAAGGGCGTCTACACCGACCCGGAGTTCCAGCGGCAGGGCATCGCCTCGGCGCTGCACGCGAAGGCTCAGGAGATTGCCGGCGAGACGCGCGGAGTACCGTTGCCACGACACTCGTCCTTCCGCACCAACTCAGGTGATCCCTGGGCACGCTCGGTCGGAGGTCGCCTACCGAAGAGGAACCAGTCTTGATCCTGATACGCGGCGTGCCGATCTACTGGGGTGTCGAGCGCGACGCCCAGGACCGGTCCTTCCTGACCAAGGCGACGATGGAGGAGGCGTTACCCCCCTATCGCTACTCGACCTTCGCATTCCGTATCCGGGTATCACATAAGCATTGGCTGCACATCGGCACCTGCCGGTACAAGAGCACTGTGACACCATGGGGCCTGGAGGTCGATCCGAATCAGATCGGAGCGTGGGGAAGGAAGAGCGATGGCCCTGAGGAAGAAGCAGCAGAAGAGTTTCCCACCCCCGAGCAAGTTCGATCGCTTCGCGAGGGCAGACCTGATCGACATGCTGGAAGCGGCGATGATGAGGAACGGGGAGATGTTCCGGGGGCTGAGTCACTCGGAACTGGACCAGGAGTGGGTGCTGTCTCAGCTTGAGGTGCTGACCGAGCAGCAACTGGGTGCCATACGGGCCTTGCAGCGGAAGTTGAATCTGCAAACGATTTGAGATATCGTTTGCGGCATGACCTCACCTACACCTGATCCCAACCAGGGCGTGCTCGACCTCGAGTTCGCCACCTACGACCACTACACCGTCAAGCTCTCCAAGGGCGCTGTCGGGGACATGGAAGTCCTCCGCACCTTCGACGCCAAGACGACCGACGACGCCATCAACCTCATCGAGGGGCTGCGCGACACCGCCGCCAACCGCGACACGGTCCAGTGGCAGCACGAAGAGGTGGACGAGCGTGGCCTCCTGTTCGGTCTGGCCCCCGGAGGCATCGTCTTTGAGATCTCCGTAGTGCCGTCGCTGAACGAGCCGCTCACGGCGTCATGAACCCCTCCCAACGGCGCTTCGACAGGAAGTACCTGCCGCTGGCCGACGCCATCGCGCGACTCGACATCGATCAGGTCGTGCGTGAGCAAGTGGCTGACGCCCTGACCGATGCGCTTCGCGGACGACCGGACTTCTATTCGAAGATGTTCCGGCTCCTCGCCTCGGACCCGCTCACACCGTGTGCTGGTCCGGGTGACGACGAGCCGTGTCCGCACGGGCGGGAGATTCGCATCCCGATGCACAACAGCCGCTCCGAGGACGGCCGCTCGGCTGTGTGGGAGCCTCAGATCCCCTCGCCTGTGCGGTGCGCTGATTGCGGATTGGCAGTGCGTATCTCATGAGCACTGACGACCGCGAGGTCGTCCTGCGTCGCCGCACTCCCCAGGAGCAGATCGACTATCTCATCTTCCAGGTGGGACTACTGACTGCCCGCGTCACCCAACTGGAGAGCCAACGCAAGGGCGGGCGACCCGCCAAGAAGATCACGGTTCACGTCGAGGGCGTCTGTGGCGTCGATCCCGACCGTGACTCATCAACATGCCCCGACGCCTCGCTCTACCGGAGGCGTCAGGGCTGCCAGGGCATCGCATGCGCTCGGGCCTCATCGGAGTACTACAAGGAGCGCAACACCAATGGCGATTGACCGAGAGCCGACGGACCGGCTGACTCGGATGTGCGAGGCGATGACGGAGGTCTTCGACTCGCACCCCGAGCACCGAGAGGGCGACAAGTGCATCGTCTTCCTGGACGACGGCAAGCGCGGCGGCATCGAGTGCCACGGCTACGAGGACGACACCGAGCCGATGGTCGATCTGCTGATGCACCTCAAGGCCATCTTCCGGGCCAACGGCAAGCGCATGGACATCATGTTCATGGACGAGAATGGCGTCATCCGTGACTGACGACCAGGACTTCTCCGACCCTCGGTTCGTGGTGGGTGCTGTGCTCGCTCAGATCGAAGAGCTTGAGCCGCACCAGCAGCGCCAGGTGCTGGTCGATGCGATGACCCAGGTGGCCGCGAAGCCGCCCAAGGTCTTCGTGTGCCACTGCACCTGCCACCTACCGATGGGCTTCACCCTGGCCCCCGGCCAAGCGCCGGCACCGATCATGAAGCCGTGCGACGAGTGCAAGGACGATCACCCCAAGCCGCGCGACGATGTCAACGGCTGGGGTCGAGACGACCTGCGCCGCTTCGCCCTCGACCTGCAGAGCGCTCACGACCCTTCCCAGCAGCCGGATAACGGCTACGAGCGCTGCGCTGTGTGTCACTACACTCGCCACCCATGCGACGTGTTCGACCTGGCGTCGTGCGTGCTCTGGCTGCTGGACGACGGCCGAACAGACCAATAGGTGCCGCGCAAGGCGAGGCACCTCTGCGAGTACTGCGGAGGCTGGACCTCATCACCTGACATGAGGCGAGTGTCCCTGCAGCAGGCAGTAGCGAACCATCTGGCAGCGTGCCCCGGTTACCACCGCGGCCTCGGCAAGCCGAAGAAGCTCGACGTGGAAGAGCCGGTCGTAGAGCCAGAGCCACCACGCAAGCGTGTGATACCTCGCGACGCCTCGTACCTCGATACGGAGTGAAGCGCGGATCAGGACACGCCTGAACGCAGCTTCTGCCCTCGGTGCCCGCCAGTGTGACCAACGTCACGCGAGGATCCGCTTTCGTTCCTCCCTACAACCGCGACAACCAAGGGGGCCTCGAGCTCGAGGCGCTCCGAGCGAGCGTCTTCTCCTGGTATCGGGATACGGCCTAGAGTTCCCAGCGTGGCTGTCACCATCGAAGACCTTGGCTACGGCCCCAGCGACGAAGAGCTTGAGGAGCAACTCGCTGCGGAGGCTGAGGACGACGAGGGCGAGAACATCCAGGCCGAGGATGAGTCCTTCGTCCTGCTCGACCCCGAGATGGCCGGGTTCGTGGATGAGCTCGTCAAGCGCACGATCCTGTTCTGCGAGGAACTGTGGGGCGAGGACTTCTACCCGTACCAGCGGGCGATGTCGTACCGGATGATCGAGTCCCTGGTCCTCCAGGACGCTGAGGAGATGACCGGCCTCCTGGCCCGCCAGTCAGGCAAGAGCGAGGTCGTGGCGACCACCCTGGCCGGGGTGATGATCCTCTTCCCGATCCTGGCGAAGACGTATCCCATCCTGGAGCGCTTCAAGAACGGCGTGTGGGTGGGTCTGTTCGCCCCGGTCGATGAGCAGAGCGAGATCGTCTACCGCCGCCTGATCGACCGCCTCAGCAGCGACCGCGCCGGTCACTTCCTTCAGGATCCCGAGATCGCCACCAAGCTCGACGCCAAGAGCCGGGAGTTGAAGCTCTCCAACGGCTCCCGCTGCCGTCGGCACACCGCCAACCCTCGGGCGAAGATCGAAGGTTCGACGTATCACATCCTCGTCGTGGACGAGTGCCAGGACGCTGACGAGCAGGTGATCCGCAAGTCGATCCACCCCATGCTCGCCTCGACCGGTGGCTCGATGGTCAAGATCGGCACCCCCGGCTACCACAAGGGTGACTTCTACAAGGCCATCAACCTCAACAAGCGTCGGGCGCGCGGCCGGCGCACGAACCACTTCGAATACGACTACCGCGTCGTGTCGAAGTACAACGAGGCGTACCGCAAGTTCGTGGAGAAGGAGAAGTACCGCCTCGGGGAGGACTCCGAAGAGTTCCAGATGAGCTACTGCCTCAAGTGGATGCTCGACCGAGGCATGCTCATCACCGAGGACGAGTTGGACATGCTGGCCGACAAGAGCATGCCGCTGATGAAGGCGTGGCACCGCACGCCGTGCGTCGTGGGCATCGACCCGGCCCGTGTGAAGGACTCGACCGTCGTGACGGTGTGCTGGGTGGACTGGGACCACCCCGACGCTGCCGGGTACCGCGAGCACCGCATCCTCAACTGGCTGGAGATCCACAACACCGCGTGGGAGGAGCAGTACTTCCAGATCATGGAGTTCCTCGACCCGTATGTCATCTCCCACATCGCCGTGGACGCCCAGGGCATGGGTTCCGCCGTGGCCGATCGCATCCAGCGGCTGATGGGATCGCGCTGCGAGGTCATCCCGATGAACAGCGACGCCAAGACGCAGTCGGAGCGGTGGAAGCACCTCATCCAACTGACACAGCGCCAGATGCTGATCTACCCCGGCCACAGCAAGGCGCGGCGTACGCGCGTCTGGCGGCGCTTCCGCCAGCAGATGTCCGACGCTGAGAAGGTGATGAAGGGCCAGTACCTCCTCATCGAGGCTCCCAGCGAGCGAGAGGCCCACGACGACTACGTGGACTCGGCTGCGCTGGCCTGCGCTTGCACGATCGGTGACTCGGTGCCGCTGGTCGAAGTCATCGATTCGCCCTTCTTCCGGTAGTAGCGTCCGGTCATGGCTCTCTCGCCTGACCAAAGGCTTCGTGAGGCTGTCTCTGCCGCTGCCGCTCACCGAGCCGCGTATCCCAACGCTGACTATCGGCACCCCGACATCCTCAACGCGAGCGCCAACCTGGATGAAGCCTGGACGCAGGCTCGTCAGGACTTCCACTCCGTTGGTGGCACTGCTGAGCACGCTGACCGCATCGAGGATGAGGCGTTCGAAGCCACGGAGCGAGGTCGTGCCAAGGACTTCGGCCGTGGGCTGAGTAGTCGTGGCTGACGGCGAGCACCTGTCGCAACAGACGCGGCACCTGTGGCTTGCTGACAAGTCGCGGCCCTACGAGGGCACCGAGAAGCACCCCCAGGGCCGACTGTTCGCTCCCACTGGCGGCTACACGGGTGACCCGATGCGGCTCCACCCGTCGAACTGGATGCGCCAGAGCGACACGCCGGCACACGACGACGTGATCTCCTGGCACGGCTCCGAGGACTCGCAACTTGCGCGCTCGGACGAGTACGAGCACCGAGCGAGTGACCCGTCCGACTTCGAAGGTGCTGACTGGGGCAACGCCTACTACGACGACGAGGGCGAGGAGAACGAGGACTACCGGGACTGGTCGGTGGACTCCCAAGAGCGCCCGATGACCAACTACGGCTCGGCGGTGGGCATGCACTTCGGTGACCTGGAGGCCGCTGCGTCACGCGCGCCGCGTCCGTTCATGCACCCAGCGCGCATCCCTGCTGAGACGTTGGCAGACCCGCCTCGAGGAACGTTCATGACGGAGAGGCCCGGTGGGTCGATCGCTGGCGGTCCGTACCGATCCAACAACGACATTGTCAACCGGGAGACAGGTGAGCGAACCAAGGACACCCGTTGGTCTGATTCTGCTGCCAACTACGCCGAGAAGGCCACCGATCTGGTTGAGCAAGGCAAGACGCTCGCCTATCGCAACGACGTGGAGGCTGTCGGCTCTACCTCGTATCGGGCACTACCCGAGACGGCAAGGACGTGGTCGGAGGATGTGATGCAGGCGCGGAACCCGCTCAACGGGCGACCCGCCAGCGAGAAGTACGGCTGGACCGGCGACGAGCACGCGTTCCGCAACAAGCCGCATCCGGCGTTGGTCCATCTGGCCGAGGCTGGCTACGACCCGTCGATCAAGGTGAAGGAAGACATGCGTCCGGGCGGTGTCGGTACGCAGTTGGGGTTGCCATTCGAAGGTGAGACACCCGCCGACGTTCGGCTTGGGACTCCCCGTCGGGACGAAGAGAAGTGGAAGCTGCGGAAGCCCGAGTCCTGATACCTCAGCCAGGTCGTGGTATAGGGCTATGCTCCGTCCATAGCCAGCTAACAGGAGGCCCGTATGTCATACCGTCCAGAATCGGGCTACGAGCACGCCATCGCGATCAACACCGCGCGGCGTGGTCCCCTTCGCTTCGAAGAGGGCGTCGCCACCGACACCGACATCCCCGCCGACTTCGGCCAGGGTGCCTACGGTGATCCGGGCGGTGACGGTCGTGGCCGTCCCTTCGTCTGCGTCAAGGATCCGATGCAGACCATGCGTGAGCGAGCTCACGTCGGCAGCGCAACCTGGATCGAGGCACCGACCATGCTCCAGGACTTCGTCATCGGCGCTTCGGTCGGCCAGTTGCCGCCGCAGTTCGAGATGGAGCTTGGCTCCGAGCGACGGCTGATCCGCATCAACCCGGCGAACGTCCAGGACTGACCCGTGCCCGCCCTCAAGAAGGGCACGGTGTTGGTCGATTGGACCAAGGCGGCTCCTGGTCGTCCCAAGTCCAACCTGGGCAAGTATCTCATCAAGCCCGTCGGGCCGAGTCGGTCGAAGACCGGCTTTGAGATGCTGGAGAACACGCCAGCAGCGATCACAGCGGCCAAGGAGAACTACCTCAAGAAGCATGAGCTTCCGCCGGCGCTCCAGCCGCAGTACATCCGGGAACCCGAGATCCAGGCCCGTCAGCGGGCCAAGCAGATCAGCAAGGGGTGGGTCAAGCCAAGGAGTCCGCAGGGATGAGTGGGAGTGGAGTTACCAGCGATCACCAGTTCGGTGAGATGAAGAACCGTCTCGCGACGGAGGGTGGCTTCACGTACGACCCCCGCAAGCGCGACTTCGTCACCGAGGGCTATTCGGTGGCAGCGCACCCCGCTGCTGAGCTTCGTGTTGGCGGGACCGCCGACGAGGCACACCTCGCTGGCTACGTTGCCGGGTCGGCTCCGCTCTGGCAGCAGCAGAAGGCCAAGGGTCGCGGCCAGGAGATGATCGGCGGCTGGCAGTCCGACGACGCCAGCGTGCTCGACATCCCGAAGGTCTATCCGGCCACGCCGCAGGGACATAGCAACTCACGCCGAGCGCAGATTCTGCGCGGCCAGGAAGCGTCGTTCAGCCTCCACGACATGGCCGAGGAGCCGAACCCATGGTTCACCGGGTCGGAGCACACTCCCCCGGCTCGGCTGTCGGCGGCGTTCCCCGAGTTCGCCAACGTCATCAAGAACAACCCGGCCACTGCGCTCGACCCGGAGAAGTACCCGGAGATCGCCAGTTGGGCCAATCAACCGGTGCGTGACGCCAAGGCAGCCAAGGAGTCCAAGATCAAGGCTCGGAGGGCGGCTCAGGCGGAATGACGGCTGGACAGGATCCCGGAGGCCGTCTCGATGGAGCGGCTGTAGCGCCAGGAGGCGTAGCCGCGCGCCACCGCCTCGGAACGGCGCTCCTGCCAGTACGTGATCTGCTCCTCAAGCTGCTCGTCAGTCAGCGCCTCAAGGAGGTCGATGAGCGAGCCGGTTCCGGTGAGTTGGTTGGTAGCCACGGGTTTATGCTAGCGAACGGAAACTGATTTCGTATGCCTACAGCACCACAGAGAGGTCGGCCGCTCCAGACGCTCCGCGAGGCGTCCGATGTCAGCGAGGGCGTCAAGCGCAGCTTCACCCCCGAGGACATGGCTCGCCCGGAGAACGTGGCCGTGCGGAACACGCTGACGACGCGTCGTCGCTCCTACGAGCAGAGCGGGTCGAAGATGGACTCGCCGCTGCGCGGCGTTGGCGACATGGCTGCCCACTACGAGAAGATGGGCTGGACCGACATCGAGAAGACGCACGCCCGCGCTGCTCCGTCGATGTACGAGTTCAACGAACTGGCCGAGCACGGCAACAACCCCTTCCCGTTGCCGACGCGCTGGGAAGACCTCTCCGATGACGAGCGAACCCGCGCTCACGCCGGCCTCGAGCAACACGGCACCAGCCTGGGCCGCATGACGGCTGACCTCGGCCGTGGCCTCGATCGCGCGTACACCCGCTCCAGCCAGATGGGGGCGACGCCGTACGCCGCCAACTTCTACGAGCCTGAGTCGTTCGCTCGCAAGTCGCTGGAGCGCGCTATCCCTGGTGCCCCAAGCGAGTGGCAGGCAGCAGCGATCGCCATGACCTCGGCCAAGAACAAGTTCGCTGAGCCGACCCTTGGTGGGGCGATGAACACGTCGAACGTGAACGCTGCTGCGGTGGCGGGACACATCGCTCAGAGCGGGCGCTACACGACGGGTGAGCAGTTCCGCGAGATCTCCGGGGAGGATCTCAAGGAGATCGGTCGGACCCATGGTCCCGGCAGTGGTGGCATCGGCATGTTCACCAACGTCCGCAAGGCTGGATGGGGCCTCAAGCAGGGCATCGAGGGCGCTGACATCACCGACTGGATGGGCCTGCCGTCGAAGACCTCACCCGAGGGCAACCCGCTGTTCGGAGCAGCCCCGAAGACCTCTCCGTTCGCTGGCTCGTTCGTTGACGAGGCTGCGCCGTTCACCGTGGGCGACATCCACATGGCCGGGATCGCCCTCCCGCACCTCTCCGGGATCAAGGGGTCGGGGCAGAACATCAACCCGTCGGGCGCTGACACTGGCTCCAAGTCGGAGCGGGAGTTGGCGATGGCCCGCATCCCTCACGCTCACGCTGCGATGGACTTCGCCTTCCGGCAGGTGCTGGGCGAGCGCGGCCTCGGCAAGATTCGCTACCAGCAGGGCGCTGCCTGGGGCGAGGAGCAGATCCACCGCACGCTGCACCCGGAGCCAGGCGCTCGCACCCTGTCGTACACACCTGAGAAGGTTTACGGTTGGCAGGCGGCAGCGATGCCCGAGACAACTTTCACCAGACGGACCAAGAGAGGGGCCGGGGCGCTGTACCTCCCCGACTGACACATGGCTGAGAAGCAAGACGTGTACTGGAAGCTGGCATATGACATCAACCTGCCGCGCAACGGCAAGGTCAAGGTCCATGGCGCACAGTGGGACGAGGAGCGCCAGGCGCTCTACGTCTATGTGTCAACGAGTGACACCGAGTCCGACCTCTCCGAGTACCAAGAAGGCGTACCGCTCTACGAGCCTGCGGAGGACGGGGTTGACGAGCTCATCGGGATGAACCCCTACGAGCTTGGTGATCCCCCGCAGACCCTCGTCAAGGGCTTCCATCGACAACTCGCTGACCATCTACTTGGTCAACCAACCCCATAAGGAGATACGACATGAGTGACACAGCAACCCCCGGAGGTCGCCTCGACGCCGCCATCGAGAAGGCACACACGGCGGTGCAGGAACTGCGCCAGGCGCTGTCGGCCAAGGCTGCCGAGGTCGGCCAGGAGATCAACGCCAAGGTGGACGAGATCCAGGCGGCGATCGATGAGATCCAGGCGTCGCGCGGCGACAACGAGACGCCGCCCGAGGCCACGCAGCTTCCGGCCTAGTCATGGCAAGCGGTCATGGCGTCCCGAAGCCCAACAAGGCAGACCATCCCGGCCGCAAGGTCGGGCCTGAGGACGTTGGTCCATACGCCCAGGAGCTTGACGCCTGGAGGGCTTCGGACGCTTCGGCCAAGGCCGTCGGCACGGGTGACTACGCCGAGTACATGAGAAGCATCGGCATGGGTCACCAACTGCCGAAAGAGCAAGGAGGATCACGCTGATGGCGAGTGGACATGGAGTGGACAAGCCCAACAAGGCTGGGCATCCCGATCGGCAGGTGTCGCGCGATGCCATGGAGGATCGCTTCGCACGGATGAAGGCCACCATGAACAACCCCGACGACGAGGACTCTCGCTTCTTGAGCGAGATGACGGAGAAGTTCGGTCACGGAGGTAGCTGATGCCGAAGGACTGGTGGCCCAACCCGCTCAAGGCTGCTGCTGGCTTCGTCAGCGGTGGTGCGATCGGCGCGATCCACGGTGCGTTCTTCTCCGACGACAAGGACAGCGTGCTGGAGAGCACGATCCCGTACAAGCTCTTCGCTGATCCCAAGAAGGAGCCGGGGCCGCAGATCGGCATCACCGGCAGCTACACCCCGCCGCAGAAGCAGGGGCCTGAGATCGTCGTGCCCCATCCCCAGGGCGGCGGGTTCACCCAGGACTGGCGGCTGCACTCCTCGCTTCCCGGCCAACGCGCGCTCGCCCAGGCCGAGTACGGCCCCGGCGGATCTCACGGGTCGCGAGGGATCAACGGCTCATATGGCAATAACACAGCGTTCGATCCGAACCGCAAGGTCGAGCGCTCACCCATGTACGACACCCCTGGCGGGGGTGGAGGAGGAGGTAGCGCAGGTGCCTGGTGACAAGAAGCCAGCGAGTTTCGGCGGCAAGAAGGCCGAGCCGTTCACGAAGGGCAAGAAGGAGCAGACCAAGGCCAAGCCGTCTGCGGCCAGCAAGGGGCGCGAGCGCCAAGACACCGGCAAGGACACGAAGTAGCGAGATGCCTGGATACCGCGGCGAGACACGCCCACGCCGGCAGCCGCCGCGGCACCACATCGAGACGTTCGCTGCCTCGCACCAGACGGGCAGTCCCAGTGACCCCTTCCCGACGCTGAGCAGCAAGCAGTTCCCAGCGCTCTACGTCCGCAACCCGATCAAGAACGCCTACCGCAGCTACATGCGCGCGAAGTCCCCGACCAAGAGCCGGTGGACCTGATGGCGGGTGTGAGCGATGAAGAGTGGGCTGCCATGAAGCTCCGCAAGGAGCAGTTCCAGAAGCTCGCCAAGAACCCGACGCCGAACACGACGATCTACCGCATGCAGGGCGGGCCTGGTGACTCACTTGGCGTCCACTGGACCACCGACCAGAACGTGGCTCACTACACCGGCCTCGGCGGGAGCGACGAGGAGCGCACCGTGCATCGAGCGGTCGTGGACCCTGACCAGATCATCAGCCAGGGCGAGTGGATGGGCGGCAACATCCGCTCGCACTACACCGACAACGGCGAGTTCAAGACCGGCAAGTCGCAGTGGGGCTTCGACAACGAGGCCGAGGTACGTCTCCGTCCTGGTACCACGGTACGGGACCACGCCATAGCCCCCCAAGGGGTGCATGACTACACCCCTACCGGTCGCGAGCCGACGATCGAAGCTCGAGGCAGCCTCGACTACGTGGACCTCGCTCACCACGCTGTGCAGGGCACGCCCGAGGCCAACCGCCTCCACCAGGAGCAAGGCAAGCTGCCGCACATCCAGCAGGCGCTGTTCGATCCGGTCGTGGCGAACGAGGGCGAGCGCAGCGGGCAGACGATCGGCTACACGCCCAAGTGGGGCCTGATCCGTGGCGGCATGGGCAGCCTCAGCGAGGCGATCGACTTCTCCACCAACGACGTGGAGCGCATCGGCAAGGGGGCGGGCCTGGGCGAGTGGGGAGCCTCCACTGAGAGCGCGCATGAGCCGCTGCTGTCCGAACTGCGCCATACTGCGGTATCACAGCCTGAGCCTGAGCCGACGCACCGTCGGGTCGCCAACCAGATGCAGTTCGAAGGATTCTGATGGCAGCCACCTTCTACCCACCCAGCTACCGAGGCGCTGCCAGCGACCTCACCGTTGCTATCTCACCGCTGGGTCTGGTGGAGCTTGCCGACGAGGAGTTCGAAGTCCACGGACCTCGGATGAACCGGTACGCCAGCAACTGGGCGTGGTACCTCGGCCATCACTGGGCATACAAGCGTGAGATAGGCGAGCCGCAGTTGGTCTTCAACTGGGTGCGCGCGTTCGCGGACTACATCTGCAACTTCTGCTTCGGCAAGGGCATCAACTTCCACAGCCCCGAGGCGACCGCGGCCATCGTGCCGTACTCGCTCAAGGAAGTGTGGGAGGTCCACAACAACAAGATGGGGATCCTCCAGGAGATCGGCCAGCTTGGTGGTGTCTCGGGTGACGTGTTCGTCAAGGTCGCCTTCGAAGACCCGTACGTGGACCCGGCCGGCGTGCCGCACAACGGCAAGATCCGCATCCTCCCGCTGAACCCCGCCTTCTGCTTCCCGGAGTTCCACCCGCACGATCGATCGCGCCTCATCCGCTTCAAGCTCAAGTACAAGTTCTGGGGCACGGCCTCGGACGGCTCGCGCATGGTGATGACATACGTCGAGCTCATGACCGAGGAGACGATCGAGGAGTACATCAACGACGAACTGATCGACGCGCGCCCCAACCCGCTGGGCACGATCCCGATCGCCTTCTGCACCAACATCCCTGTGGCCTCGTCGCCGTGGGGCCTGGCCGACATCACCGACCTCGTCTCGCTCAACCGTGAGTACAACGAGAAGGCCACGGAGATCAGCGACATCATCAACTACCACGTCGCTCCCGTCACGGTGATCACCGGAGCCAAGGCGTCGAACCTGGAGAAGGGTCCACGCAAGGTGTGGGCCATCAACAACAAGGACGCCAAGATCAGCCAGTTGGAGTTGCAGACCAACTTCACCGGTCCGCTCGGCTACATGGAGTTGCTCAAGCAGGCGATGCACGAACTGACCGGCGTCCCGGCTCAGGCGCTCGGCACGATGCAGCCGATCAGTAACACATCAGGCGTCGCACTGTCGATCCAGTACCAGCCGCTGATGCTCAAGTACGAGCGCAAGAAGACCCAGTACACGCCGCTGTTCCAGCAGATCAACGAGTTGATCATCCGGCACGCCTTCCTCTTCGCCCCGGACCTCGTCGTGTACAACCCGATGCTGTCCTCGACGGAGTTGAAGCCCGACCAGTACCCCGAGCTCAACCCCAACGACCCGGCGAGCTACCGCACCTACGTGGACTGGCCCGCCCCGATGCCGATGGACCGGCTGATCAAGATCAACGAGATCCAGGCGATGATGGCGATGAACCTCGAGTCCCGACGCGGAGCGCTGCGCGACCTCGGCTACGCCTTCCCGGACCAGAAGATGCGCGAGATCTTCGAAGAGGTGCTGGAGGACACGAAGCAGCAGGGTGCGCTCGACCTCATCCGCGGCCAGATCAACAGCTTCACCATGATGGCGACGGGCATGACACCCGACGGGCAGCCGATGATGGGCGCTGACGCCGAGGGCAACCCCGTTCCGATGCTCCAGCAGGTCGATCCGGCGATGGCTCAGGAGCTTCAGTGGATGGCCTATGGACCGCACCCGCCGGAGCGGTCAGACTTTGACGAACAGACCGAGTGATACATCCCTTAGGGGACGTGTGATATCCAGGTATCGCTCACCCACCTGCTAACTTCACCAACCAGGACAACGAGAAGGCGCAACATGACCGTCCAAGAGGGCAACCAGCCCAACAACATCACAGACACCGGCCAGGGTCACCTTGTCGGCGTGGAACCAGCACAGCCGCGCAACGCCGCGGACTGGAACGGACAGAACGGCAGACCCGACCAACAGGTCAGTCAGCCGGTTGTCAACTTGGGCAACGGGATCACACAGCCGCAACAGGTCCAGGGCCGCTTCTTCACGGAGCAGGAGGTCGCTGAGATCCGACGCGAGGAGAAGGACAAGCTGTACGGCCGCATCGAGACGATGGGGTCGCAGCTAGAGGAACTGCAGGCGGCGCGAGCCGCTGAGACGGCCGAGCGGGAGAGGTTGGCCCAAGAGGCTGCCGACATCGCGAAGGCGAAGGAAGAGGGCGAGCTTGAGGTCCGTGACCTCCTCGCCCGCAAGGAAGTGGAATGGCAGACGCAGCTATCACAGTTGGAGCAGCGCTACGACGCCGACCGCGCCGTGTTCGACCGGGAACGACAGTTCAACGAGATCATGGAGTACAAGCGCCAGCGCATCGAGCAGGAGTCCGAGTACATCCTGCCCGAGCTTCGGGATCTGATCAGTGGGGACACCCCGGCCGCGATCGATGCGTCGATCGAGGTCATGAAGGCCCGCAGCGAGCAGATCTTCGCCAACTTGGCAGCCGCCAACTCCGTCCCACCCCCAAGAGGAGCGGCCCCGACTTCACCGCCTGTCGGGCCGATGGAACAACTGCCGTCGTACGAATCGTTGACGCCCGATGACATCAAGGGCATGGACATGGAGACCTACAAGCGCTACCGGTCACAACTCCTCCAGGCGACCTCACCGAACAACAGACGAGGCCGCTGAGCGCAGCGGTAACACAACAACCGCACCGGGGGGCTTCCTAGCCCTCCATCATCCGTAAGGAGAACCACCATGCCCGCAGGTACTGGTCTCGGTGGCGAGCTTCCCGTAGTTTCCGGTATCACCGGTACCACGCGTATCGCCACGGGCGGTCCCTACTCGCAGTACGAGGCCCCTGTGGGGTACTACGGCAACGCGACGATGGACAACACAGGGGTCGGCTACGCCGGCTCCGTTGCATCCGGCACCACGATGATGGGTCCAGCGATCCAGACCATCTGGTCCAAGGAGATCCTCTTCCAGAGCATGCCCGTGCTCCGGTTCGAGCAGTTCGCCGTGAAGAAGACGGAACTCGGCACGATGCCGGGTCTGACCGTGAACTTCATGCGCTACAACAACCTCCCCATGCCCGCTGGGCCACTGATCGAAGGCGTCCGCATGAAGACGCACGCGATCACGGCGAACCAGTACGCGATCACCGTCGCAGAGCAGGGCTTCGCGGTCGCCGTCTCCGAGCTCCTGCTCAACGCGTCCTTCGATGACGTGATGGCCTCGGCCTCGCGTCTCCTGGGCCGCAACATGGCGCTCTACATGGACGGCCAGGCTCGCAGCACGCTCCAGCGCGCGTCGAGCGTCGTGTTCGGCTACAAGAAGCCCGCCGCCATCAACGCTGGCTACGGCATCTACGAGCCGGGGACCGTCGCCGCCAACATCGCCGCTGTGACGGCGGGTGGCGTGGACAACGGCTACTACCTCACGCCGCACAGCGTGAAGGACGCCGTCGAGGTGCTGTCGAGCAAGAACGTGCCTCGCCTCGGTGAGACGTACGTTTGCTTCGTCCACCCGCACCAGTCCCGTCGGCTCCGGGACACCCCGGAGTGGATCGAGGTCACGAAGTACGCGGCTCCCGGCAACTTCATGCTGGGCGAGATCGGCCGTCTGGACGACGTGGTCTTCATCGAGACGACGCAGATCGGTGCGCCGGTCACCGGCACCGAGTCGGATCCGTACCCGAACCTGCCGGGTGGGGCGGTCGCCACGGCGAACCCGTTCAACCCGGACTGGCGTGGCACGGCCCTCGGCCTCACCGAGGCCCAGCGCGCCGCGCTGCAGGCCGGTGGCGACCTGTCGATGACCAACTACGACGAGACGCTCGACCCGTTCGCGGACGTTGCCGATCCGGCAGCGCTGGACGACAACCCGACCGGCTCCGTTGGCCTCCCCGGCTGGGGTCAGCCGTGGGGTCCGTCGGGTGGCGCGTACGAGGCCATCGTCCTGGGCGACAACGCCTTCGGTCATGCCATCTCCCTCCCGGTGGAGCTTCGCGACGGCGGGGTGCTCGACTTCGGTCGTGAGCACGCGCTGGCGTGGTACTCGATTTGGGGCTGGGGCGTCGTGACCGAGTCCTCGGTCTGCAAGATCGTCACGAACTGACCAGCCGCGCCAGGGAGTCGTCCCCGCCCGCGGCGGCTCCTTGGCGCTCTGGCGCATCCCGAGGAAGAGGTATCGCATGAGCATCGTTTCCGTTCACGGCCCCAACATGTACGGCGGCACTGGAGCAAGTGGGGGAGGCAGTGGCAACGTCGTGGAGACGGCTGATGTCAAGGCCACCGCCGACCAGACCAACGGCCGCAAGTTCACCTTCGAAGCCAAGGACAAGTCGCGCGCCGCCGCCGACTACGACTGGACCTTCACCCCCGATGGCGTGCCCGCCACGGCCACCGACAACAAGGGGCCGATCTCGGTCACCTTCGCCTCGGCTGGTGCCAAGACGGCGACGCTCACCGTCGCTGCCGGCGCAGGCCCGCCTGCCGGTGGGAGCTACCCGATCATCGTCCAGTCCCTCACGGCTGGTCCGCGTCGAGTCGATGAGGATGACGAGCCGGTCATCTACGACGCCGACACGGGCGAAGACGTGCCCGACGTGCCTGTCGAGGACGACGAGGTCGAGTTGGGCTTCGACCCGGCCGACTACACGGTGGCCGAGATCGAGGACTTCATCAACGACAACCCCGACGAAGCCGAAGCGGTGCTCGCCAGCGAGAAGGCAGGCAAGAACCGCACGACGCTCGTCGCCTACCTCGAGGGCGTCGTAGCCGGGGAGTAGTCTCGGCTTCCATACCGGGATACCAGCAGGAGAACCAGACGTGCCAACCAGACAGCCCCAGCCTCTCGATGAGGAAGTAGTTCCCGAAGTCGAGATCGATCCAGAGATGGATCCGGCAACCAGTGAAGTCACTCGCCCATCCGACCTCGGTTTCGGGGGCAGGCGCGAGATCGAGGTCGAGCAGATCAACGATCCACCCCCCAAGGTGGACCCCGATGGCATGGTCGAGATCCGCATGGCTGAGACGATCGAGGAGTTCACGTACGGCAACCCGCACGTCTCCTTCCGCCTCGAGGCCGGGAAGCGCTACCGCGTTCCCCGCCACATCGCCGCCTACCTTTGGGACTTGGGGAAGATCTACGTGAGAAGCTGAGAGAGGGAGGCCATGGCTCGTCCGAAGGTCTTGCACGACGGATTCCTGATCCCGAATGCAAGCGATGTCACCAACCCTCGGATGGCCGAGCCAGACCGGGTGGACTTCAACACCCTCGCGCACCCTCTGTGGGGTGTGATCGAGGGCTGTGGAGTCACTGTCGCTGGCACCACGGCTTCGACTCCTGGAGGCACGCTCCTCGTCAACGGTGCCATCGTCACCCTTGCTCCGGGTACGGTCGGCCTCGGCGTCACCAGCGCCCAGGATCGCTTCGTTCTCGTCGTGGCCGACGCTGGAGGCACCCTCACGGTCATTGTGGGCACGCCGGCCGTGGACCCGGTGTTCCCCGACCCGCCGTTGGGCGTCACCGTGCTCGCAGCGGTGTTCTGCCCGACCGGCGTGCAGAGCCTGTCGGACAACGTCATCGACAAGCGCAAGTTCGTCAGCAAGAACCTGCTGACGAAGATCTCGCCCGACGACGCGCTGCTCCGCAACCTCAACGGCACCGGCAATCACTTCCTCCTCAACGGCGACGGCCGTACGGTGTGGGAGAACGACACCTGGATGTGGCGCAGCGCTCCCGAGACGCTGAGCATCCACAAGAACCTCAAGCTGGAGGGGACGCTCACCGCTGACGGCAACGTCTTCGCCAAGGGCGACATCACCGCTGTCGGCAACGTCTACGGGGCCAACCTGCACTGGGACACCGTGCAGCCAGTAGCACCGTTGGAGCCGGGGACGATCTGGCAGGACAAGACCAGGGGCAAGATCTTCGTCTGGCGTGGCAACGCCTGGGAAGAGTTGGCGACCACCAAGTCGGCCAACCCTCCTGGCACCATCATCACCAGCCTGGAGCAGCCGAGCGTGATGACTCCGCTCGGTTGGATCCCGATCGACGGCCGCAAGGTCTACGAGGAGGATGCGCCGCTGCTGTTCGATGTCCAGGGCATGCAGCACCTCATCGTCAATGACACACCGCGGTACATCCAACTGCCCAACGCTCAGAAGCTGGCGATGATCTGCGACTGGGGTCGCAAGCCGGGGCTGAAGGTGTCAACCCACGCCAACAACCTGATCACGCTCCAGGTCGCCCACATGCCTCGCCACGGGCACCGGCCGCGGTCGCAGCCTGCTGGCGCAGTCAACGCGAAGGTCAACGTCAGCCGCGCCGGCAACCATGGACACAACGTCTACGGCGGCACCCACGAACACGATGTGAACGATGACGGTCACGCCCACAACGGCTTCGACTACGCGGGCCTCGGTGGCACCGCCGTCGTGGCGCTGGTGTGGGGTGGGCAGAACAAGATCGACGCCCTCTTCAACGACCGCAACCACACCTACTCGGTCGAGGCTCTGCAGTGGACCTCGCCTGCCCTGTCGAACGTCCGCGTCAGCACCGCTCGCTCCGAGCACTGGCACAACGTGGACCCCAACGGTGAGCACACCCACACGGCTTGGATCGACCCGATCCCTGAGCATGAGCACGTCATGGCTGAGGACCAAGTCGGTGGTGACACAGCCTTCGACATCACCCCGGAATATCTCACCGTCTACAGCTACGTGAGGTCGTGATGGCAGGACAACAGGTCGCCCAGGTCTTCGGACCGAACATGCCCACCCGGATCGCCGGGACGGCCCAGTTGGTGCTGGAGCCTGGCGAGGTCGCACCGTCCTTACCGTGGTATCAGCCCGTCGTACCCTTCTATCCGCCGAACATCGTGAACGGGGACGGCTCGAGCTCGGCAACCACCGCCGACGGGCACAAGCTGTGGGAGCGCACGCCGTCGCGCTGCGACCTGCTCTTCTACCAGGGCGACGACGTGGTCATCCCGCTCTACTTCAACGACCCCTCGATCGCTGGCGACGACATGAGCGACCAGCAGTGGTTCGCTCAGATCAGGGTGCTCCACCGCTACCAGTCCACGCTCGTCGCTGACTTCGTCACGGCCGCTGAGTTCCACCCAGGGGCTGACGAGGACACCGAGTACACCAAGGTGGAGTTGTTCCTGCCGCGCGCCGACAACCGCCACTACGGCCAGTACCGCTGGGATCTGTACTCGCTCTCGGCCGTTGATCTCTCGCGCTTCCCGATGCCCATCGACCTGCCCGAGGACGAGATCTGGCCCCCGCCTGACGCTCTTCGCACATGGCTCTACGGCATCGTCAACATCGCGCCGCGCGTCACCGAGACCGATGTGCTCATCGGTGGCGGCGCTGGGTACCCGCTCGTTCCCTGGCCGGGACCGCCTCCCACTGTCACCGTGATCACCACGGGCGGCTGGTGCGTCGGTCCCAACGGAAGGGTGCCATGAGTTCTGACGTTCTCGTTCGCACCGGCCAAGAAGCTCCGATCCATGTCTGGACGGGCAATGGCAGCAGTGGTGTCGTTGTTACCCCGGTACGGCCTGCCGATATCGAGATAGGAGTCATCGAACACGGTCCCAAGGGTGACCAAGGGCCTCCCGGTCCACCAGGCCCACCAGGCGCTGACGCCAAGTGGGTCCGCATGACCCAGGCCCAGTACGACGCACTGATTGTCAAAGACTCACAAACGCTCTATGTCATCATTGGGTGACTCAACGAAAGGTAACCAGACATGGCACTAGGACCAAGCTCCTATCTGGTCGGCAAGTGGCTCGACGCTACGTTCAACGCGCTGTCGTTCTCTGTCGCCCAGACATACATCCAACTCCACATCGCTGACCCCGGCGCTGCCGGCGTGACCGCGCCAGCGACGGAAACGGCCCGCAAGGCTGTCTCCATGGGCAACGTCTCGACGGCTGCTGGCGTCACTTCGATCCTCAACGACGCGCAGGTGCAGTACACCGGCATCGCTGGTTCGCAGGACGCCTCTCACTACTCCCTGTGGGACGCCACCTCGGCGGGCAACTTCCTCGGCTCAGGGATCATCACCGCCAACGCCTACACCGCTGGTGACACACTGACGTTCGCGATCGGAGCCATCTCCATCGGCCTCAACGTCGCCGCGTAGGTGGTCGGCTGATGCCAGGCAAGATCACTGAACTGGCGGCGTTGACCGGGGATGTCGCCACCGGGGCCGACCTGATCGAGACGGTCGATGTCTCCGACAAGTCGATGGCTCCGACGGGGACCAACAAGAGCCTCACGCTGTCGGAGATGGTCACCTTCCTCAACGCCAACGGCGTCGGTGCTCCACCGCTCCCTGCGCCGGGAAGCGCCAACCGAGTGCTCAAGAGTTGGGGACCGGACGTTGACATGTGGGACTGGTACAGCCCGCCAGCGCCCAACGGCGGCACAACCAGTCAGGTGTTGACCAAGAACAGCGACTCTGATGGAGACGCCTACTGGCAGAACGTCCCACTGCCCTACAGGTGGAATGGCAACATCACGCCTGGAGCAGTGCCAGGGATGTCAGAGGTGTCAACCAGTACGGGCTACTTCTCGTACACCAACTCCCCGACATGGCTGCGGTTCTCGATCTACGACAAGAACAGCACCGATCTCACGGCGTTCCTGTTGACGCTGCCACCCGGCTCACGAATCCTCGGCTCGATCGTTGGCAACCCCACTGAGCGGTCATTGTTCACGACCACTGGAGTGAGTGGCCTGTTGGGTGACTACGTTCAGGTGCCCGTCGTTATCGGGCTTGCCGCTGGTGGCGGCGCTACGTGGTACGAATCCATTTGGGAGTTCACGCCAGCGTCCTCTGCTGACTCCGTCACCAACAGTGTGTTGGCGAACATGCCTGCCAACACCTTCAAGGGCAACAACACTGGCTCGACCGCTGACCCGAAGGATCTGACTGCTGCTCAAGCCGCCGCGCTGCTCCCCGTCTTCCAGTGGAACACGAAGGGTCTGGTTCCCGGTCCCGCGTCTGGTTCTGGCTACAACGTGTTGTGTGACGACGGGTACTGGAAAGACCCCACGGTCACATTTGGAACGAACGTCATTGGCAACGTCGGTTCGACTCAAGACTGGGACACCTTCACGAACCGAGGGCAGTACACGACCAGCTACACGAACAACGCGACGGCTCAGCACGCGCCGGCGATGGCGAACACGTATCCGGGGACGCTCGAGGTCGTTCGCGGTGACTCCGTCCAAGTCGCTCAGAAGTGGACAGCGCACCCCACCGACGGCTACATCCCAGCCGCCCTTCCCCTGGTCTTCTTTCGGGCGTACACCTACGTCGATGGACCGAGTGGGTGGACGGGCTGGCAGCAACTAGGTGCGCTCGATCCTGCCTCCCACAACGCTGCGGCCCACTCGACCATCCCGCTCAACGCCCTGGCTGTACCGACAGGCAACGTGTCGTTCGGCGGGTACTACGTCAGGAACGTCTCCAGCCCGAACAACGACACCGACGCTGCCAACAAGGGGTACGTCGATGCTGTTCCTCTCACTCTGTCGTGGAAGGCGGCGGTGCGGTGCGCCAGCACAGCCAACATCGCGTCGCTGAGCGGAGCGCAGACCATTGACGGTGTCAGTGCGGTGTCTGGCAACCGTGTCCTGGTGAAGGATCAGACCACTCAGACTCAGAACGGCATTTACGTGGTCGCCAACGGGGCATGGACGCGCGCTACTGATATGGCGACCTCATCGACTGCTACCAACGCCACGGTGTTCGTGTCCGAGGGAACAGCGCAAGCTGATACCGAGTGGACCTGCACATCCAATGCGCCAGCCGCGGTTGGCTCTTACGCCTTGGTGTGGGCAAAGCGTGGTGGGGGAGCGCCCGTCACCACCTCGGTCTCCGCTTCGATCTCGCCTCTACCATCGGGTGCTGGGGACTTCTGCTACCTGACCACTGCTTCAGCGGTCACCATCACGCTGGGCACGGCTGCCAACACCAGCATCGTGGTCGGGTCTGAGTACCACTACATGCGTGATACGACTCAGACGGTGACGTTCGCAGCAGGGTCGGGCGCGACGATCGTCTCGGCTGACGGCAAGCTCGCGATTCGGGCACAGAACGGTGTTGTCACAGCGAAGCTGATCAGCAGCACTCGTTGGGTTGTGTTCGGGGATCTTGGCTGATGCCCATCGCTGGTGTCACAGCATCAGCGATCGTGTCGCGCGTCGCCAGCAAGGCAGCGGTCTGGCCGAAGGACGTGTTCGCTGCCGATCCGCTGATGCCGACGCACGCCACCAACTCGTCACAGCAGGCCCCCTACCTGACCTACTGCGGGTTCTATCCCGACCCTCAGTTCGTTGATGCGTGGTTCGGTAGCACAACAACGATGACCTACGCCGGGAGCACGTTCTTCTGGTCGGGGTCGGAGTGGAGGCCGTTCACCCCAAGCAACACCAGGACCACGCTCACGCCGACGGGCGGGGCGAGTAGCAGCTACGTCTGGTATCTCGACTGGAATCGACTGTCGCTTGCTCGGAGGATCACCAACCTAGACAAGCTGTGCGTCGCCAGCCCTCTGACAGCGTGGGCGGCAGGCCAGTACGCCGTGGTGAGTCACGCCTCCAACACTCTTGGTCACGTCGTCAGGTGGAACGGCACCGCCTGGGAGTTCGCCTCGACCGGCCCGGAGTACCTGGGGAACGCCTGGGACAAGACGCTCACACCAGGGTGCGCGGTGGTAATGGACCCGAACATCACGGCTGGTGATGCCACCAACGCCGCCAAGCTCACGGGCCTCGGCTACACGATGAACCCCGCTATTGGAGCGCCTGGGTTCACCAACACCACTGGTGCCGTCAGATTCCCGAGTCCCACGGCAAACACTACGTACAGCTTCTTCTGGACCGGCGCAGGAGGGTGGACGTACGCATCGACAACGAACTACGCCTACATGACGCAGACGCTCGCCCACGCAGGCATTGCAGCGCTGCCAGCGGAACAACGGGCCTGGGCTGCTGAGGCGTACGCGACTGTCGGCGCTAGCGGCAACTACGAGGTCTGGTCACCAACGTCATACACGACGATCGGTGGGCAGCAGATGTACGGGATGACCACAGGCACCTTCATGAACGGTGTGTCACCCGGTACCGCCCCGCCGACGCCGGTCAAGACGGCGCTGCTTCCTGATGATCAGTATGTCATTCATCAATCTGACCTGCCTGCCCTGGGCATTGGGTACCAGGACGGCACCTTCGCTACGTGGCTGACCGCTGCTGGGTATCGAGCAGCAGCTTCGGAGAAGCTGGCCTGGAGGTCGAACACCGCCCCCTACAAGAGGATGAAGTACCTGGGTGCCAGCCAGTTCTGGAATGGTTCCCATTGGAGCGCCAACATTCAGTACGGCACCCCAACGGCTCTGGCACCGACCACCCTGTCGCTCTACAACCCCAATAGCTCCAACCCGAACTGCGGTGCGATCGCCGCTGCGGATCAGGTCGCCGTGATGAACAGCTACTTCGTGGGAAGCCCGTCGTCGCCGTGGACCGCCGATCAGCACGTCTGGATGGGGAACGCCATCATTCAGTGGAACGGCACATCTTGGGTGATCCTTGCGGCTCCCGTGACGATCCATGAGGCGGCGACGTATGCAGTGACACCGGGCCAAACCTTCATCGACTCCCGAGTGACGGCTTCCAACTCCACCATCGCTGCCGCCCTGCTGGGCTACGGCTACGTGCCGCTGTTCAGAAGCGCCTGGGTCAACCGTACAACGACCGTCTGCAACTCCGACTTCCGCTTCTACAACATGCTCAACGGGGCAGTGATCCACCAGTACTACTGGAACGGCACAGCCTGGGTGAGCGGTGCCGCCCCCTCCAACGGGGGCACGCTTGTGAACCCGAGTGATGTCGTCACCAACGCTGCGATTTCGGCTCTCCCGGCCAACGAACAGGTCACCGCCTGCTCGTTGTTCGGCTACTACTCCAGCACCTCAGCGCACTGGACATCCGGGCAGTCGGCCACGATCGCTGGGAACGTCGTTCACTGGCACTGGACTGCGGCCAGGGGCTACTGGGCACCCGGCGCTGCGCCGTGAACCTGAGATGATGTGTCGTGAGCCGCTTCCTAGAGTCTGGAGTTCAACGGACACTTGAGAGTGGCGCTCAGCGCACTCTGGAGAAGCCTGAAGTAGTCGCCACGATCACCACCAACTGGGGTGGTTGGTCTGGTACAGCCACCGCCACGGTTGGTCGAGCAGCGACGATTGCTTCCAACTGGACATACCTGCCCTGGACCGCTGCCGCCATCCCGACGGTCGCTGGCACCATCACCGAGAGATGGTCGTGGACGGCGACAGCCACGGCTGTTCGCGCGACTGCTGCCACCTCGTCTCAGTCCTGGGGAACGTGGGCGGCAACAGCGACCGCTGTCCGAGCTACTGCAGCGACCTCCGCTCAGTCGTGGGGCACCTGGGCGGCAACAGCGACGGCGACGTTGGAGCACCCGGCTACAGCACTTACCTCCTGGGGCACATGGGTAGCAACAGCGACGGGGACAGCCTCTTCCATTTGGCCTGCCACTATCACATCGAACTGGGGCGGCTGGTCGGCTACAGCGAGCGCATCCGTCGAGCACCCAGCCTCTGCTGTCTCGTCGTGGGGAACCTGGGCATCCACTGTCACAGCCGTTCGCGCGACACCAGCATCGATCGCTACGTCATGGGGAGGTTGGACGGCGACAGCGATGGCGACGCCGGAGCTCTCCAGCGTCATCCTCACCAACTGGGGTGCCTGGGTCGCGACGGCAACAGCCGGGGTCGAGCACCCGGCGTCGGTTACCACGGTGTGGAACGCCGTTGCGCCATCGTTCTCTCCCAGTGACATACCGGGCCTGACTGTCTGGCTAGAAGCCAACGCGCTTCCACTCGGGCCGCTCACATCGTGGTCCAACCAGGGCAGTGCCGTCGATATCCCGGTGATCGGCACCCCGGAGCCTGTTGTCCAGGGCAACACCCTCAACGGCCTGTCGAGCGTGCGCTTCAAGATCAACGAGGGCCGGATCCGCATGAGCAGCGGGACGGGCGTCAACATCGACTGGACGCTGGTCTACGTCGGGCGGATCATCCCTGGCGGTGCGATCGGCCGCGTCATCAGCGGCATCTACCCACCAGCCAACCTTCTCGTCGGGTACTGGAACGGCTTTGAGGATGTGTGTTACGACGCCGGGTTCACCAACCCGAACACACAGACACCCATGACGGGCGCATGGAAGATGTACTCGGCTGACGGGATCACTGGACTGACCCGCTTCTTCGGTGACGGGTTGCTCCTCGGTACGGCGGCGACCTCTGCCGGTTGGTCGGACACGTTCGCCATCAGTGGCTACGACATGAGCACTGCGGAGACGTGCGACGCCGAAGTGGCCGAGGTGTGCCTTTACGACCGTCGGTTGTCGGGTGCCCAGCGCAAGAGCGTCGAGGATCACCTGCGGGCCAAGTACCTCGGCGCAGGAGTTCCGGCAGGCGGGGGTGACTTCTGGATCGCCACTGCCACGGTCAGTCACCCGGCCAACGCTGCCTCGAGTTGGGGCACATGGACGGCCACCGCAACCAGTGTTCGATCGACCGATGGTGCCATTTCTTCTTCTTGGGGCACCTGGACAGCAACGGCTGTCGCGGCTCCTGATCACCCGGCCACTGTCACATCGGTATGGGACGCCTGGACCGCTACTGCCGCTGCCATATCGGAGCACATCGCGACGAGCGTCACGTCGTGGGGCACCTGGACCGCTACTGCGACTGCTGATCCGATCCAGCGCAACGCATCGGTCGCCACCAACTGGGGTGGGTGGACCGGGCCAGCGACTGCTGAGGTCGAGCATCCCGCCACCATCGTCAGCTACTGGGGTGGGTGGCTCGGTACGGCCGAAGCGTTCCCGGTCATTTCCGGCACGGCCATCAGCAACTGGGGCGGCTGGGTTGCCGATGCCGTCGCTGTCCGCGAGACCAGTGCTACCTCTGATTCTCCGTGGGGAGGGTGGACGACGACGGCGATTGCTGTTGTCGAGCGTTCAGCCACTGCCACAGAGGTCTGGTCGTGGGCAGCAACAGCGACGGCGGTCCGAACGACCGCAGCCTCGAGTACGGCCGATTGGGGAACGTGGGCGGCGACAGCGGTAGCCGTTGTCGAGGATTCGGCGTCGATCGACACGCTGTGGGGTGGATGGGCAGCGACCGCTACGGCGCTCGTCGGCCACACGTCCACTATCACATCGCTTTGGGGTACGTGGGCTGCGACAGCGATCGCTGACCCGATCGCGCACATCGCCTCGATCTCCACCAACTGGGGTGCTTGGAGCGCCACAGCGATCGGCACCCAAGAGGGCCAGGCGGTTGGGTTCATCACCACCAACTGGGGAGGCTGGACCGCGATCGCGGTCGCCTTGCCGATATCCCACTATGGGACCGTTGACACGGTTTGGGCGTGGGCGGCGGCAGCCACGGCCGAGGTCGAGCACCCAGCGACGAGCGTCAGCGACTGGGGCACCTGGACAGCGACAGCCACGGCCCAGCCGATCCAGCGCAACGCCAGCATCACCACGTCGTGGGGCACCTGGACGGCCAGCGCCGAGGCCATTCACACCGTCTACGCCAGCGTCGAGACATCGTGGGGCACCTGGCAGGCCGTTGCTACAGCGCAGGTCGTGGCCGAGGAGATCGACGCCACGATCACGACGAACTGGGGGCTGTGGGACGCCACTGCGGTAGCCATCCCTCTGGTAGCAGCGTCTGCCACCACCAACTGGGGCACGACGTTCCTGGGGTCGAGCGCCACCGTTGAGCACCCAGCGTCGATCACGACGACATGGGCCTGGACGGCAACGGCGAGCGCGACGCGCGCAACCGCTGCCACGATCACGTCGGACTGGGGGACGTGGACGGCGACCGCTGTTGGCGACGCGCACGGCATCACCACCTCGGCGTCGATCAGCACCAACTGGGGGGCGTGGAGCGCTACTGCCGTCGGTGTCGTCTACATCAACCACCCTGCTTCCATCACCACCAACTGGGGCCGGTGGATCGCTACAGCGGAAGTCTCCGTCGCTGTTCCCGGCCTCATCACTGCGGACTGGGGCACCTGGACCGCCACGGCGCTGGCGACCATCGAGCGCCAGGCGTCGATCCTCACGGTCTACGCGGCGACCTTCAGCGCCACCGGAACCGTCGAGCACTTCGCTCTCGCCTACGGGGGCTGGGACACCTGGGATGCGCGGGCGTTCGCTGTCGCTGCCGGTCGTGGGACCACGCTCAACGAGGCTGACGTACTATTCCTCGGAGACGAGGCCGTCGATCGGGTGTACTGCGGTGACGAACTGGTGTGGGAACTTGTGTAGATCGGAAGGGATACCCAGCTATGAACCAGAACTACGAACAGGTCGCAGCGCTCTTCGCTCAGGGCAAGCTCACCTGGCAGTACGACTCGATCCTTGCTCTGCTCTGCACCAATGTCTCATTCGACCCCGTCGCCAAGACGGTGGCCGACCTCGGTGGCGAGCGCGGTGGCGTCCAGCCCATCATGGGTCGGTACTTCGAAGACGGGCAGGCGATGGGTCTTCCGGTCGCCTTCCAGAAGGTGTCTGCTGCCACTCCGTATCAGGTCGTGGTGGCCCAGGACGTGGGCAACGGCAACCCCAACGTGCTGGCCTTCATCGACACCAACGCCGATGACTCTCCGATCACCATCGCGCGCACCGGCACCCTGATCATCCGGCCTGTGCTCCCGGCGGTCCCGCCCGACGACAAGCCGCCCACCATCGGGGTGTGGATGCGGCTCCCAGCGTAAGGTTGAGGCATGGCTACAGCGGTCGATGTCGAGATGGCGAGTGGGGTCCGGTCCCTGGTCCGCGACTTCCCGCAGTACTTCGAAGTGGAGGAGGGGCCGGTCCAGGTCTTGACGATCCGGCTCCCGCACCCGCTCGTCTCGCCTGGCTCGCTGCAGGTCTACGTCACCCCGGACGCCGACCCGACTACGCCGGCGCTCACCGACAAGTGGCAGCTTGATGAACGGAACGGGATCCTCAAGCTGACCGATGAGTCATATATCGGTCAGAGGGTGCTGGTAGCCGGATATCACTACATCTGGTTCTCAGACTCCGACGTTGCTCGAGCGGTCCAGAACATCTCGGACGAGGTGCTCTACACCACGCCGGGGCAAGACCTCAGCGAGGTCGATCCTGCTGTGTCCGAGGTTGCTCAGATGGGTGCGGTCGTCCGTCTGCTGTGGTCGCTGTGCATCGAGCTAGCGCTCGACATCGATGTGTCAACGCCCGAGGGCATGTTCATCCCGGCCCACCAGCGCTACGCCCAGGTGCTGCAGATGATGCAGTACTGGGAGAACGAGTACCAGACGCGCGCTCAGTCGTTGAACCTCGGCTACGGCGCTCTGGAGGTCTTCAAGCTGCGCCGCGTCGCCCTCACCACAGGTCGCTACGTGCCGATGTACCAGAACCGTGAGATCGATGATCCGCGCTGGCCCAAGCGGCTGTACCCGCCCATCCCCGACTACACGATGGGCGTGGTCGATGACGGCACGGTCGAAGTGATCGATGGCGTTGAGATCTACGACCGCTCATCCGCTCGCCGCAGCACAGGCGCTGGCTACCCGGCCGTCGGTCCTGGCTGGCTCGGGGTGCCGTGATGAAGGAGCAGCACACCGAGCACACCGGGTGGTGCAAGGGCAAGGACGCCAACGTCATGTGGGACGAGGACACCAACGTGACGCGGTGCGGAGAGTGCGGGGCGCTCACCGAGGAGCGCGAGGTCGAGATGAAGATGCAGATGGCCCCGGAGCTCCTCGATCGGCAAGGGGTGTCCGATGGACACACGCCGTGAGGTTCGCCAGATCTGGAAGCACTTCGATCGCCACTACGGCACCATCGGTGAGGGGCTGATCTACTTCCGCTTCGACGCTGACGCCTCGAGGTACGACCGGGTTTACGACGAGGGCTACCGCCAGTACCACAAGGGCAAGGTCATCCCCATCCTGTGGGTCGATCAGCAGGAGGCCACCGAGGACTACGCCCCTGAGGGTCGTCGGCCCACGCAGCGTCTGCGCCTCGCCGTCTCGGCCAAGAACATGTACGAGGCTGGCTTCTCCGTCACCGAGACGCACGGCAACCGGGTCTACGACACCAGCCCCAGCGAGATCTGGCGGCGGGACCGGCTGCACGACATGTGTTACTACGACGGCCGCTACTGGGAGATCAGCGCCTACCAGATCCGCGGCCGCGCCAAGGGCGAGGACGTGATCATCGGCATCACCGCCATCGAGAGCTTCCCTGACGACGACATGAACTTCGACTTCCCTCCGGGGACCGCACCTGAGGTGGTGACACCATGACGATCATCGAACCGCTTCCGGCTGGTGGGTATGGCAAGGCCGACTGGGTGGACTACTCCAACTACTGGCGTGAGATCGACGCCGAGTGGATCATGGAGCGCGCGGTCCTGCGCTTCGCTACGACTGCATCGCGTCAGACGCAGTACCCGAACCCGAAGTTCGGGATGACGACCTACAACGAGGCGAGCGACAGGCTGGAGGCGTTCTCCAAGACGCAGAACACCTGGGTGCAGATCCCGCAGTGGGTGAACCTCGTCTCGTTGCAGGACACCGCTGCCGGTGTCGCCATCTCGCACAAGAACGCTGGCGGCAAGGGCATCACGTTCCAGCCGACGCAGACGGTGCTCGACAACCCGATCCTGGTGATGGGCGGCGTGCTCACCGTGGACGGCACCGGGGTCTCGATCAAGACCGGTGCCAGAGCGGCCAAGCTCACCACCGACGCCGCCAACCTCGTCTCCGATATCCCGATATCAGCGGCAGGCTTCGTCACCACCGGCACAGTCTCGGCGGGCAGCATCTCGATGAGCGGCACCCTGACGGCTCCGAACATCACGATGTCGGGCACGCTCACGGGCGGTGTGATCAACGGGACCAGCGGCACGATCGGCGGTGTCGCCCACTCTGGCAACAAGGCCACGGCCTCGGCCGGGTTCGACTCGCAGAGCGGTTCGTTCTATGGCGACAGCGGCAGCGCCATCATGCGTCACGTCAACCGCACTGGTCCCTATGTGCAGACCACGACTGGTGGCATCAACATCGGTGGCGGTGGAGTCCTCGACATCCTGGCGAACACCCAGGCTCGGATCTTCACCAACCCCATCCAGTACATCCGCTACGACGGTGCTCACACTGGCTACTTCGCTCCGCACTTTTGGGGCGACCCTGGCGTGGGCAACTGTCCTGAGGGATCGATCATGATCCAATGACCGTCTACATCAAGTCTGGTGGAGCTTGGCGCGCCGGCAACAACGGTCAGATCAAGATCAGGTGGGGCGGGGCATGGCAGACAGCCAGCTACATCTACGAGAAGGTCAACGGCGCTTGGCAGGACTCGGGCTACCGCGGCTTCCCCCTCGCACCGCAGAGCATTTGGGTCCACGCTTGGGACTTCAACAACGTGGCGATCGGCTTCACTGGCCCACCGGCCGGTGGCGCTCCTGTCGCGTACTACCGGCTCGTTCAGACCGACGCCAACGGCAACTGGCTCAACTCGGTCAACGTCGGTGGCTCACCGTGGGGCAACTTCGGCGTCGGCCAGGACGGGCGCTACCAGTTCTTCGTGCAGTCCGTCAGCGCTGCTGGTCTGGAGAGTGGCTGGTGCGGTCCGGTGCGTGTGCAGATCGGCCATACCGAGCTTGGGCACTACGGCACCGTGCAGCAGTCGCGTCCTTGGAGCTCGGAGCACATCAGCAGCGCGCGCAACAGGGACGATCCGTTCTGGGTCGGCGTGCCAGGCAGCGTCATCCTCACCGGCTTGCACTGGCGCAACATGACCACGCCGCAGTCGAGCGTCGTCACCCCCTACAACCAGCGCACGGTCAACCTGATCACTCAGACCGTCGATCGGGGTCCGCTCAACGACCACATCGGCCATACCATTCTCAGCGGCAGCAGCTATGCCTGGTGGGACTTCCCTCTCTACGAGTGGGGCAACGGCCAAGCCTGCGGCTTCGTAGCTCGAGGCTCTGGCTGGAGCACGACCGGCAACGGTACCTACATGCTCTGGTGCGAGGACATGTGGTGTGACGGCACGGAGTACTACGACGTGAGCGTGTACTACGTGGACCGCAACTACGCCGGCAATAGTTACTGGTGATGGAGAGCACAGTTGCCCTTGGGGCCATACGTCGGATCAGTGTCGATGTCGCCAACCTCACCGGCCAGTTGGCACTCATGCAGTCGGGTGTCGAGTTCGTCCGTCAAGTTGCCAACGAGGTCCGTCCCGACTCCTGGACGCGGGCGATGGGTGAGGACGCTGAGGGCCACGCTGATCTGGTGATCACGCTGCGAGGGGATCAGGTGGACGCGGTGATGCGATTACTCGCTGCGCTCGACGTGCTGAGCTAGGCTCCGGCCAGGCCATACCAAGCGGGTATGACCTCCATAGCACAGCATCGAGGAGTCCATGGCGCAGATCAGCATCAGCGCGGAGTGGTTCGCGAGCTTGTCTCGCTACATGGACAAGCTCCAGGCCGACACTGAAGCCGCCGCATCCTCTGCTGTCTCCTTCCTCCACGACCGGGTCGTGGAGCGTGCGCGTGAGACGCCCGAATGGTCCGACCTCGCTGACGACATCACGGTCTGGTCGCAGGACGGCTACATGTTCCTCGGTGTCAACAACCAGGACCGCGTCTCCGAGGCGATGGCCCTGGAGTACGGCGACGAGGTGCGTCCTCCCTCGGCGCTGTTCCGCTCCCTCTCAGAGGATGTGCGCGAAGCGAACAAGCGCTGGAAGGACGAGATGGAAGCCCACGGCTACATCTACGGGTCCGGGATCGTCGGGAAGCCGCTGTGATACGCCCGCTGCGCGACCAGCCTGACATCCACGAACACGTCGGGTTCCTGCTGGCCGAGGACGAGGCGCTCAAGAGTTACCTCACTGGTATCGAGGTACCAGGGCGTGATCCCGACTCGACGTGGGAGAAGGTGGGCGTCTGGTTCCGCTGGCCGCAGTCCGAGCGCCAGTTGAAGTACCCCTTCATCACGATCGACGCCATCACGGCCGAGCCTGCCTACGAGTTGTTCCACAGCAACCACCTCGAGAACACTCAGGGCCTGTACCGGCCGAGCGTCTCGCCCACGTTGCCGCCGCCTGAGCATGGCTGGGCGCTGCAGGACTACCAGATCCTGAACTACCTCCCGTTCCGGCTGGTGTATCAGGTGAGCGTCTTCGCGCGGCACAACCTCCACGACCGCTACCTCCGGTCGATCTTCGCCACTGATGTGTTCCCCCAGCGACCCTTCTGGATCGCCTGCGACGCTGATCAGACATGGCGGCGCACTGAGCTCATCGGTTACGCCAACACCGACCAGTCCGAGACATCGGAATCGGGCACCAAGCGGATCTTCCGCAAGGTGTACACCGTCTCACTGCTTGCCGAGGTGCCGCAGACGCGGTTCCTCGACGCCAGCTTCTACAAGGTCTTCCGGGTCCACCTCGACGCCTACACGCGAGATGGCCTGGAGAAGCTCTTCGAGATTGACCACGAAGGGCAAGAGGTTCTGACACCTCAACCGTGACCGCCATCAGGCTCGTACAACCAGTCGTCGCACTAATCGGATCCACCAACTAGCAACCTTCCGTCAGGAGCGACTATGCCCATGTACTACCGCCGTCCAGGCGTCTACCTCGAGGAGTCACTACTCGTCAACCCGTCCGACGTGGCGGGCACCTACACCGTGGGTGCCTTCGTCGGGGCTGCCGAGAAGGGGCCGGTGAACGAGCCGATCCTCGTTGAGTCCTGGAGTGACTATGTCACCGTCTTCGGTGGCCTCAACCCGATCTCGCAGCCTGCGCTGGCTGATCCCAACGATGTGACCGGCCGTGTCACGACGCCGGTCCCCGCTGACCTCACCGCCATCAAGGCCCATGCCACCTACGGTGACGGCAAGTACCAGACGCCATTCGGCGGTGCTGCTTTCACGGCGGGTCAGTACGTCAAGCTCGCTGATGGATCCAAGGCCCACTTCACGCCGCACTCCCCTGCGGGTGTGTGGGTGGCCGGTGCCTTCCCCGGCACGCCGGCAGCCATCCCGGTCACGCCCAAGGTGCTCTCGTACCTTCCGTTCAGCGTCTACTCGTACTTCCAGAACGGTGGGCGGCTGTGCTGGGTGATCCGAGCCACGCCGACCGCGGCCCCTGAGAAGGGCACCGCCTCGACCATCGCTGTCAACGGCCAGAACACTGGGTCGGGCAACCTCACCAGCTTCACGCTGAAGGCTCGCTCTCCCGGCGTGTGGGGCAACGGCCTCAAGTACGGCCTCACCACGCAGAGCACTGTCGGTGCCGGCGCGACGGCCGAGGACGTGTTCGCCCTGCAAGTGCTGATCCGCAACAGCGAAGGCAACGACGAGGTCGTGGAGACGTTCCCGTCGCTGTCGATCAAGGGCGAGATCCCAGGCACGCGGCGCATCGACACGGTGATCAACGACTCGGCCTCAGGCTCGCTGTACCTCTCGGTGTCGGGCATCAACGAGCAGCAGCCGCGGCCGATGGCGACCGACGACCCTGTGGTCCTGGCCGGTGGTATCGATCCGTCGATCCCTGACGCTGGTGACCTCCAGGACGCCGCCGAGATGATCACCAAGGTGGAGGGTCCGATCGCCCTCAACATCTGCGGCTACCTCGCTGACGCATCGAAGGCCGACACCTCCGAGTTCGCCTCGTCGTGGGTGGGTGCGACCATCCCCTCGACCTTCTTCTCGGACCGGCAGGACATCTTCATCATCAACGACTCGGCTCCTCCGCGGAACCCCGGCACGTCGTCGTCGGTCTACAAGACGCAGATCGTCACGTCGCTCGGGGCCAACACGGGCGACAGCTACTCGGCTTCCTACGGCCCCTGGCTGATCATCCCCAACCCGGCTCGGGTCGGGACCACGATCAACGTGCCTCCGGGCGGGGCGGTCGCCGGGATGATGGCGCGCGTCGATGCCACCGTCGGCGTGTTCCGCGCGCCCGCTGGTGTGATCGCAGGACTCAGCAACGCCGTGGGCGTGCAGACGAAGTTCACCGACACTGAGCTCGGTGATCTCAACTCGCAGAACATCAACGTCGTCCGCTCCGTGGTCGGCTCGGGGATCTGCGTGATGGGTGGCCGCACCCGCAAGACGTACGGCGCTGACCGCTACGTCTCCGCTCGTCGGACGCTCATCTACATCAAGGAGGTGGTGAAGCGCTCGACCCAGTTCGCCGTCTTCGAGAACAACGATCAGCGGCTGTGGAGTGCCCTGCGGATGTCCGCAGAACGCATCCTGCGGCCTCTGTGGGAAGCAGGGGGGCTGCGCGGTGCCAACACCGCTCAGGCGTACTACATCACCTGCGACGACACGATCAACACCCCAGCCGTCATCCAGTCGGGCGAAGTCCGCATGGAGATCGGCGTGGCGTTGGAGTACCCCGCTGAGTTCGTCGTCATCAAGATCACCCAGTTCGATCGTGGCTCCTTCACGACCGAAGTCCAGCCGGTCGCATAGGCCAGAGGAGTAACACATGCCAAGCGCACCATCCCTGGCGGATCGGACCCGGCTTCGGGCCGACCCCGTCAGGAACTTCAAGTTCCAAGTTCAGATGTTCCACTCGGACGCCACCCTCTCTCGGCAGATCGCTGAGATGGGGTTCATGGTGGTCGAGGGCATCGCCATGAACACCGACATGGTCCAGTACCGCGAAGGCGGCTGGAACACCAACCCGCACAAGCTGCCGGGGCAGACGGACTTTGCTCCGCTCACCTGCTCGGCCGGCGTGTTCTACACCAAGCCCGGTATGTGGAACCTCGCCAAGCAGATGTTCAGCGTCCAGTGGGGCGCTGGCACCATCGGCCTCGGGGAGGAGTTCCGCTATGACATGGCGGTCCGCGTTCTCGACCACCCTGTCACCGACGGACCGGCCTCCGGTTCGACCGGTGACACCTCGGGGGCGATCCTCGCGTTCGCCTTCTACAACTGCTGGACCGCCAGCATCGGCTTCAACAACCTGAGCGCGATGGAGAACGCCGTGCTGGTGCATCAGATGCAGGTCCACCACGAAGGCTTCGACGTGTTCCACGGAGCACAGGACGCGGCCAACCTGCGGCACTCTGCACAAGCGCTGCGCTGACTCAACCAACGACCGGAGAACTAGACGTGACAACGACTGACGTGTTCGCCTCTGAACAGGCGGTGCAAGACAAGCAGCAGACGCTGCGCGAAGCGAAGGAAGCGATCGCGGGACCGGTGCCTCTCATCGATGACGCACCGGACCCCGTGATTAAGCTGCCGAGAGGGCTGTTCCATAGCGGCATATGGGAGCGTGAAGCTGTCTGCCGCGAGCTCACCGGGGTGGACGAGGAGGCGCTCGCCAAGGCGACCACCCCATACCAGTACTTCAACACGGTGCTGGCTCTCGGTGTCACATCGATCGGTTCCTTCGACCTGTCGAAGCACTCGGTCCCCGAGCGTCAGTACTTCCTCAACGACCTGCTGATCGGGGAGCGTGAGCAGATCTTCCTCAAGGTGGTGCAGGTGTCGTTCGGCAACTCGCGCGACATCGGCTTCACCTGTCAGTCGTGTGGGGTAGCGCAGGAAGTGCATCTCCTCCTCGACACGGACTTCCCGCCGACGAAGGTGGAGAACGTGGACGCCACGACCTTGGAGTGGACCACCTCCAAGGGCGAGGTGCTCACCTACCGGGCTGCCCTCGGCTCGGACCAGGAAGAGGTGATGGACAAGAAGGGCCTCAGCGTGGCCGAGCAGAACACGTTGATGATCAGCCGCTGTGTCACCAAGCGCAACGGCGATCTGGTCACCGACCCGATGGGGTTCGCACGGTCGCTGTCGATGCGCGACCGCCAGAAGTTCCTCGAGCTTCTGGTCGAGCGCCAGCCGCAGATCGACCTCAACGTCACTACGACCTGCGCCTCCTGTGGAGCCTCGCAGACGTTGGGCATGGGATGGGGTGACTTCTTTCGTAGCTAACGATCAGGCGCTGTACGTCAACTACGACGTGATCGCCTCCAACTACAGCGGATGGACCCTGAGTGAGATACGTGCGATGACCGGACGACAGCGGAGCTACTGGCTCAAGATGATTACCTGGAAGAGGGAGAAGGCGCGTGGCTGAGCCTGATGCTGCACGGGCCTACAACATGGGGCCTGCCGCGAACCTCAAGATCGACACTGAGGCCGCGCAAGCATCGATCTCGCAGATGGCTGCCGCCATGAAGGGCCTGGAGAAGGCTCTCTCCGACTTCGGCAACAACGCCTACGCCATCGCAGACAAGATCAACCGTCACCTCAAGTCCATCGGTGACACAGCGACCAAGGTCACCCAGCAACTCGCTGGGATGGGTAGCGCGCTCAGCGCAGCAGGTGCGGGCGGCGGCGGCGGTAGCGGAGGCGGCAACGTCCCCGCTGCCGCAGCGCAGTCATCGAGCAGTGGCGGTGGTGGCAACAGCGGCTGGATGTACAGCGCAACGTCGTCGGCCTCGGCAGCCATCCAGAACGTTGTGGACAAGAAGCTGCCGGGTGGCCTCAGCCTCGGAGCCTTCGTCGGCTCCAGCGGCGACGACCTGACCAAGGACTTGGCGCTCGCCCCGTTGCGCTACCTGCGGTCGCGGATCAACACGAACCGTGACACAGCGATCATGGCCTCCGGTGGGCTGAACATGACCGCCAACCAGCAGGGCGTCAACACGGCGTCGATGATGTCCACGATCGCCAAGTTCCCTGGCTCGATCTACGGCACGCCGCAGGACATGATCAGCATGTTCGGTGACTCGGCCCGCCTTGGTGCGAGCTACAACTTCGGTGGCAACCCTGAGGGCCAAGGTGTGCGCGCCGCTGGTCTGTTCAAGGGCGTGCGCGAGGCGCAGATGCTCAACCCCCTGGCTCAGGTTGGTGGGCAGGGTGGCCTCGTCAGCCAGATCGGTGGCTACGCCGCTGACACCGGCTCGCAGCAGCGGGCGCAGATGTTCACGGGCGGAACGATGGGCATGATCGCTGCCGGCGGTCGCCAGAAGAGCCTCAGCGAGTGGGCCGAGTCGATCCTGCGTTGGTTCGAAGGTCTGCGGCCCGGAGCCAACCGCGGCAAGGGGTTCAGCTACGGCGAGTTGATGGCGCAGTACTTCCCTGGCAGCAACATCGACGCCTGGTTCAACACGACCGGCGTGCCGCAGAACATGCGCGACTACTGGTGGACGTACGCCCTCAGCAAGACGAGCAAGGGAGCCTCCTCGACGGAGAAGGGCTTTGAGATCGGTGCGGACAAGGACAACGTCGCGTGGCAGCGCCTGCGCGCCGGGTCCGAGCTCACCCGCACCGAGTTCAGCCTCGCCGGGAAGATGTCAGGCCAGTACGCACAGCGTGAGGGCAGCAACCGCTGGTTCAACGAGTTGATGGGGTCGATCCAGGAGAAGGTCATCCCGGCCCTCTCCAACTCGATCTTCCGTTGGATCCAGTACCTGCCTGACTCGCTGGAAGACCTCATGATGACCGGGGCCGAACGGGGCATGAACGAACTCGTCGGCGGCGGCGACGTGCCCAACGCCTTCGGCGGCATGGGCGACATCGGGGACGCCTACGGAGCGACTGGCGGCAACGGCCTCAGCGGTCTGCACCCGGACATGAAGTCCAAGGTCGGCGCGATGATGAAGGCCAACCCGAAGCTCCGCATGACCTCCGGTCTGCGCGACACCGGGATTCAGGAGCGGCTCCGGGCCAAGGGCTACTCCAACGTCTCGGGCAAGCCCAGCGCCCACACGCGCGGCATGGCTGCCGACCTCGGACCGCGCAGCCAGTACGGCTGGATCATGAAGAACGCCAAGAAGTTCGGGCTGGCCTCGGGCAAGAACCACGGTGAGCCGTGGCACGTCGGGATGCCGGGTGACATCTCTGGCGTCGGTGACGCGGACATCGGGGACAACGACTTCGACAAGTTCGTGGACAGCATCAAGGACGTGGCCTCCAGCCCGGAGGGCATGGCGGGCTTCATCACCAAGATCCTCTCCACGATGACAGGCGCGCTGGGCAAGCTCATCGGCGGTACGGAGCAGACGACGGCCTTCGCCACCGACGCCGACGACATGTACAAGCGCCTCGCTGGTTCGTCATCCAAGACCGTGCTCGGCATGACGCCCAAGGTGGGTGGGTTCGGTGGCGTGCTGGGTGGCGTGTTCAATGGTGGCGAGGTGCAGTCCTCCTTCTCGCAGACCGCCAAGGGTGAGTCGGTCGCTGGCACTGGTACTGGCTGGGGCGGCACGAACGGCAAGATCTGGAAGGGCACCAGCGCCTCTGGCCGCGGTGACAAGTACAACCAGACGGCGTCGCCCGACATCGTGGCGGGGATCCAGTCGAGCGACCCGATCGAGCGTGGTGTTGCTGTCGCCAAGGCTCTGCACAACGCTGGCTTCAGCGGTGACGTGCTGAAGAACTTCCTGAAGATCTCCTACCGTGAGTCGCACTGGACAGCCAACGCCTGGAACTCTGGCCCCGTCGATGAGAGCGGCGGCATCCTGCAGGCGAACCAGAAGCCGTGGACGGACAAGGGCAATCCGTCGCCGTTCACCCAGGCCGACGCCATGGACCCGCAGGCGGCAGCGTTCATCGCCTGGGACCAGTACCGCAATGTGTCACCGATGAACGGGCCTGGCGGTCCCAACACGATGCGTCCGTGGAACATCAACGGCAACCCCTTCGGTGGCATCCCAGCGGAGGCGGCGGGCCTCGCAGACCAGGCGCTCAAGAAGGCGGGCCTCGGTGATGTCGAGGCGATGGCGATGGCGTACAACTACCCGTCGCGCCAGGGTGGTGGCAACATCGTCTTCCAGAACGACTTCAAGCTCTCCGTAGGGGGATACGGGGGCGGTGCGAATGGCGGTATCGACGTAAGGCGCACCGTGAACCTCATCGCGGACCACCTCGAGGACGAGATGAAGCGACGACTGGTGAGGTCAGCCTGATGGCATACCAATACGGGATCAAGAACAGCTACAAGCCAGCGCAACTGACCCCGCACGCCTACGGGTGGGCGCGCGGCCAGACGTACTCCTCGGCCGACGTGCCGAGCCAGTGGGTGGACCACCAGACCAACATCTCGACCGACGCGCTGCGTCAGCAGTTCGCCTACGAGTGGTTCCAGTCGGGCGATCGCTCCGCTGGCTTCACAGGCGCACAGGGTCTGGTCAACCCTCCCTTCGTGAGTGGAGCAGCAGGTCGGCTGCACCCTCTGCTGCTCGGCCCTGACGGGGGGCCAGCGCGGATCCTGCGCGGCTACATCCGTCGTGCCGAGTACGACGTGAAGGACGACCTGTCGAAGTGCCGTCTCTACTTCATGTACAACCCCGAGATCATCACGCGGGAGTACGTGAGCTACCTGGAGCAGTCGGCGCTCGACCCGTTCAACACCGTGTACCAGAGCGGCAACGCCATCGCCCCGCCCTCCATCCTCAACTTCTCCTTCGAGCTCTTCTTCGACCGGCAGGAGGAGGCAGCAGCCGACCCCGACCACCCCGGCGTCTTCGTGGACTACCAGTTCTTCGACATGGTGGTCCGCAACGTCATCCCCAACGACCCGGCCCAGTCGAATAACACACTCCCCGACAACGGCGTGATGATGGTCAACCCACGCGACATCACCGTCGTGTTCTCACCGATGATCACGGTGCAGGGTCGGCCGACCAACGCTCAGGTGGTCTTCGAGAAGTTCACCCACCGCATGACGCCGATCCGCATGCGGATCCAGTTGCAGATCCTCGCCTCCTACTTCGGCCCCGTGCGCGACATGGTCGAGTACAAGAAGGAGGAGTTGATAGCTGAGGAGGCCATCCCGATCGATGACTTCAAGGCGACGGTGTATGACATCACCTTCGAAGAGGTCGAGCGCGCGGCCGACGACGCCGCCGGCATCCCTGGCGGGGTGGACTCGGGCAACGTGCAGTACACCGGCCAGCTTGGGCAGGCCAACGACGCCAACCACAAGATCAGGCTGCAGGCGTTGCAGTGGGCCTACGACAACACGCATCAGGGTGGCCCCGGTGCGAAGAACGTGATGGACCCAGGGTGGACGAACTACGCCCCGTCGAGCACACCCAACTACTGGTCGGCGCGCTTCGACCTGCCGAAGTCGGCTGACTGCTCGGGCCTCGTCACCCAGGCGTACAAGGCGATCGGTCACGGCACCACGATGGGCTGGAACAGCAACCCCGGCACGGCCTCGATGCCCAGCAGCATCAACAAGAACAACGGCATCTACGTCCCACTGTCCTCGATCAACTGGCAGACCGACCTGCTCCCCGGCGACATCTTCATCCGCCCCGGTAGCCCTGGGCACACCGCCTTCTTCGTGCGCTACAAGGAGGGCGGGTGCATCGTGTTCGATGCCGCCTCGACCACCTCGCAGCCCGAGGTAGGTGAGCGCGGTGTCACTGGCACCAGCAAGTTCACTCATCTCATCCGACCCACACCACTCGGTGCCACCGGCTCTGCGGCCCAGGCGTCGGGCTACAACGGTGGCGGGGGCGGGGGAAGTAGCGCCTGGTGATTAGTCCTGGATCCCGATACGAGGAAGCCGACCGTGGCTGGGTGTCGTGTCACGTCTACGACGTGTACGAGACCATCCGTCTGGAGGAGGCGACTCCTCCGACGCTGCGCTTCGAAGTGCGGAACCGCGAGGCCACGTACCGCGTCACCACACTGCCGCTGCCGCCACCGCCGCCAGCGGAGTACTACGTCAAGGACCGCGAGCACATGCCGTTCTTGGCGTTCAAGTTCATGGAGGACTCGACCCAGTGGTGGCGCATCGCTGAGGTCAACGTCCCCGTCTGGTATCCGCTCGACCTGCCTCCGGGCAGCTACATCAGGATCCCGTCATGAGCATGATGGACATGCTCGGCTCGCCGCAGACGAGCGGGCGCAACACCCGAGGGCGCACGCCGATCTACCGCATCATGCTCGCCGGGGAGCCGCTGGATGTCACAGTCCAGGACTGTTCCATCATGATGGGCGAGAACATGCACGACACCGTGGAGATGACGGTGTCCTCGACCGAGCGCACCACCACAGCGGGCCTGCTGGAGCAGCCGATCTCGTTCCTCTTCGGCCTCGCCCCGAAGACCGAGGTCTTCTGCGGTTACGTCATCGCGGTCGCTGAGAAGCAGAACGAGTCGGGCACGCTGACGTGGACCATGAGCATGACCGGTCCGACCAAGTCGATGCAGACGGGCAACCCTCGTTTCTGGACCCAGCGCACGATCCCCAGCGCCGTCGAGACGTTGACGTACGTCTCGTACCTCGGTTACGCGGGGCACGCCCATACCCACCTATGGCCTGCGCTGGCTCAGACCGACAGCAGCGACTGGCAGATGGCGGTGAAGCTGGCGACGCGGCTCGGGTGGTCGGTGTTCAACCGCTACGGGATCGTGCTGCTCTACGACCCGCTGCAGTTGTTCCGCGACCAGGGCAGCGCCGCCACGCTCATCTCCGAGACGTACACGCTCGCCAAGGCATCGATGGACGAAGAGCGCGTGCTCCTCGAGTTCGACCCGACCGAGGTGGCCGAGAGCAGCGTCGAGCAGCAGGGCTACAAGGTCGCCTACTTCAACAACGACCAGATGCAGGTGGCCCTGCAGAAGGGCGACCACTCCAACTACAGCTTCCTCACCGACTTCGTGATCCGTGACGCCAGCGAGGCAAGCCTCTACGTCAACAGCAAGGACAGTGACTCGTCTCGGTGGGCGCAGACGGCCAAGGCTCGGATCATGGGCAACGCTGCGCTCTACCCCGGCATGACCGTCGAGGTGATGACGACCAACGCGAAGTACTACACCGGCAAGTTCAACGGGCGCTGGCTGGTCCGTGCGGTGCAGCACAAGATGGACCGCCAGAGCTACCAGTCGAACCTGGCGCTCGCTCGGCCCGATGGCACCACCCAGGTCTTCACGGGTGGCTACGTGCCCTTCTGGCAGTCGCTGGGGAAGTCGAAGCCCGTCCTCACCCTGAGCCAGACGATGAACATGCTGCAGCCGGTCAACTCGATCGGTATCTTGCCGTCGTCCATCGAGAAGTGGCCGACCATCATCGACACTCCCTCGGCCAGCACCAACGTGTGGGTGTCGTCGTGGTCGAACGCCACGGTCAGGACCATCGCATCATGAGAGCTTTCCTCTGGCCCTTCTCGCTGGCTCCGGGTGGCAAGCTCGCAGAGACGACCGACTACGCACAGATCGTGCGCGGCCAGGTCATCGACGCCCTGATGACCAACCTCGGTGAGCGGGTGATGCGTCCGCGCTACGGATGTGACATCCAGGCTGCGCTGTTCGACCCGACCGATGAGCTCGTACGTCGCGATGCTGCCGGTCAGATCAAGCGTCGCTTGGAGCAACTGGTCACGCGTGCCATCGTTCGTAGCGTGACGCTCACCGCCGACGACCCCGAACCGGCGTATGTCACTATCAAAGTGGTGTATCGGCCGGCGCTGTACGCCACTGACGCTGAGATCGCTGTGCCCCTCGCCTCTGAGTTCTTCAACCGGCAGCGCGCGATTCCGATTGGAGAGATCTGATGCCCGACGCATTCGCTCAACTGGAAGACCAGGACATCGATTCCCGCGTCGTCCTCGACTACACCAGCCGTGACTTCACCGCCATCCGCAGCCAGTTGGTCGGCCTCGCCAAGGGTCTGATGCCCGAGTGGGAGACGGCAGGTGAGGCCAGCGACATGGGCACCCTGCTGCTGGAGATCTTCGCCTACATGGGCGACGTGATGCACTTCTACATCGACCGCACAGCCAGCGAGGCGTTCCTCGGCTCGGCCCTGCGTCAGCAGAGCGTGCTGTACATCGCCAACATGCTTGGCTATACACCGATCGGCCAGCAGTCAGCGTCCGTCACGCTGGAGTTCTCGATCAACGCCAACGCCACGGAGAAGGTGACGATCCCGAAGGGCACGCGGTTGCACAACGCTGCGAGCAACGCTGACGATCTGATCGTCTTCGAGACGGACCTCGAGGTCACCCTCGACCCGACGGTGGACCCGCAGATCCTCGTCGTCACCGGCTACGCCACCGAAGGCATCGTGCAGCACGACCGGCTTCTTGGCATCTGTTCTGGCTCACCGAACACTGAGTTCGTGATCCCCGACAAGGGCATCGTGTACGGCTCCATCTCGGTGACCTCGCGTGAGGGTGGGCAGTTGGTGGAGTGGACCTACATCGCCAACCTCTCGCTGGCTCGGCCGACGCAGCCGTTGTTCACCACGTTCCGCGATGATCAGGATCTGACGCACATCGTCTTCGGTGACAACGCCTCGGGCCGCATCCCTCCGGTCAACGCCGAGATCTTCATCACCTATCGCTACGGCGTGGGGGCCGAGGCCAACCTGCTCGGTCCCGGAGCGATCAACACCGTCGTCAACGACAGCGGTGACGACTGGTGGGGTGTCTCGGTGACCAACACCAACAACCCTGTCGGTGGCACTGACCCGGAGTCGATCGACGCCATGCGCCAGTCGATCCCTCGCGCCGCGGCGCGCATCAAGAACCGGGCGATCACGCTGCACGACTACGCCGACATGGCCCTGCAGGTACCGGGCGTCGCCAAGAGCGTCGCTCACGGCACCGTGTACACCGCTGTGCGGGTCAAGATCGCACCGACCGGGGGTCAGGGCACCGATGAGTACATGGTGAGGCTGTGCGCCGATGTCGAGGACTACATGTCCGACAAGGTGATCATCGGCTCGACGGTCTACGCCGAGCCAGAGACGATGGACGATCTCTGGCAGGACGTGTACATCCAGGTGCAGGTCCACGTCTCCAAGGGTTACAACCGTGGTGCTGTGCGCTCGGCTGTTGATGCCACCATCCGCCAGGTGCTCGCTTTCGACAACGTGGACTTCGGTACCCGCGTATCGATCGGCCAGATCTATCGTTCGGCACTCGCCGTGCAGGGCGTGGAGTGGTGCGAGCTCACCTGGCTCAGCACCACCGAGCCTGTCGATGACACCGACCCGTCCAATGGTGACACCATCACCGTTGCCCGCACCACCTATCGCGACGACACCAACACCACGATGGCTGACCCTGGCAACGGGGACTACCGGCGCAACAACACCACCAACCCGACGGCCTTCGCCTTCTCGCGCACCGACGAGACGGGTGCTCAGCCCAACATCGCTGGCATCCAGGTCGGTGACCACATCGTCTACAGCCCGGTAGGCGACCCCAACTCCTGGATGAGCTTCGTGGTCACCGCCGCTCCGGTGAACAACACGACGTGGTTCCAGGTGGCCGTCGCCAAGATCGATCAGGCCGCCGTCGTCAATCCACCGGGCAACAACAAGGACGTGGCCTTCTCGGTGCTGCGCTACACGCCGTCACCTGACTCGCTCGGAGGGGTGGAGGACATTGAGACGGACGAGCTTCTGATCCCGCGCATCACGCCCTACCCACCGATCAAGACGGCCAACGTTCTCAAGGCGTCGTTGACCGCCAACGTCGTCACGCTCACGACGACGGCGGCTCACAACATGCTCCCTGGTGAGACGATCGAGGTGACCGCTGTGACGCCGACGACGTACAACGGACAGTACGTGATCGTCGCCACGCCACTGGCGACCACGTTGACCTACGCCAAGACCGCCGGCAACCTGACTGAGGTCACGCTCGATCCGACCGGCAAGGTCGCCACCGTCAACCTCCCCGAGAGCGAGGTGGACTACCCCGACATCGATGAGGATGAGCGCATGCACGATGGGTTGTGGGTGATCGCTGACGGAGGGCTGCTGGGCACATGACCGACACTTGGTGGCCTGAGGGGTACGACCTCCCGGCGTTCCGCGTCAAGCGCCAGTCCTACAGCACGTCTGTGGGAGGCGACTGGGTTCGCGCGACCTCTCAGATCCAAGGCACGCTCAACGGTGGGACACTGCCGGTCATCCCCGCCGCGGATGCGTTCAATCGCACCAATGAGTCATGGCTGCTGGGGACTCCGATCCCCAGCAACGCTCCGTCGTGGCAACCGCCGCCTACGCAGCTTGACGGCAACGGCAACCCGATCATGCCAGCGGTGGTGACCGCGAAGACTGGTCACATCGTCCGCTGGGACGGCACCGCCTGGGTCAACATCGGGCCGGGAACAGACCTGCCCCATACCGCCCTTCGATATCCGAGTACGGCGGCTGAGCCATACGACCCTGACATCGCGCCAGCGATCCTCTTCGCTCGGCCCTTCGACTACAACACGATCGAGATCCTGTGGGGCTGGCCGGTCCAGTACGCCGACAAGTGGGCCGAGGTGGCACTGGTGCGCTCGACGTTCGGCCATCCCTCGACACCGCGAGACGGCACGACGATCTTCCGATCGCTGCGCGCCGACTTCATGTCCGAGGACGACGAGCCAGTGCTGGGTCCACCGCCTGTCGTCTACGACCACCCGCTGCCCACCCGGATCCCGGTCGGGGATGGCTGGGACACCGGCTTCGTCCCCAACGGGCGCACGTTCTACTACACGCTCTTCTTCCGCACGACGCCCATCGACTGGATCGTCGGGATGAGTGACTCATGCCTGTTGCCGCGGGACTTCCATCACCGCGAGCGCATGTGGGACTGCGTCCCTCCGTATCACCAGTGGGTCGATGACAACTACCGCATCGGTGCCGGTCACCTGCGCCAGTTCCTCAACGTCTTCGGCTTCGTGATGGACAACACGCGCGAGTTCGTGGAGGGCGTGCTCGACCTGCACCAGATCGACAAGACGCCGATGCCGTTGCTCAAGGGCCTGGGTGCCAACTACGGGCTGCCCTACGAGGCGGGCATCGGAGACATCCGGTACCGCGGACTGGTAGCCAACGCCCCCAACGCTCAGCACACTCGAGGTACCGCCGTCGGCCTGCGGCAGGTGATCGAGGCCGTGTCGAAGTACGAGACTCAGGTCACCGGCAGTCAGACGCTGGTGCTGTTCCCGGACGACAGCGACTTCTTCAACTCGACCGGCAACTGGGGCGGCGTTCACCCCCAGGCTCTGCCACCGGTACTTGCCCAGGAGCCATCGTTGACCTCGCTCGACTGGAGCAGCATCTACGTTGGACGCGTGAACGTGGCTCCTCCAACCGGCCGCGGCGTCATGCGTGTGTACACGACGAAGGCCCAAGGCTTGAGCAACCTGTTGATCACCTGTGGTGACGCTCGGATCCGCGATGACCCCGACACCATCCTTCGGCCAGGGGACGACATCCTGCCGCCAGCTACGGCTGAGTATCGCGATGCCATCCCGTTGACGGGTGGCATCTCCATCACCGCCGGCGTGCCCTACGGGTTCAGTGTGTGGGTCCAGGCACCCGAGAAGAACTTCACGGTGCAGGCCGTGCTCATCTGGATCGGTCCGTCCGGTGACGTGGACGAGGTGATTGATGTGTCACTCGGGATCCCCAAAGGTTCCAGCGGCACAGCGTGGAAGCAGTACATCGGCCAGGGCCTCGCCCCGGTGAAGACCAGCACCCTCCCTGAGGCCCGGTACCTGATCCCCGCCATCTACATCTTCGACCGCGTCGCGCACACCACCGTCCAGCGTTCGGCAGCGATCGACGTGGCCGCGGCCATGGTCTACCCCCTCGGTGACGAGAACTCGGTTGTCTCGGTGACGCCTCCTGATCGCTATCTCACCTTGGGCGACCCGTCTGAGAAGCTGGGTGAGCCGAAGGCAGGCTTCGAAGGCTTCGTCATCGGCTCGTCGCAGCGCGACATGAGGTCCACATGAGTTACTTCTTCACTGACAACTTCCGTCAGGCGCTGCAAGCCAACCAGGGGATCATGGATGGTCAGAAGATCAAGGTCGTGCTCTTCCGCTACGCCCCGGCGATGGGCTACCCCAACTCGGCGTGGACTGCTGCCAAGACCGTGCCCGAACTCATCGCCTCGAGTCCGGGGTGGGTAGAGGTCACTTCCATATCGGGATATCCGATGGACCTCCTGCTGGACGTGGGAACGCGCGTTCTCGGTGGGTCGCGCTACGTGATGTTCTCCGACTACCGCTTCACCGAGCTTCTGGAATCGGCCGAGATCCGTGCCATCGCCATCGTGCGCGTCGCAGCGCTTGGCGGTGTGAACGAGCCGCTGATCTTCGTGACCAACACGCCGGTCAACGGTGTCACCAACCTCGCACCGGATGACGCGCTCACGGCTAGCCCGGACTCCACGTTCCCCGACGCCACCAACCGCTGGCTGTTCGGCTGGTCCACGACAGCACCAGACCCCACCGAGGGACCGCTCGTCCTGTCGCGCGGCTCTCCTGACTTCGAAGTCAGCGGGTCGCAGCACGCCTGGCTCTACCCGCAGCGCGCCAACATGATCGCCAACCCGAGCTTCGAAGCACCGGGCACCAACTTCTGGTCGAGTAGCTCAGCGCTCGCGCGCGTCTCGGGAGGCGCACCTGGCTCGGGTGCGTGGTCCGGTAGCTGCGGTGGGAACTCTCCCGGCTACCTGACGCCGACGGTTGGCACCGTCACGACGCCCGACCCAGGGCCACTGCCCAGCGAATGCACGTTCGTCTTCAAGACACAGGGTCCGTTCACACGGAGTGGGTATCACACTGTCGCTGCTCAGACGGTTGCGGGGAACGCATCCTGGTTCCTGCAGCGACGGTTCCCCTCGGGAACCCTCCAGTTGGGTGCGACGACTGCTGTCGGCACCTACCCGTCGGCAGTATCCGGTGTCACTCTCGGGGCAACCACGTCGATCGATGAGACGTGGGCCATGTCTCTCGACCTGGACGACGGTGCGGGTCAGATGCAGTTGACGGCCTTCCATCCCGTGGGAGGGGTGTGGACGCAGGTAGCGACAGCGTCAGCACCAACGATGGCACTGGCCGATGCGTCATCACCCGTCAGCATCGGTGGCTACGACGGGGTCAACGCTTGGAACGGGCGCATCTACTCCGTCGAGCTTCGCACTGGCCTCGATCCCGCCAAGGGCACGGTGATCTGGAAGTTCGATGCCAGCGACTACCCCGGCACCGGCACCAGCTACATCGATCCCCGCGGCCGTACCTGGACACTCAGTTCTGCCTCGGCTATCACACCGAAGACCGGTCCCTTGCCAGGGTACGTCGTCATGGAGTCGAACATCTTCCCGACGCTGCTGGGCGAGCTCAACAGTGAGCAGTGGACCGTGCAGTTGATGGCGAAGGGCAGCGGCAAGCTCAAGGTGGGACTCGTCTACTGGGACGCTGACTACCGCATGACGGCCGTGGACTGGGGCGACGACGAGACGTGGGATCTGGCAGCAGGTGCGTGGACCCACGTCGCCACGCACCGACGCGCGCCCGAGGCAGCGATCGCGATGGTGCGCCTCGAGCTACAGGGTGACCTGCTCACCATCGACCGTGTGCTGGCCGAGCGTGGCTACCTCAAGGATTGGCTGTACTTCGACGGCGACGAGAAGTACGGGGCACGCGACGACTTCTCCTGGTACGGCGGCAGCAACCGTCAGGGCCAGACCTACAGCCTCTGGTACAACCACCGCAAGGCTGTGACGGGCCGTCTGTTCGCTCGCACCGTCGATCCCAACGACCCCTCGCAGAACGTCACCGACGAGGACATGGAAGAGCAGGGTCTGGTCTACCGCTGGGTGCCGGCGGGGATCACCGTGGTCCCGCACCTCGACATCTTCTATCCGTTCGACGCTCAGAACCCCTTACCTCCCAAGGCGGCAGGCATCCTGCCGTACTGGTCAACGGGAACACCGGACGGAGTCGTTAGCCCCTGGGGGTGATCAGGAGGCTATGTCACGTACGACATGGAGCCGAGTCGGCTCGGGCTTGACGTGACTCATCGGGTAGACGGCAGGCGGGTTCCGCATGGCGGCTTCCTTCTTGATCGCTCGCACTGAGCGCCAGCGGCGGGTGCGGTGGTCGAAGGTAACTGGTACCCGTCCCTTCCAGAGGATCGTGGCTTCCACCACCACCCACGAAGCCAGCGCACCCGCTGCCAGCCCCTCAACCACCGCGCCCGCCGCTGTCACGGACGGGAGACTATCACATCCAACGTGACCCCAAGATGATGACTGCTAGCAGCAGCACCATCGATGCCATGAGGATGACTTCACCCTTCGGTGAGAGCTTCTCCTTGGGCACTCAGGCGAGCGCCTTGGTGAGCCGCTCGCTCCAGCGCTCCCACAGGATGTCGGCAACCCGTTCAGCGAGGGCGTCGGCATCAAGGTGGCCGTTGGTCGAGACGATGTCCACCTCGGCCACCTCAGGCACCTCGCTGACCTCGGCGGTCGGAGCCGGGGCCTTGGCCTCGCCCAGGATGTGGTCGATGTAGGTGGTGGCGCGCGTCCGCGGCGGCAGGACGATGCCGAGTGAAGCGGCGACCTCCTTGACCTCCGACGGCTCCATCTCCTCCAACTCCTCGCGGGTCGGGACCGAGGCGGCAGGCGTTGCCGGCGGCTCCTCGAGCTCTGCCTCGACTTCTGCTGGTACCTCGGTATCGGCCTCTTCCGTATCGGGCTTCGGGGCGGGCCGAGCAGCAGCCTTCTTGGCGACCGCCTTCTTCGCCACGGCCTTGGTCGGCGTGGGCTTCTCCTCAGGCTCAGGCTCAGCCGCACCCTCGGACAGATCGATCTCGACCAGCCCGTCGTTGAGTGCCCGCGTCGCGAAGCCGCCGTCGTACGCCGCCTGGATCACGCCGTTGAGCCAGCGGTCCTCGGCAGCGGTCACGTCGTTGGTGTCGAAGAACAGCGCCAGCACCTCAGCCGTCTCGCCCTCCTCGGGCTTGGACTGCATGAGGCCGACGACCTTCTGCGACAGCTTCTTCGCCGTGTGGACTTCCTGCGGCGCGGTGTAGATCTCGCTCATCGACTCCGGGTCGTCGGTGACGACCTCGTAGTAGATCTCGTTCTTCTCCAGCCACGTCACCAACGCCTTGTCGGTGTCGGTCGGCTCGCTCTTGCCCTGAACGAGGAACCAGAAGCTCTGGCCCTCGGCTTCATCGCTCTTCCACAGATCGGCAAGCGTCTCTGTGAGTTCTCGACGGGTCATGTCTCCGTCGCCAAGTACTGCGTGCATTGTCACGTTTCGGTGCTCCTTCTGGTTGTCCGGGAGAGGCAGATTAGCCTCTGCGACCGAGTCGAACTAGTACTCCAGCACGAATCGCGTCGGCAGTTACTAGTAGCACATCTGACACCCGTGTGAGGAATGCAGCGCCGCCACCCACACCCACGCCGAGGTACCACTGGTCGATGTCGATCAGCAGGGCATAGCCGAGGCCGATGACGATGGCGAACACGTAGCCGAACCAGTCGGGGGTCGTGAACACCATCCCCAGGATTGTCCACAGGATCCACACACCCAGTACCGCGAGCAGCCAAGTCATCCTTGCGACCCTACTGCCGGTATGTGATACGTTCCGAGGTCCAGGCCCCGCCATCCGCCCTTGGGGACGCGGAGAAGGCCCGAGCGTGAACTCGGGCCTTCTCAAGACCTGCCACTGAACTGCCTCAGGAGGTCCACTACGTGCGCGAAAGTAACACACCACCAAGATCCAGGCAAGCCGCACAGCGTGCTGTAGCAGGAATGACACGTCCAGAAGGCATGTCGCGCGCTACGTGGGAGGGCGTCCACCGTGTGCTCACCGCCATCGCTCGCTGCTACCCGAAGGCGTACCCGAGCCAGCAGACCTTGGTCGCCCGGACGGGCATCCCGATGCGATCGCTGCAGCGCTACATCCACAGGGCCGTGGACGCCGGATGGCTGGTCGTGACCCCCGACGCAGGGGCTGGGCCGAAGCGCTACATGGGGTCGAAGACCAACCTCTATACCCTCGATCTGGCGGCATGCTATGCCGCCAAGTTGGCGCGCGAATGTACTTCGTACTCCTACGGAGTACTCAGTGAGACTCCGTCTCCCCTGACTTCGTCAGGGGTTCCGTCGTCACCTCGGCCTGCGGCCGAGGGCAACCCTCCCTCCGGTCGGCCGAGAGGATCTACCGTGGTGTCGATGAGGGAGTGGACCGACGAGCACAGCCGCGACGTTGGTGCTCCTGCGGCTCCATCCCTGCGGCGAGCGAAGCGCCCGTTGCGAGCGAACCCTGATGAGATCGTGAGCCAGATCGATTCGAAGCGCCGCCGCAAGAAGCGCGCTCCGAAGCCGCCGCCGAAGGAGCGCCGCATGGCTGAGTACTTCGCCGTGTGCTGGGAGCAGATGCAGGTGGACTCCGGTCTGCACAAGGACCGTCGCGGCCTGGAGAGCCTCGGCCAGGCGGCGACGTACATCAACGCTCACTTCAAGGAACGCACTGAGCTCGAGATCCGCACGATGATGGAAGAGTTCGTCCACGCCGTGCGGCAGGGCCATATCACACTCAAGAAGGGGCAGTCCGGGTGGATGTGCTTCACCGGAGCGTGGGGACGGCAGCGCCACGTTGATACGGGAGACATCTACGCCGCCTACCGGGAGAAGCCATGAGCCTGAGTGAACTGAACTATGCCGGCGTGTCGATCAAGAAGCTGTCCGACCCTGTGAAGGACGCCGTGCGGCAGTGGCGGCAGAACGTGCTCGCTGGCGAGGGCAAGCAGGGCCTGTGGCTGTTCGGCCCACGCGGCTCGGGCACGACGTACGCAGCGCAGGTCATCGTCGCTCGCATGGTCTACGACGAAGAGGGCTGGCTGGAGTCCGAGCACACCGAGGCCGTCGATCTGGTGACCCTGGTGCGCGCGACGTGGGGAGCGTCGAGCAAGCAGCGCGATCACTCTGACGACCTCGCTCTGTTCCTGGAGTCACGCGACATCGAGGATCGCCTCGACTACCTGTTCTACCGGTGTCGCCTGCTGTGGGTCGATGACCTGCACCACGACACCATCGACTGGAACATCTGGCGCAAGCACGTCCAGCCGTTCATCGAGCGACGCGTGAAGCACGGGATGCCCACCGTCGTCAGCACCACACTGCCGCCCGTGCATGACTTCCTCCCGGCCAGGGTCATCGACACGCACTTCATCACCGCCCTCTGCGATGCAGCGCGGTGACCTCGAGCTTTGGACTCGGCCGCGCTACGTCGTGGTCGTGGAGGGGGTGCTCTGCCGCGTCGATCCTGTCGTGACAGAGCGCCGCTTCCGCGGCAGCAAGGTGACCGGCTACAACGCCTCCTGGTACGACGTGCCGCTCAAGCGGATGCTGTACATGAAGGATCGCTGGCCCGACACGGCACAGGATCTGGTGACCTTCGTGAGCCAGGACTTCGCTGACCAGGCTGCCGAGTTCCTGGACGAGGTGGGCCTGCAGTACGACGAGATTCGATACCGGTCGTTCTCGGAGTTCGCCACCCTCCTCAGGTACCAGCGCGACGTGCAGCGGGTCTACGATTCAGACCCCACCCGTCTCGACCAGTACGGCCAACTCGGGCACGCCGTCGTACCGGGAGAGGACATCTGATGGATGTGCAAGGAGCGTTCCTGGCGAAGGTGATCATCCACCAAGACCTGCGCCAGGCCGTCAACGCTCGCATCTCCGAGGACCACTTCACCGACGACAAGTACAAGCGGGTCTACGGCTACCTCCTCAAGCACTGGAAGGAGTACAGCACCAGCCCGGACATCACCGTGGTGCAACGCGCGTTCCCCTCGATGGTGTGGGACGACCACCCGCAGCCGCTGGAGTACTTCATCAACGCCCTGCTGCAGCGACGCAAGTTCTCGATCCTGGTGGCTGGGCTGGACGAGGCGGCGAAGTACTACCACGACACCGACAACCCCGACGCCACCGATCTCATGGAGCAGATGCTCAAGGAGACGCTGACCGCTGCGGCTGTCGAGGGCAACCGCACCTACGACATCGACTTCACCTCGCAGGAGTACTTCGATGAGGTGCAGCGCGTCCTCAACGAGCGCGAGGCCGACCCAGGGTATTTGCGCGGGATCAGCACTGGCTTCTCGGGCATCGACTATGTCACTGGTGGGCTGCAGCCTGAGCACTTCGTGGTGCTGATGGGTATCCCGAAGAGCTTCAAGTCAGCCACCGCTCTGGCGATGGCGATCCGCATCCACATGAGCGCCTTCCGTCCGCTGTTCGTCGGTTTCGAGATGAGCAACATCGAACAGACCGACCGCACCCTGTCGCTGATCGCCGGCGTGAACCTCACCAAGATCATGAATGGCACGATGTCGGTGAACGAGCGCAAGCGCATCGACGCAGCGCACAAGGCGATGCTCGGCATGCGCTCGCTGCTGTTCTCCTCGGACATCACGTCGGGCATGACGGTGTCAGGCATCCAGGCCAAGATCCAGGAGCTACAGCCTGATGTTGTGATAGTCGATGGCGCATACATGATGCAGTCCGAGGAGGCCCGGTTCGAACCCGGCTCGGCTCAGGCGATCACCAGCATCTCGCGCGGCCTCAAACGGCTGGCGCAGTCATCGAAGATCCCGATCGTGGTCACGACGCAGGCGTCGCAGACGCGGTCGAAGGGCGGGCTGCACATGGGCAGCGCGATGTACAGCCAGTCGTGGGCGCAGGACGCCGACATCCTCCTCGGTGTCGAGCGCATCACCCCGACGACACCGGGGGGCAACAACGACGAGGAGAACGAGATCGTCACGGCTGGGCCTGTGCAGATCAAGTTCAGGGTGATCGAGAGCCGCTCCGGGCCACGCAAGAACGTGATCCTGGAGTGGGACTGGAGCGAGGGGTCGGTCGAGGAACTGGACCCGATGCTGCAGGCGAAGCGGCTACGGCAGCGACCGGACAAGCTCGCAGACGACGACGACGAGTACTAGGAGAGGGACCAGGCCGATGATTGAGTTGCTGGACATGCTGGAGGCCGCGGGGGTCCAAGGGCTACGTGAGACATCGAAGGAGATCGTGGGCCGTTGCCCCGGTCACTTCGAACGCACCGGCAAGGAGGACTCCCACCCCTCCTGGTCGGTCAACAAGACCACCTACCTGCACTTCTGCTTCTCCTGTGGCTACAAGGGCACGCTCAGCCAGTTGCTCTACGACCTCACCGGCTCGGCCCCTGTTGATCTGGTGGACGAGCTACGAAGGCAGTCCTTCCTCGGCCGCATGGCGGTGCGCGAGCAGCCTGAGGAGACGCTGGAGCCGGTCATCTCCGAGTGGGCGATCACCAACATCCTCGGTGACGTGCCCCGCCGGCTGCTCGAGCTCAGGTACCTCATCCGAAGCGCCATAGACCGATACCAAGTGCGCTGGAACCGGGATACGAGGCAATGGGTGATGCCGATCCGGGATCCTCGAGGCAACCTCCTCGGAGCGCAGTATCGCCAGCAGGGATCGGTGCTCACCCTCCCATCTGGCATGGCGAAGAGCCAGACGTTGTTCGGTTACGACACGGTGAAGGACGGGGACTACGCGGTGCTGGTCGAGTCACCGCTCGACGCCGTGCGCCTGTTCGGCGCAGGCATCCCGGCCGTGGCCTCCCTCGGAGCCTGGGTGTCGCGCGATCAGGTCACGCTCATGGCTCGCTGCTTCTCGTATGTCATCCTCGCCCTCGACAACGACAAGGCGGGGAAGGAAGCCACCGCCATCGTCAAGCCGATGCTCAAGAAGCAGGGCTGCGCCGCCATCGACTGGGACTACACCGGCCTGGTCGATGCCGACGGCGACCCAGCCAAGGACGTGGGCGACGTGCCCGACGACGCAGCGTTGCTCGCGGCCTTCACGCGAACGCGTACCTTTGGGCTATGACAGTCCATCGTTTCGACGGTGAGACATTCGACATCCGACTGGATGGGGTGCGTCTCACGGGTCAGTGGCGGGTGGTGTTCGACATCACACGGGACGGTGCGTGGCGCACCCTGGATGAGATCCAGGAGATGATCGTCCTCAGCGGCGGGGACTACTACCCCCTCCAGTCCATCAGCGCTCGCCTGCGTGACTTCCGCAAGGCCCGCTTCGGTAGGCACACGGTGGAGCGTCGGCGTCGGGGCGATCCACGCAGGGGTCTGTTTGAGTACCGGCTCATCCTCCGGTCCACGCCCCGCAAGAGGATCATCCCCCGCCAGTACTGTTGACATAGTGGAGCTACGCCCCTACCAAGCCGAGGCCGTCGAGCGCATCATCGCTCGCGGCGACCTGCTGCTGGCCCTCACCATGGGAGCAGGCAAGACAGCCACGTCCGTCGCTGCGGTGCGGAAGATGCGCCGGCAGCGCCAGGTCGATCACGGCGTGGTGTTCGCCCTCAAGAGCACGAAGGGCCAGTGGGTCCGCGAGATCAAGAAGTGGGATCCCAGGGCCAGCGTGCAGGTGGTGGACGGCGACAAGAAGGCGCGCGTCGCGGCCATCCGCAAGGCCCACCGCTTCAACTACACCATCCTCCACTACCAGTGTCTGATCCACGACTGGGAGGAGATCAAGCAGTACCTGCCGATCGACTTCATCATCGCTGACGAGGTCACGATGCTGAAGGGCTTCAGCGCGAAGACCTCCCGGCGGGCCAAGGTGCTGGGCAAGTCATGTCCCGTCCGTATCGGGCTATCGGGACAACCTGTCGAGAACCGGCCCGAGGAGCTCTTCTCGATCATGGAGTTCATCAACCCCGAGGTGCTGGGTCCGTTCCCCAAGTTCGATCGCACGTTCATCGAGCGCGACCACTGGGGCAAGCCGAAGAAGTACCGCAACCTTGGGCTGATCAAGCAGCGCCTGGGCGAGGCGATGTACCGCAAGAGCCGCGAGGACATCAAGGAGTGGCTCCCGGACATGATCGAACTGGAGATGCCGGTGACCCTCGACCCGGCAGCCATGGCCCTCCATGAGTACGTCAAGAAGGATCTGAGCCTGGCGATCGAGCAGGCCCTGGAGGCAGGCCAGGGCGGTGGCTTCAACCTGGCGGCGCACTACGGCCGCGCCGACGGTCACGGTGCCACCACGCCGATGGGCCAGGTCATGTCGCGCATGCTCGCCATGCGGATGCTGTCCAGCCACCCCCAACTGCTGCGGCTCTCGGCTGACCAGTTCGATAGTGAGATATCAGCAGCCGGGTCGCAGTACGCGAGCGACCTGAAGGCTGCTGGCCTGCTCGACAACCTCCCAGCGAACACAGCCAAGCTCGACGCACTGATGGAGCACGCCGAGGAGATCCTCACCGAGGATCCCAGGCACAAGCTCGTCATCTTCTCGTTCTTCAAGCCCATGCTCGCGATGATGGGTGCTGAGTTCGCCAAGAGGTCTGTCCACTGGGTGAAGATAACGGGGGACGTGAGCACGGCGCAGCGGGACGCCAACATCGTGCGCTTCAACACCGACCCCGACTGTCGGGTCTTCCTCTCCTCGGACGCCGGGGCCTACGGCGTGGACCTGAACCAGGGCAGCCACCTCATCTGCTACGACCTGCCGTGGAGCGCCGGGGCACTGTCTCAGCGCATCAGCCGCATCGATCGGACCAACTCAGCCTTCGATCAGATCATGGTCGGGTACATGTTCGGGGAGGGCACAATCGAGGAGCGGATGTTCAACATGCTCATCCAGAAACGTGCCGTGAGCAGGGCTTTCATCGACGGTGACTTCGATCCTAAGTCGGGTACGCTCAACCTTGACTTGGAGTCGCTACGTGAGTTTGTAGACGGTTAGTGCTATCACTCTGTAGCATGTAAGACATGGCGACAGCACGTAAGAGAGTCATCCCCAGGAACCAGTCCACTGCCGAGCTCACGCCGGCCGTCGAGGAGTACCTGCAGAACCGCTCCATGCGTGAGCGCTCCGAGTACCACGAAGGACGCCTCAAGAAGGACTTGATGGGCATCCTCGAGGCGGTCGGTGATCAGGTCGAGAAGCACAAGCAGGTGCTCGCGCTCGACGCTCCGTTGCCCTACACGCAGTACAAGGCGGGCAAGGCAGCCCCCAAGAAGATCGTCGGCATCGAACGCCGCGAGCGCGTCGCCAACCGTCTGGACGAGGACAAGGCGCTCAAGCTGCTCGCTCGCAAGGGCCTGACCGAGGAATGCACACAGACCATCGTGGCCGTGGACGAGGACGCCATCCTCGCTGCGAACTACGCCGGGAAGATCACCGACAAGGAACTGGCTGCTCTCTACTCAGAGTCCAGCACGTTCGCCTTCTATCTCACAGAGGATTCAGAATCATGAGCACCGCAGTCATCGACGCACCGAAGAACAAGGGAGGCCGACCCCCGATCAAGGGGGTGCGGGTCCAGTTGAACACGCGCACGCAGAAGCGAACGCGCGACCGCCTCAAGCGACAGGCCGACCGACGTGGCGTCAGCGTCTCGTACATGGTCGAGCGCGCGCTGCAGGAGAGCCTGGAGCGCTGGGAAGCCGAAGAGTTGATCGTTCACTGATGCGGACGCTCGCTGTTGACTGCCCGACCTGCCACGCAGAGGTCGGTGACCTCTGCGTGGTGGTCAGACCGCGGACCCGCTTCGCCGGGTTCAGGTACAACCCCTTGTGGGGCTACATCCACGCCCGTCGGATTCTTTCTCGCTAGTAGCTAGTGCTACGGTCTGCTCCTCACCTACCGCAGGAGTAACACAGTGCCCCGTAGACACCCACGCCTCAGTCAAGAAGATCTGGCTCACGCCATCTTGGAAGCCTCCCGCTGTGTCGCCTCTCGGCGTCACACGCTGGAGCCGATCCCGGCACCGCCAGGCACACCGAGGCCCGAGTTCGGGCACCTGTTCGTGCAGCGGTGTGTGCAGTGCGGCACCTTGGCCTACGACAAGGTGTCGCGCATCACCGGGCAGCGCCTAGCTCCTCGCACCTACGACAAGCCCCCTTGGTACACGCAGGCGTTGGAAGAGAAGCACGACCTCAGCTGGTGGCGCGCCACCTACTGGGACACACTCGACCCCTCCTACTTCCTCGGGCCTGAACGGGAACCCACCCCGATACGTGGACGGAAGAAGGCGTCGTGAAGACCATCCACACTTGGCTCGTCATCCGCAACGGTGATGACTTACGACTGGCGAAGCGCCGACCGCAGCTTGCGGTCAACGAGGTCGCCGTCGAGATCATCGTCACCTGTCCGACACCCCCGCGTATCGTGGGCACAGTGAACGTCGAGCTTCCCGAGCCGCCCCCGGCTCTCGCCACAGCAGTGGCGATCGAGTACCCCACCGAGGACGTGGAGGAAGCCCATCGTCTCTCCCTGGCGAAAGCCCTGGCGGCTGGAGGCAACGGTGAGTGACTCACTCGCAGAGCGGTTCGATGACCTCGACTACCCCGGCCGGCGCAAGCCGGTGAACCGGGGTACCAAGGGGGAACCAGCGCCCGATACCCCCCTATGGACCGAGAAGCCCGTCCGATACATGGTCAGCGGCCAGGTGGAAGAGTTCTTCACGATCTCTAGCCTCGCTGAGGCCCTCGGCTACTCGGTCCAATCCATCCGTGCTTGGGAGGACAAGGGGTTGCTCCCTCGCTCCCCGTTCCGCTCACCGCGGACGAAGAAGCCGGTAGCCGGGGGACGATCGAACAAGGGGAAGCGCCTCTGGACGCGGGAGCAGATCGAGGGTATTCTGCGACTCGCTCGTCGGCACAAGGTGATCCTGAACAAGCGACCACCGACTGCAGCGTTCGCTCGGGATGTCAAAGTCCTGTTCGAACAACTCACGTCGAGCAACACGTAACACACTGCACTAACACAACCCACGAAACGGAGTACACCATGGCAACGCCAACGAAGCGAGCCGCGCGTCAGATCCCACGCCAGCGTGATGAGGATGAGGACGAGGCCCCCACACCCAGCCGTCGAGCCGCCGCTCCAGTCGAGGAGCCTGAGGACGACGAGGCCGAAGACGAGGGCGGCGAAGACAAGCCGTCATCCCACATCCGTCGTGGCTTCTCAGCCGCACGCCAGGTGGCCGACTCCACCTCGAGCTTCGCTCAGGCGTTCAAGCTGACCGAGCAGATCCAGGTGATCAAGTTCCTGGAAGACGAGCCGTACGCGAGCTACACGCGTCACTGGATCGAGCGCATGACCCCGACGGGTCGCTCGCTCCGCAGCTACAACTGCCTCAAGAACTTCGGCAAGCCCACCTGCCCGCTGTGCGAGGCCGGGGACAAGGCCCAGGCGGTCAGCGCCTTCAACATCGCCCTCATCGGTGACGACGGGGTGCCGCTGCTCAAGACGTTCGACTGCGGCCCCAAGCTGCTCGGCATCGTGGAGAACTACGCCCGCGACCCGAAGGTCGCACCGATCAGCAAGGGCTACTTCCTCGCCAGCCGGTCGGGCAAGAAGGGCACCGTCAACTACCAGTTGGTCCCGATCAAGGCGCACAGCCTGAGCGACGACTATGACATCGAAGCTCCGACCCCGGAGGAGATGGCGAAGCTCGGGCTGTACGACGCCGACATCATCACGATGCCCAAGACCAAGGAGTTGGAAGGCATCGCTGCCGAGATTGCTGACGAGTACTAGAGGACGCGTGTGGAGCACGATGATGAAGCTGGGGGGACTCTTCGTCGTGCTCCGCACGTCCTCACCACGGTAGACGAAGTAGAGCAAGCGGTCGCTCTCTATAAGGACCGCCCGAACTTCGTGTTCGATGTGGAGACCACCTTCGGTGGCGCTGCACGCAACGAGCTTCGCTGGATCGGCATCGGTGCTGAGGGCCTGGTCCATCTGATCCCCTGCGGCCACCCGCTCGGCCCGGTGAAGAAGCCCCGGCACAAGGACAAGACGGCAGCGTTCCTCTTCTACGGGCCTGACGACGTGCGCTCGTACACGCCAGGCACGCGCAAGCTCCCCGTCGAGCAGCGCAAGCCGTCGTGGCGCGCGGTCGAGCACAACGTCGAGGCCACCTACTGGCCCCCGCCGACGCAGTTGTACCCGCATGAGGTGATGGACCTGCTGCGGCCGATCATGTTCAGCGACAAGGGCAAGGTCGGCCACAACGTCAAGTTCGACCTGGAGACGGTGGCGAAGTACTACGGCGGCGAGATCCCACCTGGCCCCTACCACGACACCATCGTGCTCACCCACGTCCTGGACGAGGACCGGATGAGCTACGACCTCAAGACGTTGACCGCCGACTGGTTCAAGGTGCCTTACGACAAGCGCGCCGCCTGGTACCCCAACCTCGGCAAGCAGGGCACCGACAACTTCGGCATGGATGAGATCGCCCGATACCTGGCTAAGGACGTTCGATATGCCTGGATGAGGTTCCAGGATCTCATCCCGCGCCTCGAGCGCAAGGGCCTGCGTCAGGTCTACGACTTTGAGATGCAGGTCTACGCCTCGGTGATGCGGATGGAGGTCCACGGCTTCCCGATCGACCTGTCCCGTATGGAGGAGGTGCGCGCGTCCCTGCAGTCACAGATCGCTGAGGCCGAGCAGGAGGCGTGGAAGATCGCCGGGGACCAGTTCCCCCTCTCCAACCTCGACGCCAAGCGCTGGGTGCTGTTCGGAGAGAGCGGTCACACCAACCCTGCCGGCGTGCCGATCCCGGTCTACGGCCAGAACAAGCTCAAGCTCAAGAGCCAGAACCTCCGTGTCCGTACGCGCACGCAGAAGGAGGAGGTACCTCAGGTCACCGCCGCGGTGCTGGAGTACTACGCCGAGAAGGGCAACCGCATGGCCGAGTTGCTCTCCGACTGGGCGGGCCTGGAGAAGCTGCGCGGCACCTTCATCGACGGCATGGACAAGTTCCTCGTCTCGCACCCCGGTGGGCTGCCGACGGTCCACTCCTCGTTCAAGTTCCACGGCACGGTGACCGGACGGTTCTCGGCCAGCGAGCCGAACATCCACCAGTTGCCACGCGAGCAGAAGGGTCGCCACTCGATCCGGGAACTGTTCGTGGCTGGCCCTGGCCGACGCCTGATCGTGGCCGACTACGACCAGATCGAACTGCGCTGCGCCGGGTTCCTATCAGGTGACCCCGAGATGGTCCGGGTCTTCAAGCGTGGCGAGGACATCCATCGCTCGGCTGCGGCAGCCATGTTCCGCATGGACCCGGCCGACGTGTCCTCCGAGCTCAGGCAGGTGGGCAAGACGCAGAACTTCGCCGTGCTCTACGGCGCTGGCCCCGACAAGATCGCCTACGTGGCCCGCTGCAGCATCGACAGGGCGCAGGAACTGATTAGGTCATACTTCGCTACGTTCGCCCTGCTAGAGCGGTGGAAATATCGCGAACTGCAACTGGCCCGCAAGCGAGGCGATCGACAGAACCCGTGGATGGACCCACCGCGCGTCGTCATCCCGCCCTTCGGACGGCTCCGTCGGCTGCCCAACCTGTTCGAACTCGACAAGGACTACATCCGCTTCCACGCTGAGCGTCAGGCGATCAACGCCCTGTGTCAGGGCTTCGCTGCCTACGTCACCAAGCTGGCGATGGTCGAGCTACATGACACCCTCCCGAAGGGGGCGACGATGATCGCCCAGGTCCACGACGAGATCATCGTCATCGCTGACGACGAGGTGGCTGCCGAGGCCGAGCTCATCACCAAGAAGGTGATGGAAGGAGTCATGGATCCGGTCAGCGGCAAGCCGATCCTCGGGACCGTCCCGCTCGTCGCCTCGGCGGCGACGGGAGATACTTGGGCAGAGGCGAAGGGCTAGCGTGAATCGATGGTGACGAGGGTATGAATGAGCCATACGCAGCAGGAACACGCAGTCAGTCCGCAAACGGATTGTGTTACCGTTCGCAGCTATGGGAACGGCAACCGTCTGCACCGAGGTCGAGAGCATCGTCGCGCTCGCGGACGACCACGCTGCGTCGTTCATCGACTGCATGGACCAGGCGCGAGACGCTTCTGAACTGCACGCCGCGCTCTCGGGTAGCTTCATCGCCTTCCTGGCAGAAGCCGCTCGGGTGATACGCAATGGCTGAGGACACCGCCTCCTGGTACCAGCGCAAGCTCGCCCAAGCTCGGGGAGGGCAGCAGCCGTTCCCGCAGCGCCAGCCCGTACCCCAGTATCAGCAGCCCGTACCGGGCTATCAACAGCAGGTGCCTCAAGCGCCGGCCTCGAGGGTCCAAGCGGACCAAGCGGTCCCCTCGGTCCCAATGGCCCCACCCGAAACACTGACCGAGATGCTCGACATGCAGCAGCACGGGAAGGGCCTCGCTCCTGGCAAGGGAGCGCGGCTCAACCCGGATCCCTGTCCCAACTGCGGTGGCTCCCTCTACTACCACGACCTCGGGAAGAAGAGCCGTGGCCCTCAGCCAGCGCCTCACTGCTTCACCTGCGGTTACAACGACCTCTTCGAACAGGGCCTGGAGTCCAACTGGCAAGGTGGAGCATGACTGAGATCGATGACGTGATGGCAAGGCTCAACAAGAAGGAGCAGTTGCTCTACCGAGGTGCGGACCTGCTCGACAGGCGCTTCCTGCGGGCCTCCACAGGCTCCCTGAGCTTCGATCTCATGCTCGGCGGTGGCTGGCCGCTCAACGGCGTCAACGAGATCATCGGCAACGAGAGCAGCGGCAAGACATCCTCGGTCCTCAAGACCATCGCCACCCAGCAGGCGCTCAACCCCGACTACCACACCGTGTGGGCTGCCTCCGAGGACTTCGACTTCGGCTGGGCTGCCACCCTCGGCGTGGACGCCAGCCGGATGACCTTCATCATGTCCAACATCATGGAGGAGGTCTACGAGGCGTGCCTCGAGGTCATGAAGAAGCGTGCCGCCGACGCCGTGATCATCGACTCCCTGCCCGCCCTCGTCCCCTCCTGGGAGGACGAGAAGACGATGAGCGAGATGACGGTGGGCAAGGGCGCACTGCTCACCAACAAGTTCATGCGGAAGACCTACACGGCGGCGTCGCGCAGCTTCACCGAGTACGAGCGGCCGATCCTCGTCATCTGCGTCAACCAGTGGCGCGATGCCATCGTCCAGTTCGGTGACCCACGCACCACCCCTGGCGGGCGTGGCAAGAACTACACCTACCTCACCCGTGTCGAGGCGACGCGCGACGAGTGGCTCAAGGACAAGGACGTTCAGGTCGGCCAGGTGATCAAGTGCCGCACGATCAAGAACAAGACGGCACCGCCGCGGCGCACCGGCCAGGTGGACTTCTACTTCGAAGACGCCAACGGTCACTTCGCCGGGGACTATGACACCATCCGTGAGGTCTACGACCTGGCGCTGCTGCACGACATCATCGAGCGCAAGGGTGCGTGGTTCCACTTCGAAGGCGGCAAGTGGAACGGCAAGGACGCTGTGTGGAAGGCGATGGGTCAGGACCAGTCCATCGTGGACGCGCTCGATATCCGGGTACGGACAGAAGTTCTCGGCCAGGCTCCACCGAACACCAGTTCCCCTCGCAAGCGCTCCATCCCTCGGACGTGAGTCGTTCGTGGCAGGAGCAGGAGAAGGCAATCGCCAAGCGCCGTGGCGGTGCCCGAACGCGCGGCAGCGGCAGCGGATGGCGGCAGCGCAACGACATCCGCGAGGGCCGGGAGATCTTGTGGGAAGCCAAGTTCACCGATGGCAAGTCGATCTCCGTCTCCAAGGCCGTGTGGAACGACTTGAGGACGAACGCGATCCTCGGTGGGGCGATGCCGGCGCTGGACATACAGATCGGTGACCTTGGCCTGGTCGTGATCAGCCGCGATGACTTCGATGCTTTGATGCCACCGAATAAGTGACATACTAGGTAGCTATGACGATCGAGCCACAACAACCTCAGACGACCGACCACACCCTCATGGGCACCGATGACGCGATGGTGTGGGCCGAGGAGTTCTGCCGCATCTTCAACGGCAAGATGGTCATGGCCGACGAGTTCAACCCCGGCCAGAACAGCCCGGTCGATCCCGGCCTGATGGTGGGTTGGTTCGCCAACGCCATGCAGGTCGCCGTCAACCTGTACGAGGTGCGCCGCGTCCACGCTGCCGGCGGGAGGACAGAGGTCGAGGAGTTCCTCGCGCGGGAGCCTTGGAAGGACAACGAGGGCACCATCGAAGAGGTCGAGGAGGACGAGGATGTCGCTCGCCTGGCCGAGGCACTGGACCGTGACGAACGCGAGGAGCAGGAGCGGAACCAGGATCAGTTCGTCATCGGCTTCCTTGAGGGTCGCCCCGAAGACCAGTGAGCATCACAGCGCTCCCTCCTGGCACGACCGAACCGCCCGAGGGCATCACTGAGTACTACGTCTGCAACGTCTTCGAGTGGGCCGCGGCCACGCTCAAGAAGGGTGATGCCTGCTTCTTCAAGAAGAACGGCCTGCCGTGGAAGCGTGGCACCTACATGTCCTCCTACATGTACGACGGCATCATCGCTCGCGTCTACGAGGACGACCCCGACGACCTGATCGAGTACTCACTGTTTCTCGACCTGGGCGACAAGCTCATCCTCCCCGAGGATCGCGCGACGTTGGCGACGTGGGAGTCGGTGCGCTGGTGACCCCTCCGCTGCGACCGTCTGCCCTCAAGCGGCTCAAGGACACGTACAAGGGCGACGACCGCGTGCTGCCATCGATGCAGCGCCACGTCATGCGAGCGCTGGCGACCGAGGTGAGCACCCGTCGGCACGACGTGATGCACCCGAGCGAGATGGCGAAGAAGGACTGGTGTGGTCGGCACGACTACTACCGCATCATCGGCACGGCCTCGGAGAAGGACGCAGCGCTGGCGAACCCCAGCTTCACGATGAACAACATCTTCGCGGAGGGCCACACGATCCACGGCAAGTACCAGGACTGGCTGTGGGAGATGGGCGTGCTCTACGGGCACTGGCTGTGCCTCTCCTGCGACTTCAACTGGGACGGCCTCTCGCCTCGGGAGTGCCCCGAGTGCATGTCACCCCGGCTGATGTACCGCGAGGTGCCGCTCAACCGTGAGCTCGTCGGTGGGCACGCCGACGGCGCGGTCCACGACCTGGACGATTGGACCGGGCTGATCGAGGTCAAGTCGATCGGCATGGGCACGCTCCGCATGGAGGCACCCCGCCTGCACCAGCGCTACCTCGACGGCGAGACGTTGGAGAACATCTGGTGGAAGATCCAGCGCCCCTTCGGCACCCACCTCAAGCAGGCCCAGTTGTACCTGTGGATGGCGTGGCCGCGGTACGAGGAGATCTGCTTCATCTACGAGTCCAAGTTCCACCAGCAGGTGAAGGAGTTCGTCGTCGCCTACAACCCTGCGATGATCGCTCCCGTCCTTGAGGTCGCGCGTGAGGTCACCAAGGCCGTGGCTGCTGGCAGCCCGCCGGCACGGCCCGACTGGGCCGAAGACTCCGATAGCAAGATATGTAAGTCCTGTCCCTACCGCAGGGCCTGTTGGAACCTGGGAGCACTAGATGTCACAACGCAAGCGGACGATCCCGCGCCAGCCACCCGAGTCATCCGAGCCAAGTCCGACAAGCGGCGGCGGTCTCTTCGACCTGCCTGACTACGACCTGCCCGACATCCCCACCAACATCAGCGACATCGGTGATGAGTCACTCATGGAACTGTTCGTGCAGTTCACCGGCTGGCAGAACTACTCGGCGGTGCAGTTCGCTGAGGCCGAGGTCGCTGAGGAGCGCGCGAACGCACAGGTCCGGTTCCTCGAGGCGAGCGGGATGGTGCGAGCGTATGGTCCGAAGACCAAGGTCACCGAGGTCCGTGCGGAGATCGCTCTGGACCCGACGGTGGTGAAGGCCAAGACTGATGCGCTCAACGCCTACGCCAGGCGCAAGGTCACCAAGGTCATGTACGACAACTGCGAGCGCTCCGTGTTCGTGGTCAGCAGAGAACTATCTCGTCGCATCGGTGCGGCGGGATCCGAGAGAAGGGCAAGCCGATGGGCACCGTGAGCAACGAGAGCACCGAGCAAGAGAAGTACATCACGTTCAAGACGAGCGAGTTCTACACGATGATGGGCTACCTCGCCCTCCCACCGTGGCGGGACGAGGCGTCGGGAGAACTGATCGGCACCAGCATGGACTCCGCTCCGCTCGCTGCGCTGATCGAGGCCGAGGTCCAGAAGACGCGGCTCAACGACGCCGTCGTCATCCGTCGGCAGGATCTGTTCGCCAGCCCATGCCTCGCCACGTACGCACAGATGATCGCGCTCGTCGCCAAGAACCACGGCGACCCTGAGGTCAGCAAGGAACTGCTCACCATCGCTGACTACTTCGAAGACCAGGCCAACCTCGCTGCCGCCGAGGGCTTCAAGCTCCCGACCCTGTGAGGCTGCCGACGATGATCCCACACACCGAGGTGGAGCCGAAGCTCTCGCTGGAGAACACCCTCTGGCAGTCGTTCGCTCACTTCTACCACCTCGACAAGTCCAACGCCGCCTTCCACTGCTCGGCGGTGCGGTTCAGCCCCATCACGTTCCGCCTGGCCGAGCACCTGTGGTCGTTCCAGAACTATCACAGCAACGCAGCGTTGCGTGAGGTCATCTTCGATCTCGGGGAGTACGTGGAGGACGCTGGCCGATGAGCATGCCGATCAACGGCAGCGGCTCGCAGTGCGTGATGTGCGACGAGCCGATCGACCACCTGCACGACGCGTGGGTGCCGTTGAACCCGGTGCAGTACGCCCACCATGAGTGCAGCCTGCGCTCCTTCCTCGGTGGCATCGGCCACCAGATCGCGCACGACTACTGGTGCGTCCAGATGCACGACACTGACGCGGGACTGACATATCGTCAGAGTGCCAGGATGGTGGTGGCCCTGGTCGAGATCCTGGGCATCGATGAGGTGGCGAAGAGAGGAGCGACGACATGATCTGTCCGAACTGTGACGCTGAGATGGAAGAGCACGACGACGACATCGGTTTCTGGACCTGCCCGGAGTGCGGCCACGAAGAGGACCGGACCCTCCTGGCGTGACCAACCCCAAGGGCACGAAGCTGGAGACGGCCTCGGTCAACTGGCTGCGCGCTCACGGCTGGCCGTGGTCCCGGCGCATCGTCAAGGAGGGCCAGCGCGACAAGGGCGACGTGACCCTGGGCGACGGCATCCCGGTGACGATCGAGTGCAAGGACCGCAAGGGCTTCCAGCTTCCGCAGACCCAGCGCGAGCTAGCAGCGGAGATGAAGAACGCCGGCAACAAGTGGGGCTTCGCCATCCACAAGAAGCGGGGCACCACCAACGTCGGGGACTACTACGCGGTGCTCCCCGTCCACCTGATGATGGAGATCCTCGACGTGGCCCTGGAAGCCGAAGGCTCGAGGCTCCCGATGAGGCGGAAGCGGGTCATACCTCGATACGAGGCCGAGTGATACCGTCCTACCAGCCCTAAGCGACTGGAGACGACCCGGTGTCACGAATGGACGTACTGATTGACCAGGACGAGGTCACGATTCGGGTGCGTACCAACTCCCCCGTGCAGCAGGTGGCGAACTCGATCCGCATCGCGATCTTCGATGAGCACAAGATGCCCATCGTCCGCGCCGTCGGTGCAGGTGCCGTGAACCAGGCGTGCAAGGGCATCGCCGTGGCGCGCGGCCTCGTCGCCACGCAGGGCCTCGACCTCGGCTGCAACATCGGCTTCACCAACGTGATGAACGAGCAGAACGAGGAGATCACGGCGCAGACCTTCCACCTGTTCGTGAGGTAGACGGTGGACCACCCGTCTCTCTACCGGGCCAAGGCCATCTCCGTAGGGCCAGGGTCCATCGAGGCGTTCGTTCCTCAGGTGTTTGGTGAGACATCGATCACGATCACCGAGTCGATGGGTTCTCTCCCGCTCGGCCCGATGATGGGCTGGGTCTTCTTCCAGGCAGGCAACTGCGAGTTCCCGGTGTGGGCTGGCGAAGGCAGCGGTGGAGGCGGTGGCGGGGCTGACGAGGTCTGGATCGGCAACGACGCTCCGACTGATGCCTTCAAGGAACTGTGGTACGACCCCGACGCCCCGGCACCAGGCAGTGATGAGATATGGATCGGCCCGGACGATCCCGACGCCATCGCCACCGGGTTTGAGATCTGGTACGACACCGACGCGGTGCCGATCGATCGGACCGGATCCATCATCGCTTGGAAGCAGGGCACCCAGGCGGGCATCCCCCTGACTACGACGGACACCACCATCTACACGATCAGCGCGCCGCTGACGGCGGGTCGGCAGTACGAGATGAAGGTCACCTGCCGAGCGCTGAACTCCACGCAGTACGTCAACTTCACCCTGTCGTGCGCGCCGGTCATCGCTGGCTTCGTCATGGATGTGTACGCCTACACGCCGACCACCTATGCCTTCCTCAACTGGGACGCGATCATCAGGCCGACGGTGACGCAGACCTACGCCATCACGATCCGCGCCAGGACTGGGTCAGGAGCGGGAGCGGTGTGGACTGATGGTGGCGGCGGGATCTGGATCACCGACAAGGGCGCTGCGATCGCCCCGAGTCCGTAGGGAGATGACATGGGAGTGCTGAGAGCCAAGGTCAACGGCCAGTGGGTGGACCTCACCGTCGGCTCCCCTGGTCCTCCCGGACCGAAGGGTGACCCTGGGGCGACGGGGGCGCAGGGACCAGCAGGACCGCGGCGCACGGTCAAGGCCAGCACTGCCACTACGTACGCTCCGGTCCTCAGCGACGAGAACCAGATGATCACGCTCTCCAACGCCGCTGTGATCACGGTGATGCTGCCGGATGATGCCACGCAAGCGTTCGTGCTCGGGTCGGAGGTGGACTTCCTGTGGCTCGGTGTTGGACGACCGATGTTTGCTCCTGGTGGAGGAGCCATCGTCAATGGCACGCCGGGGTTGAGACTGCGCGCTCAGTACAGCGCAGCCACTGCGAAGAAGATCGCTGCGAACACTTGGGTGGTCATTGGCGATCTGAGCGGCTGATGAGCACTGGAGTTGGCAACATCGCATCAGCGTTGGTGGTGCCTGAGTGGTCCGCACAGGGCCTGGCGCTGTGGAGTTGGGGCGCTCAAGCCACTGCCACCCGAGCGACCAACGCAACGATCACTACCAACTGGGGATCGTGGACGGCGATAGCTCTCGCCAACAAGATCGAGGGCTACATCAACACCAACTGGGGCAGGTGGACAGCCACGGCCGTCGGTGTCTCGGTCCGTGCTGCCACGATCAGCAGCAACTGGGGCACTTGGAACGCCACAGGCTCGGCGTCTCACTGGCTGTACGCCAGCGTCTCTACCAACTGGGGGGCGTGGACCGGTACCGCTTCCGCAGCAGTGGTACACCCGGCAACGATTGTCACAACGTGGGGAGGGGCGTGGACCGCATCTGCGAGCGTCAACCGCCCGGTGAGCATCAACACGTTGTGGGAAACCTGGATCGCTACCGCGAGCGCAGTCCCGACCAAGGTCGCCACTGTCACATCGTCGTGGGGCACCTGGGATGCTCAGGCGACCGGCATCCACCGACCACAGCAGTACGTCTCCATCACCACGTCCTGGGGCAGGTGGAACGCTGCTTCTACGGCAGCAGTCGTCCACCCAGCCTTCAGCGCATCGTCGTGGGGTACTTGGACAGCTTCGGCTACCGCTGTTAAGACCATCGCTGCCACTGTCACATCGTCGTGGGGCAGGTGGAACGCCTACGCCTACGGCAACGCCAGCCTGCGGCCCTTCCTCCTGGAGAACGGCACCCCTCGGACCCTGCAGAACGGCCAGCCCCGCAACCTCGAGGAGTGGGTGCTCGTCTAGTAACATCCGGGCCATGGCTCAGTCCTTCAGCCAGGTGCAGCGAGCAGGGTCGCAGTACCCCGGCTCCGACGCTCCGTTCCGCGTCGCTGAGACATTCGGCCCGGTGCCGTACGCCCACAGCATGCTCGACGCCGTGCGGATGAACTGGCGGCGCACGCCAGAGGCGACGTACCCCGACGGCTACCTCGGCACGGTCCCGAGCCGGCGTGGCGACCGGCTGATGGATGGCCTCAAGGCGCGCACGCAGAACCGTCCGTACACGCGCGGCGTCCACAAGGGCGAGCGCATCGACACGCGTGACTACTTCTGGCCCGAGGAGTTCAATCTGTGGACCGGCATCGCGCTGGAGTCACAGGGCAAGAGGTTCTCACCGCCTGGCCTCGCTGAAGGCGGGATGCTGGAGGACGAGCGCTACCCCACCGATCGCAAGGTGGGTCCGCGTAGTGTCCCGGTCGGCGCTCGTTACGCCAAGCCTGGCAGCGGCCTGGCTCCTGCCGTCCCCGATCCAGACCGTGTCGCCACGCTGCGATCTCAGGCTCCGGGTTGGAGCACTGGAAGGGCGAATCCCGGCATGGCTGTCCCGTACCCAGGGAGGTAGTGCATGCCGTCGGCACCGCAGCGCAAGCAGCCCAACCCCGAGGGCGAGTTCAGCGAGAGCAAGAACTACAACACCGGCTACCGCACCGTGTATCACGAAATCAACGTGCCCGGTCGCCAGAGCGGTGAGCCTCACGCCATCCGCGCGCAGGCCACCGAGACGAGTCCGAACCAGTGGATGGTCAAGGTCGTCCACGGTCCGCACGACGAGCGCGACCTCTCGGGTAGCTACTACAAGAGCGTCGGGGACTTCAGTCACTCGGGGTCGATGAGCAGCCTGAAGTCCAAGCTGAAGAGCACGACGCGTGATCAGTGGAAGGGTCTCCGCGCCTGAGGTACCAGGGTCTGATAGCCCGATATGGCAGACTTCCTAAGGGAAGGAGGTTGCCATGCCTCAGGAACGACAAGGTGCGGCCCACCGGATCACCGCCACCAGGACTCAAGACCCCACCTCGCACCATCAGGTGACGCGTGCGCCGACCGGACCTCCCGCCAACCGAGCGGTGTGGTCGGGTCAGGATTGGGTGGACCGCACCAGCGGTGCGGCCTTCAATGCTGACGAGGTCGAGCAACTCGGCCTCGACCCTTCGTTGAGGACGATGTAACAACGGACAAGGAGAGGTATGAGCGACACACCAAACGACGACGAGGAAGTGCCGGTCTACGACGAGGGTGATCCTGACGGCGATCGGCGGGAGTTCATCGACTCCCCCGAGCACGTCAACAACCCGGACCTGTTCCCCGACGAGGAGCCAGCATGAGTGACGAGCCGCTGTTCCCGTATGGCTACGCGCGGCCTCCTGATGGCGGTCCCCAGGGCATGGGCACGATGCTGACGTGGGGTCAGTTGTGCGCCAAGAAGACCTTCAACCATCTCCACCCGGAGGTGCAGCGACGGTTCGGGGCGCTCATCCACGACGCATACGCCGTCGGCGTCAACCTTGGCGTCGGTACCGGTTGGCGCACGCAGCCTGACCCTCCCCCGCCTGGCTTCGCCAAGCCTGGCAACTCCTGGCATGAGTCATGCCCTGTCAACCCGCACAGCCCGACGGCGTTCGCCATCGACACCGTGCCCAACGTGTCGTGGCCGTGGATGGAGACACACTGCGGGGCCTACGGCTTCCGCACGTTCAAGTACGTGGGCAACGAGCCGTGGCACATCCAGCCGACCGAGATCACGGCCAGCCGGCGCTACGCCACGTCGCCGCCGCCGCTCTACACCTGGGATCTGCCGAACATCACACCACCGCCCGTCACGCCGCCACCCGTCACGCCACCAGCAGGAGGGACTTACACCTTGGAACTTCAGAAGAACGATGTGACACCGGCCAAGCGGGAGCAACTCCGCGGCAACGGTGACGTGTACTTGATCCAGCAGATCGCGCAGGGTCACTTCAAGCAGATTGGCGACCCCGCCTACGACTGCGGCAAGCCCGACGGCGACTACGGGCCGCGCTCGCAGGACGCTGTGAAGAGGATGCAGCGTGACGGTGGCCTCACCCAGGACGCGTGGGTCGGTCCACAGACGTGGAAGTACATCCTCAACGTCTCGGGCGGATGACCCCTGCTCACACCATGAGCACCACCCACCATGTTCAAGAGGCGCTCTGTCATCGAGATCATGGTCATCACGTTCACGTTCATCGTGGCGTTCTTCATCGTCGGGCTGAGCGTGCTGATCCTGATCGTGGAGGTCAAGAACCCCGACGCCGACACCGGCATCATCGCCAACACGCTGGCGTCGCTGGTGTCGGGCATCTTGGGTGCCCTCCTCGGCCTGATCGCTGGCAAGGCAACGTCCAACACCACGGGTGGCCCCGAGGATCTGACCACGCGGCCCGGTGAGAGAGACGAAGAGCCGCCGTCGTGAAGCAGTTCACCCCGCTCTACGCACTCTCCTGTTGCGCCGCGGTTGGCGCGCTGACCCTCGTCAGCACTGGAGCGCTGGCCGACTCAGCCACGCCGGCAACTACGCCGGCCTCGAGCTCGAGCTCAACGACAGCACCTTCGTCTGGTATCCCCCCTGATAGCTCGATACCAGCTAGTAGTGTCCCTCAGCAGGGTGATCCCGGACCGCAGGGTCCACCTGGGCCTCCAGGACCACCAGGGCCTCAAGGCCCGGAGGGGCTGACGGGTGAAACGGGTGCGGTGGGTAGTGCTGGGGCTGCTGGTGTGGCTGGCCCTGTCGGTCCCAGTGGGAATCCTGGTCGGCAAGGTGCTCAAGGCGAGCCGGGAAGAAGCGGAGCGCCAGGGCCTGCGGGCGCTACAGGAGCGCCAGGAGCAACGGGAGAGACAGGCCCCGCTGGACCGGTGGGGCCAGCCGGTGAGCAAGGACAACCCGGTCCACCCGGTGAGGTCGGCGCACCTGGGGCCACGGGACCACAAGGGGAAGCTGGTCTGCAAGGAACACCCGGAGCCACCGGTCCCGTAGGCCCTGAAGGACCGCCAGGCCCGGTGTGTGAAACGGGCTTCCATCTGGAAACCATCTCAGTACACCAACGACAACCGGTCGATCAAGACCTTCTGGTCACGATCTGTGCCGCCGACTAAAGGAGATACGAATGCACACACTGCTTGCCGTTGATGACGGCATCTTCCAGGGCAACCTCAACCTTGCCGACATCTTCTTCCTGATCGCAGCGATCCTGTTCGGCATCGCCGCAGTGTTCGCCTATCAGGTGAAGACCTTCTACGCCACGCTGATCAGTGCGGGCCTGTGCCTGGTCGCCCTCGGTTGGCTGGTGCTCTAGAGGGGTACGATCGCGACGCTAGCTAGCCCCAACAGGAGGAGTTACTAATGGCAGACACCAAGGACACCAAGGACGCCAAGGACGGCCCGCGGCAGACCATCAGCCGCATGCCCGACGATCAGCCCGACGTGGGTCCGTACTACCCCTCGGGGATGAGCGCTCAGGAAGCTCTCGTTGCCGGCGCAGACGCCGACCTTCCCGACGACGTGCGCGCGTCGCTCGCCAGCGGCAAGAGCGACAAGAAGACCAAGAAGTCCGACGACTGATGGCGACGCGCAAGCCAACCGACCCCGAGCCGAACCAGGATCTTCCTGACGAGAAGCAGCCGCCTCGAGGCCCTGGCAACAACCGGGGCAAGTCCGAGGACGCTCCAGGTCACAACAAGGACGACGACGACGAGGCTGTCGATGAGAGTCCTGCTGACGAAGAGGGTGATCACGTCGAGCACCACCGGGAGGATCCCAACACCTACCCGGACCCGGACAACCCGCCGCGTACACCGTGATGGCGTGGCGGGGTGTCACAGCCCCGCCATACCTCCCTTAGGAAGGCCATACTGCGCTAACGTCGCAGCGTGGCTGTCATCGTCTCCCGCGAGATCTACGACCCAGTGGGTGCTGGGTCCACCGCGGGTGGCAGCGTGATCCAAGAGAACGCTCCGCAGGTCAACCCTTGGCAACCGCGGCCGTTCACGACGAAGACTGAGTACATCGTCTCCGAGGCGATGAGGTTGATGCAGGTGCCCGCGGAAGCGATCCGCACGGTGCGCCCGCCCTTCATCTCCAACCCCTTCCCGGCACAGCTTGGCTACGGCCCGAACGTGCAACTCACGATCGATCAGGTGCTCCAGACCGATCGCTGGACACCCCAGCAGAGGAGTTGGTTCTCGGGCACGCCCCGTCAGCCGCGTCACGTTGACCAGATCGAAGACCAGTGGTCGGGCACCCTGCGCGGGTTCAGCGCTTCACCGAATCAAGGAGGATGAGTCATGGGTTACGGCGTTGGAGGGATCCTGATCCTGATCCTGGTCATCCTGCTCATCATCTATCTCGTCAGGAGAGTCTGATGGCTGTCAATGAGTCACGATCCATGAACCTCGAGTTCGCCCAGGGCACTGTGGATGAGACATACATCCAACTTGCCCCGGACCGCGGTGGGGTGCCATCCGTAGTGCCGACCGAGCGCCTGACGTGGCCGACGTACGGTCAGGCCGAGATGCACCGCGATCACCCCTTCGGTGAGGTGATGGCACAGCGTCTCCCTCTGCCCCGCGAGCGCAAGACCAACGACTCTGGCGACATCCGGTTCTGAGTCGTCATGCCTGCGGGGCGCAGCAACGAGCACTTCCAGATCGGTGCTGGCACTCAGCCCGAGGCTGAGTCGTACTGCTGCGCCGAGTGTGGCTACACCCACACCAAGAAGAAGCTCTTCAAGCAGTCCGATGGCGGGCTGACGTGCTCGACCGGCCACTACGAGGACAAGCAGGGCCAGCCCAAGCGCGCTCGTAACCCCTACGCGACGAGGTAGTGATGAAGGGCCAGCAGCGACTCCCATTCGATGAGGGCGAGAACGTGGGGCGGCGTCAGCCCCAGTTGTTCGAGATGCCGCCCGACGCCGCCCCTGGCTCCAACGACCAGCCGCAGCCGTCGAGGATCGTGCCGAACACGCACCCCGGTCAGTTCCAGATGTTCATGACGCCGCGTGAGATCCGCAGCAAGTACCAAGCGCTCGACGCCGACCGTGAAGATGTCGAGCCGGATCGCGCTGGCGAGATGACACGTCGCCCGGAGACGACTGCCGGCGAGCCGAACATCGTGGCGAACACGGCGTTGAAGGAGCGCTGGGGGCGCTGGCACGGTGGGGCGTCACAGGTCAAGGACTACCCGTACGCGCGCAACGAGGACTGGGCCGAAGAGACGGACGACCAGCTATACGCCCGCAAGCTCCAAGAGACGCAGATGGACCCCAGCGACTACCGCGAGCACCACCGCGGCGGGGCGTTCGGCAGCCAGAGCGGACCGCCTGACTATGACAACCCGGAAGGGTTCATGCCCAGCGACATCAAGCCGCCAGCGCATCCTGAGCGCGGCACTGGGGGACGGGTACCAGGAACATCGACGTGGGATGAGTACCACGAACGCGAGGACAGCTACGGCGATCACGTCCAGTCGCACTACGACCGGGCCTACAACGAGTGGGACGAGCAGAACAACTACGGCGGGGCGACTCTCTACGACAAGATCAGCGCCGAGGGCGTGCAGTCGCCGGTCCACCTCTCGTACAACCAGATGGGTCAGTACGGCAAGCCGTCGGTCGTGGGTGGGCACCACCGCATCGCGGCGCAGGAGGACATCAACCCGGACCAGCCGATCCCGGTGCAGCACTGGGCTGACATTTGGGAAGCCAAGTCGTCGCCGGGGTACTCATGAGCGTCCTGCACCCGCAGCAGTTCCTCTACCACGAATCGCATCTCAACGATCGTGAGTCGATCCGCTCGACCGGCCTGCGCCCCTCGGTGCCGTACATGGCGAGCGACCTGCCCAAGGGTGTGTACATGGCTCCTCTATCACACTCGGAGTACGGGTCGAGCATGAACGACGCTTCGCACTTCGGCTACGACCGCTGGCGTGTGAACGTGACCGGCATGGACCTCAAGACGGATGAGTCACAGCCATCAGCCACTAAGTTCTCTCCCGAACACATCCCTCCCGACCGCATCCGGCTGGTCAAGAAGGGTCATCCAAACTGGGAGAAGCACATCTGATGCCCCGTCTAGCCCAATGCAACTGGTGCCACATCCTGCAGCGGATCCCCGACGTGCCGCCGAAGACACCGAAGGTGCCGGCGCGCATCGAGTTCAAGGAGGGCTTCGACTTCATCTACCGGGACGACACCGGCTTGCCGCAGATGGTCGCCGCCTACGACCCGGTGTTGGAAGACTTCGTGGAGCGGCACTCCCACGGCCGCGACGATCGTGATGTGATATCGGGGCTGATCCAGGTCTACGCCGTGGACCAGAAGACCTGGGACACGATGGACGTGGTCACCAAGATCCGCGACGAGCTTCACAAGCAGACCGACGCTTGGTACGAGGAGAAGGACGACTACCGCGACGCGGCGCTGCAGTGCTACAACAAGCACGGCAACCCGGACATCCAGAGCGGCTGCTCGGACTACATGAACGACGACCGGCGCATCGGACCGGCGACGTACAACGATGGCGACGGCCACACCATCACCGTGCCACCGCAGTACCGCACCTACCTCTGCTACGTCTGCCCCTTCCAGCAGACGGCGATCCAGGTCGAGCTTCGGCGGCGCAAGGGGGCGTATCGCTGATGCCCTCGTACATCGCCTCCTACTCGGTCAGCGTCGATGCGTGGCTGCTCGCCTATCGGCCCGAGGACAACATCTTCGGGATGGAGTCTGACGAGCCGTCGCTGTACCAGCCAGTGCCCTCAGGTCCGTGGACGGCGTTCGTATCACCCGTATCGATAGATCAGGGCGGTGGTATCGGGCTATCGGTCAAACTCGCCTCAGGTGAGCTCCTCGAGCTTCTCGCCCACCCCATGCCTCCAGCGGCGAAGACCGACACCGTCTACGTTCCGTTCTTCGGCCGAGCGCTGACGCTGCGTATCGAGCACGAAGACGGAGTCCTCAGCTACTCCTCCTCAGAGGACTCGATCGACTGGACCGACCTCGGGAGCTTTGCGCCGGCCGACGCCGTGATGGAGGTTGGAGCCGTACTCCGATATGACACTCCGAACCGTCCTGCGAGTGGGACGGCTGGGCAGGTGCGGCTCCTCGATGGGATCTGGAGCAACGTCACGGAAGAGGTGTGGGTCGAGCCAGTCGTGTCGGCTCGCCGCTCGACGCGCGGCGCACCGCCGCAGCCCACCGTCCACTCGACAGCCGAGCCGTTGGTCCACGCCATCATCGGGGCGCAGTTCGGTGACCTCGAGTTCGACGTGGGCAAGAGCGTGCGCTGGCTCCACTGGTACACCGACAACCTCTTCGTGCTCGACGTGAACCTTGGAACACCGCGGTACTGGATCGTCAACTGGGCGCAGACGTTCCCCGACGCTCACCACAAGGTCACTGGCATCAACTACTTCGTGCTCCCGACCGAGTTCCGCAAGGAGCAGTGGCGGCAGTATGTCCTTGAGTTCGGTGACCCCGACGACAGCGACTGGTTCCTGTTCCTCGACGCCCATGAGGGCCTCGGCCTCGACAATCGTTCGCTGCCCAACGACTACGCGTTCGAACCGTTCAAGAGCTTCCTGTGGCGCGAGATCCAGCGAGCTCAGGACAACGGTGAGTCATCGGCCGTGCTGCCGTACTACGTCTTCCTGCGCTCGGACCACATCACCAATGTGACATACCCGACGATGCTCGCCCAGGGTCTGGAGGGCGACGTGCCTCCAGTGATGCAGGCGCTGTCGGTCCCGTACTACCTGCCGTACCATGGCCTGCGTCGGCTTTGGAACGCCAAGGAGTTGCGGAAGGCCAACTTCGACTGGTCGATCCTCGACCGCGTCGAGCCAGCGAGTCCCAACGCCAAGGCACAGATCCTGAGCTACGGCTACGCCCACTGGAACCTGCAGGACATCGAACCGCCCGCTACCACTGTGCCACCGCTCGACGCCGACAACGACGACGGCTTCCGTATGCGGAAGTTGTTGAGCAAGGTGCGGCCGATTCCAAGTTTGCCATATGGCGATACGTGGGTTCCGCCCGAGGCGGATCCTGTCGGCCTCCCTGGGCCGTGGGCACCAGCCGACACCAACAACCCGGACCCGATCGACCCGAAGACCGGGCTGCTGATGGACCCCCCGGTGCCACCGGACCCCTCGCTGGAGGGCCTGGTGATCCCGCTCTACGACTGCGTGTTCCGCCTCAACATGCGCGACGGCGTCTGGTACGAGGACAACAAGAGCGGCAACATCCCGCTCAAGTGGGACGACGAGAATCAGATGTGGATCACAAACTACGACCCCGCCTCCTGGGCGCAGGTCGGGGTCAAGTCCTGGGATGGTTACTACGATGCCTCGCTGCCACCTGACGGAGGGGATCCATGATCGCTGCCATCGCCATCGAAGGTGTCCTCGCCACCAGCGATGACCTTCGCAACGCTCAGCCCACCAAGTGGGGACGCGCGCTCTACGAGGGGCTGGCACTCAACTTCCGCACGATCGCGTTCACCAAGGCTGACCCCGATGTTGCAGCGTGGTGGCTCAAGCGCGAGGGCCTCGGTGGCTGGGCTGCAGTGATGACACAAGAGCCGTACCTCGATTGGCCGAACTGGAAGGTCCGACAGATCGAGGAGTTCCTGGCCGAGGGCTGGGAGGTTGGGCTGATGCTCGACGTGGACCTCGAGGTGCTCCAGCGAGTCACCGAGCTTGGCGTGCTCACGCTCGCTGTGTCATACCCCACTATCAAGGTGGGATGGCGTCAACACGAAGCGAGTCCTCGGCCCTGGGCAGAGGTATCGGGTACTCTCTAAGGCCAGGAGGCTGTCATGGGACTTGGTGACTTCGTACACGGCGTCGGAGAGGCTGTCGGCAACGTCGCCAAGGGTGCGGCCTGGGTCGCGCGACCTGACCACTGGGACGACATCGCAGAGGGTGTTGGCAAGGCTGGCGCGTACGTGGCCGAGCACCCCGGACAGGTGTGGGACACCGGCTTCGAAGTCGGCCGCACCATGCTCAAGGACCAACTCAAGCCGCAGAACCTGGCGATCACGGCCGGTCTGCTGGCGCTCACCGTGGCGACGGGCGGCGCTGCTGCGCCGGCACTCGTCGGTGAGGTTGCCGAGGGCGCTCTTGTTGGAGGCGAGGCCATCGGTGCCGGTGCCAAGGCCCTCTCTGCTGGAGCATCCGCCGTCAAGGGCGTCGAGGCTGCTGGTGAGCTCGCCAAGGGTGCCGAGACGGTTGGAACAGCGGTCAAGGGTGCCGAGGCTGCCGGTGAGGTCGTCAAGGGTGCAGAGGCGGCGAGTTCCGCCGTCAAGGCCGGTGAGGCAGCGTCGGGCGCAGCCGAGGGCCTGGAGGCCGCTGGCGAGGCGACGCAACTCAGCCGCACCGGGCGCTTCGCCCAGGACGTGCGCGGCAGCGTCGATGCCTTCAAGGAAGCGAAGGGCCTGGACAAGCTCGACAAGGGCCTCAACATGGTCAGCGAGGTCAAGGGCGCAGCGCGTGAATCGCTCGGCATGAGCCGCTACGGGATGATGGCGACCAAGCGCGCCGCCATGGCCGAGGGTGTCGCCGGGGACTTGGCCGAGTCTGGCTTCACCGCCACAGCGCGTCAGATGGCTGGCCGGGTGGTTGCCGGCGAGGGCAACAACGCTGTCGATCAAGGTCTGTACAGCGGCTTGGGCAAGTGGCAGCACCGCTACAACCAGGCGCAGAACGTCCTCGACACGCCACAGGACATCAAGAACGTCGGGCGTGATGTCGAGGCTGCTGCCGATCCGGTGGGCTACGCCATGCATCACGGCGGCGACGAGAAGGTCGCTGACTATGTCAACGAGCGTGCTGGCTCTGGTTCGGGATACACCGATATCGGACAGACGAGTGTGGGCCTCTACGGCGGCGACGAGCAGAAGGCCATCGGCTCGGGCGGTCAGACCAGTGGCGGTCTGGTCCAGCCCAACCAGACCTCCACCGGCATGTACACCCAGCCCGGTCGGCAGGGTGCGTTCGCGGAGGGCCAGCAGAAGGCGCTTGGAACAGGCCAGACGGCCACCGGCATGTACGCGGCGACTCCTCCTGGAACGCCTCCCGGTGGCACGGCCTACGGCCAGGCCCCGGCATCCAACTTCCCGCAGGCGGCGCTGCCGAGCGGCCAGACCGCTGGCCCGAACGCTACGGCCGGTCAAGCCACGGCCGGTCAAGCCACGGCCGGTCAGGCGACCAGCCCCTACGGCATGCAGGGTGCTGGTGGCACCGCTGGTGGTCCTCCTCCCACGGGCACCGTCGGCAAGCAGTTCCAGCCCGTGCCCAACGCTCCGGGGAGCACCGGAGGGACGCCTGGAACACCTGGCGGTCAGCAACAGCAGACGCTCAAGGATCCTGGCAACGCACCCAAGCGCAAGGGTGACTGGATGCCCCAGGGCCAGCACTTCTGGGAGGGGCCGCGCAGCCAGTGGGCCGGTGGCATCAAGGCCAACTACGACTGGCGTCCGGTGGACCCGCTGCGGAAGATCGACTCGGGGTCCGTCCAGGGGGCCGCGAAGCGTGCCGGGTACCAGAAGGCGAAGGCGAAGTGGGGCAACGACAAGGCTGCGTACGACGAGCAGCAACGGCAGCAGGGTGAGGGCAACCTGAACGAGCAGGGTGCGCCGGAAGCCTGGTCGCCCGAGGTTCCCAAGAGCGGCATGTACGCCGTGTCGGCCGGTCAGCAGCCCGAGGGTGCGCTCAACCCCGGCCAGCCGAAGCGGCCCGAGCTTGACTCTGGCCCGGTGGTCCGCATGGGCGAGGCGCGCGGTGCTCGCCACAACCTCACCAACGTCAGCCCGCTGCGGCAGCCGATCGGTGCCATCGGTCCGGGACCGTCCAACAACAACAGCTTCATCGACGCTGACTCCTCGTCGCCCGACGACTTCAAGTTCGACAACAGCGGCCAGGGCTACATGGACTTCGCCAACACGATGGGGACCGCCGCCGTCGGGCCGCAGCCGAACACCAACCCGATGTACTCGTCTGGCTCGCGGACCTCGAGGCGAGCGATCAGCGCCGCCTGATGCCTGATGCAGATCTACTTCGCTGGCGCTGAGTCACAAGCGCATCTCGACACGCTGCGAGCCTGCGGCGTCGAACGTGTTGCTGTGTCCGTCGCCAACCTCGCTCGACACACCCGCGACTACGCAGCTTGGGCTGCACAGAGTCGCCTCAGTGGCCTCGACTGGCTCATCTACGCTGACTCCCCCTCCACGCCCGTAGCGCCCCTCCTGGAGCTACTGAGCGGGTCATCGTCGGAGCCAGAAGCCGTGGTCGGTCCGCTCGATTGGGCCACCGAGACGTGGCTCAACGACAGCGACATCATGTTCCTGCCGATATGGGACGGGCACGACGCGAGCAACCTGCGGCACTTCGTTGAGCTCTACGACGGGACCGTGCTCCCCGACGCTGTGGTGGACAACGGGCTGGCCGTGCGCCAGGCGCGCGCCGCCATGGGACGCATGAGCACCCTCGGCGGTCTGACCGGCCGGTCGAAGGGCATCGACAAGTTCGATCTCCTGGTGTCCTCGGCGTGGTGGGCTGCTCAGAAGCACGGCGAGACGCAGGTGTGGGTCGGCAACCGGATGGTGCGGCTCAACAGCGACGACAAGCACCTCAAGCGCCAGCGGTACACCGAGCAGATCGAAGAGCTTGGTGCCGATGTGAGCGCGGTGCTGATGGACGACCCCAAGGAGACGGCCAAGCTCGCCGTGCTCTCCTGGCTCGCCATGGAGCGCTTCCTGAGCACCGGCAGGGCCTTGGAACACGTCCCAGCGCCTCAGGTGCAGCCGATCGTAGTTACTAGTGGCTCCTCCACGACCACGGCGAACGGGGTGAACGGCTCGGTCACAGTTGCCAACCCGGTCTCTCCGCTACGGCACAAAGCGGCTGCCGTTCTGCCCATCATGAGCACCGTCACCCCGGTCATCAAGGACGACCAGGGCAACGAGATAGAGCAGCCCATGACCATCGAGAGCGTCGCCGGCAGCGTGCGGCAGTGCTCGACGTGTGCGCTCGGCCCCGCGTGCCCTAGTTACCAGCCTGGCAACTCCTGCGCCTACAACATCCCAGTCGTGATCCGCACCAAGGACCAGCGCCAGGCCCTCCTCCGCACGCTGGTCGAGATTCAGACCCAGCGGATCATGATGGGGAGCTTCGCTGAGCAGGTCAACGGCCAGCCCGATGCGATGGTCGGCGTGGAGATGGACCGCCTCTTCAAGATGGTCGAGGGCTGGAAGCGGATCGAAGAGCAGACCACCAAGCTCAACATCGGCATCAGCGCCAGCGGCCCGGATGCCGACGGGTCGATGGGCATGATCAGCCGCCTGTTTGGCTCCGAGGCGGGCAACAACGCTCGGATGCTGGAGGTGCCGGTCCTGTCCGACACCATCATCGAGGACGCTGACATGGTCGAGCACGACTCGGCCGAGGCATAGCCCGATACCAGCACGAAGTGATCTCAGCGGTACAGGCCCTCGAGGCGCTCGGTTGGTTCATGGTCGTCTTCTTCACGGCCGTGTTCGTGTGGGCCGTGTGGAAGTCAACGCACTGAGCGCTTGACGCGGCGAGCATCGATGATGACTTCGGCCGCAGGCCGCTGCTCTCCGTGACCGGCCACTCGGTAGCGCCGTGTGACCACCGGCTGAGTGCTGATCGATCCATACCCGGCTACGGCGAGCAGGTCTATCCACTCCTCCTCGACCGGCGAGTCCACGTTGACGATGGCGCGGTGGCCCCAGTACTTCGCCGCCTCGGCGTGGAGCTTGAAGTACTCGTCGCTCTGGCTCGGTCGGCAGACGCGCGCAGCGTTGCTCGCGTCGAGCGCACGACCGAGTGAGATGCCGTAGGAGCGCCGGCCGTTCAGCTTCGTCGTCTCCCGCGGCCCCTCGACGTAGTCACTGCTGATGCGGTTGCCGAAGTAGACCGGCGAGGTCACCACCGTGAACGACGAGCGCATCGGGTAGGTCAGGAAGTGGGTCGAGTCCCCGAGCACCACGCGCGGATCCTTGCCCTCCCAGTCTTCGATGTCGGTGCCGGTGAAGCCGACCCCGAGGCGGTCGCAGAGCGCCCCCAGGCGCACGCCCAGGCCCGCAAACGGGTCGTGGACGTGCTCGCCAGGGTGGATCAGATCAGCCAGTACAGCGAGAATCTCGGGGCTGTACTGAGCGGGATGCTTGGCGACCGAACCGGTCAGGCCCACTACGCGACGGCAGCAGCGCGACGCTTCGGCACGGCAGGTGCCTTCTTCGCCGGTCGCTTGCTGATCGGCCTCTTCGTCGGTGATGCCTTCGGGGTGATACCGGCCTTCTGCAACGTCTCCTGAGCAGCCGCCTGGGCCTCGGCCTTCTTCGCCGCTCGCTTCTCAGCCTGCTCGGCCTTCTTCAACACCGAGGGGCCAGAGATGTCGGTGCGCTGCAGCACGATCGCCGGGGCGTCGCCGTTGAGCGCGGCAAGGTGGCGAAGTGTCACCTTCGCCTTGTGGTTCTTGTTCGACGCGCGGGTGCGGATGATCCGCTCCATCATCAAGGGGGACGTGTCGAAGTCCTCGCCCTGGGTGATCTTCCAGATGTCACCGTCGAACCAGTCGGTCCACGGGTAGCGGTTTCGGCCCTTGCTCTCTGCCGATGTGATCGCGCTCTGCGCCGTGAAGTCGAACTGTCGAAGTCGCTCAGCCATGAATCCTCTCCTGCCGGGTTATGACTCTTCAACGTAGCAGTGTCATACCCCGGTAGGGGAAGGGCAACCTCAGAAGGGGAAGAACAGCGGGAAGAGAACGATGAGATACAGGAACCCGACTGGCACTCGGTCGAGCACGACGACGAGCGGCTTGACGAGCGTGTACAGCGCCCGCCGCTGGAACAGTGAGAAGTCCACGTTGCGTGCGTAGGTCACCAGCAGGACGAGGAACGCCGGGGGCAGGAAGATCAGCAGGTTGCGGATCACGATGCCCATGTCGCCTGTGTTGCCCACGGCCTCTTGGAACGACTCGCCGCGGATGTCATGGAACCGGAGCCAGAGCATCCAGCCGAGGAAGCCGAGGCTGAACAGCCAGACCTTGGTGAACAGCAGCCAGATGAACCAGCGACGCGCGGCGTGCGCTCCGTGGATGAACGCGTCCTCGACGTTCGGGTGCAGGGCGTAGTAGTTCTTGCCAGCGCGGTAGGCGACCCAGCCGAGCCACATCGTCTCGCAGCGGCGCTTGAGTTCCATCAGGGCGTAGGTGCCCTCGCCGGGGTAGTAGGTGGACGCCTGCGGAGCCAGTTGCGGCTCGGGCACAGCGCCTTGGAAGGGCTGGAGATTCGGGTGGTAGGTCACGTCTTCATGATACCGGTTTCTGCTAGCAGAAACTTGTTTGGAACAGATAGAGTGACACACTTATGCGTGGCTGGTGGAACATGGCGTGCTGGAACGGCCTGAGCTTGGAACAGCAGGAGTTCCTGCGGACCGAGGGCTACTTGGAGTTCGGCTACACGCCGCGGGGAGTGTGTCAGCGCGGGGCCGAGGTCGAGGTCACGACAATGTGGGACGAGTTCCCCGGCCCACGCTTCTACTGCGTCGAGTGCGCTGCCGAGTACCTACGGCATCTCCCAACGGGCACTCTCCGCTCGTAGCTGCTCGATCGCAGTCATCACAGGCTGTGGGTCTCCCTCGTCGGCGTTGTCGTGAATCCAGATCAACGACCGCTCTGAGAGCCGGTGGTCGTCTGCCCACTCATGCCGCACCAGCGGATGAAGGTCCATGAACGCTCCTCGGTACTAGCCCGCGTGTATGCCCAGGCTGACACAGCCAGGTGCCACGATGACGCATCCTGTGCTTCACCCACCCCGAGCGCACCCTCGCCGCTGTCACCCTCATCTCGTTCTTCGTGCTCCTCCTGATCTGGCCGGGGCAACGGGATTGAGCTCGCCGGCAAGCTCGAGGCGCACGACGAGCAGGTTCTCGCCGTAGCCCGATACGGGGACTACGATCTCGACCTATGGCGAACACGCCGCCAGACCGTGGCAACCACCCAGGCCGTCAGGTCGGACCGGAGTCGCACGACGCACCGATGCCGCTCAACATGGTTCGTGGTGGCTCGGTGTGTGACCCGCAGCAGAAGGGTGGGCACCTGATGAAGGGCAGCGGCCAGGCTGCGATCTGCATGCCGACCCCTGGCAACGACCAGCGTCCGCGCTGGCGGCAGGCCGGGAAGATCGGTGGCAAGAGCCGCCACAGCACCCAGTTCAAGCAGCACCGCTGATGCCGATCCTTCTGTGGCTCCTGCTGTTCTTCCTGATCGCCGTCGTCGTTGGAACAGTCATCACGATCTACAAGAAGGCGAACGCGGAGACGGTGGGCGGGACGCCGGAACCGCCCACCACTGCCGAGGCTCCTGATGGCAGCGCATGAGCACGTCCAGTTCGGTCAGTTCGGTGACTTCCGCGACGAGCGACGCGGTGCCGGTCAGAAGTACACGCGCAACGAGGTGTACCAGCCCAAGGGCAGCAAGGATCGCTTCGCTCTAGAGGAGTCATACGGCAACGTCACGGCGCGCCGCATCGGCAAGCCTGACTCGGTGCTCCCCGGTGGCCGACCGGCCAAGCAGCTTGCTGGTGCCCTCTCAGTGTGGGGTGGTGGCACTGGCAACCCCGAGGGCCACAAGGAAGTACTCAAGGTTGATGTCCGCGGCGGCTTCCAAGGCAA